CAACATCTCCCCATTCAACTCCACCTGTTGTATTGGTTGATTTAAGGACTTTGCCACTTGCAGAAGCATTGGGAAGGGTATCTTGCTTGGCGTCCAATGCCTGTTTTAATGTTTGGCTGACGTTGTCAGCATCCTTAATTGCCCTAGTATCAACATAATAGTCAGTGCTAGTGGCTGTGTCTGTGTATTTAAGTTCTTTAATGTATTTTGCCATTTATAATTCTCCTTATTCGTTTTCTAAAACGGCAGTAATAGCACCTACGTCGCTATAAGTAACGTTGTGTGGATTACCACTGGTTAATTGGCTATGGTCGTATGCTGTCTTGCCCCTATCGCCACGATACGCAGTGCTTGAAGTCTCACCTAATGCTAATGAAGCTGAAATCTCTACGTATTGAGTACCTGACCAACGATAAGTCTTGTTTGTTACCAAGTCTACATAAATTTTGCCAGTTTCACCAGTAATTTCTACTGTGTGTTCTGCATCGGCATAAAATTTATTATTGTAGTAATATCCTTCGATAACGTCGTCTACAAATGAAGGGAGTTGTGTTGTAGGAACTTTACCGGTTACATCAAGTTCTGCCAACCCGTTATTAGCTCCTTTGAGACTAGCGTCTAGTTTAGCTGTTAATGCGGTATCTACTTCTGTTTTAGTATATGTGGTAGATTTATCTGCTTTGCCACTAATATCCTGATGCTGAGTTAATGGTGTTATTGTATTATTTCCAAGTGTGATAACTCCATTATTGATATTTGCGTCTGTAATACCATAACCTGCTAAAGTAGCTGCTACATCTGCTTTACTTGTTCTATACTCATCATATTGCTCGACTTTTATAGGAGAAATACCACTATCAACAGCTGTTTGTTGAGCTTGAGTAAGAGTAGCTTGTTTTCCATTCAAAGCTGTCTGCAAGTCTGTCTGTGCTGACAAAGTTCCAGTAATATTACCCCATACTGCACTTGCTGGCATATCGCCCCATTCTAATCCACCAGTAGTATTAGTAGATTTGAGGATTTTTCCTGCAGCGGCTGCGTTAGGTAGTTTATCTTGTTTAAGTGCAACCGCATCAATTGCTGCGTCTAGTTCTTGACCGGTATGCGAGCTTTCATAATCTGCCATATTTTATACCTCATAATTATAAATATTGTATATATTTGGTTTATCTACTATTATTATACCTAAAATTAGAGTAAAAAGAAAGAGCTCAGATATATAGTTATCCAAGCTCTAACAATAAATTATTCTTTTTGCACATTATAATATTGCTTCATACTAGTTTTTAGCTTCATTCCATCTGTTAATATTACTCTTTGTACCATATTATTTACAGACATATCAACATACTTATCATCACTAGTTTTAAAGGCAATATATCCACCACCAGCAGATACCACTTTAAGATAGAATCCTGTGTAATGCCATCTATCATTGGTATCTAAAAGGTAAAAACTTACTCTATAAGTTCCTTCCCCCTCTACTAAATGATTTCTAGCAAATATTTTAAAGTTTAATTCTACTTCTGCTGGTCTATTTTCAAATTCTACGACTTCTAGACCAACATCTTTACCCCATGGAGCATCTCCATAAGTTATCATACAGCGAAATCTACTATATGCCTGGTCACACGAGAATTTTACTAAGCATTCGTCATATGGTGGAGTTAAACTTAGTTTGTTGATACCAGAAGATGTCTCTACTGAATATGTTAATACTGGTGCTGCCATGAATATCCTCTTAAAAAATTAATAGGAGAGGAGAGTTTTGTTTCTCCCCTCCCCTACATTAAATAGTTTTGCTATATCCTATGTTTAAGTTAATCTTAGAGCACGGGTACTGCACTCCAGTTGCCTGCAACGTCTTTTACGTATACAACTACGTAATAAGCACCATCAGTATCTGCTACTTTAGTAGTAGCTGCAAAGTCTTTGCCCATGATAGTACATGCTACATCAGTGCTTGCTGCTGTCTCAGTTGTACCAGACATGTTGATAGAACCATTTGCTTCGCCGATTGCAACTGCACTAGCTGCTTCTTGGCCACTCTCAAATACAGCTACTTTCCATTGAACGATCTTTTCACCACAATTGAATTTGAATGTAATCTTATCTCCATATGCGCCTTCAATAATAGTAATTGTGCTACCAGAAATAGTACGACGAGGTTCGTGGGTCTTACTGATTACGTTGTAGTCTACGTCTTTAACAGTTACTACAGGAATGGTTTGGTCCAAAGTTGTAGTTACAGAAACTGTAGTACTTACATTACCAGCTTTATCCTTAGTCTTCAAGTATACTACCTTAGCACCGTCTCCAGTGGTGAATGCCAAGTCAGTAATAGTCATGATAGACTTACCAGTGTCTTTTACGAAAGATTTCCAATCTGTATCACCTACGGAAGCAGTGAAATCTCCCCACAAGCAATATTGATCGATATCGTCTACAGAACCAGTATCAGTTGTACCAACTTCTGCCTTGAATGCTACATCCTTAACAGTTGCAGGAATAACTGCACCAGCGCTATCTTTCAATACCAATTTAGCTTCAGGATTGGTGTTATCGTAGACAATGCTATCAGAAGCTACTTCAGAAACGTTACCAGCGGTATCTTTTACTTTAACATAAATGTTCTTAGTAGTACCAGTAGGAGAGCTTGCAGAAGGTTCGGTCAATACTACAGATTTAGTAGTAGCAAATGTTTCCCAAGTATCAGGTTCAGTACCTGCGCCTACCAAATCACCCCAAATTTTCATGTAATCTACAGTTGTAGTTGCGTCAGTACCAGAAATGGTTACAGTTTGATTAGCGGTGCTTGTATACTCTGATGCGAATGCTACAGTACAAGTAGGAGCTACGCTATCGAAAGTAAAGGAGCCACTAGTAGATTGAGAGGTGTTACCTACTGTATCGGAGTAAATAGCATGAACATAGTTTGTTCCTTGAGCTACGCCAGTCCAGTCTACCAAAGACGTACCAGGATTTGCAGAGTAGTCATACTCTTGAGCTGTAGAAGGAGGTGTAGTAATAGTAGAAATGTTATCTACCCATACTTTCATCTTGTTCATACCTGCAGGAGTATCGGAAGCGGTTACCATTACGGTCTCTGCTGCTTTAATCGGGCTGGAAATGAAAGGATCACCCCAAGTTACTACAGGACCTGCAGTATCTACAGTAACAATCTTAGCGTCGGTAATATGCTCGCCAGATACTGTCTGACCACAAGTACCTACGTTACCACACATATCTTGTACGTATACTACCAAGTACTTAGCGCCATCACCAGCAACTGCTGCTACCAAGTTAGCTTCAGTCAAAGTGCCTTCAAACTTAGTTGTATCAGGAATACCGGAAGAATCAGAAGCGCTCAAACCGGTAATTGCAGTATCATTGATTGTACCAGCCATAGCTGCTGCTTCACTAGCATAGCCAACTACTTTACGCAAGACGGTTTTGTTGAAACCAGTTACACTATCACCAGAAACTACAGTGAAGCCAATAGCTGTGCTATTAAAACCAGTCTTATCAGAAATGATGTTAGGATTAATAGCATCCATGGTAATTGCAGGAACTGCAATACTGTAGTTAGTAGAAGTACTAGCTTCGTTAGCTACTTGTTGTCCACCTTCATCTACCAACAATTTAGCGTAGATGTTTTTCGCTGCAGTACCAGAAGTCAACTTCTTGCCAGTAATATCAATGCACTTAGTGCCTGCAGGAAGAGTTACTTCTATCCAGCTTGCAGGTTCAGAAGATGCTTCAGGAGTTGCACCACCATCGGAGTTAAAATCACCCCAAATCTTATAACCTCTTACCAATTCAGCGGAAACATCAGGCTCGAAGTCCAAGCAGATGGTCCAGGAGTTTTGATTGGTATAAGTACCACATTTCTTTGTGTGGTCATCAGGATCACGCAAATCAACTACGAATGTTACATCGCCAGTGAACAATACGATAGAATCGCTTCCAGCAGCTGATTCATTGCCTGCACGGTCTGTTACGGTTGCAGAAACTGTACGAGTTTCAGATTCTACACCAGTACCCAATGCTTTCAACTTGGTAGCGCAGATCTTGTAACCATTTGTACGATCGGTGTCATCCCAAGTGAATTCTTTGGTAGCATCGTCTGCCAAGTCTGAACCACTAAGTGTTGTCTTAGCAATGCCAGAAGATACGTCTGCACCAGCTGCTGCTGCGTCTGCTGCTGTAACTTTTACGTTAACGTTAACAGTAGAAGTCATTGCAGCGCCATCATTGATGCTTACTGCAGAAATAGTAGGAGCTGTGGTATCATAGATAAATGAAGAAGAGTGAACTACTGCTCCTTGGTTACCTACATCATCCATGAAAATTGCGTGGATGTAGTTAGTTCCTTGTACTGACAATGTTGGAGTCCAGCTTGTTGCTGCAACAAGCCATTCTGTTCCTGTTGGTGCTGCTGTGGGAGTTGCTGTTTGGTCTACCCAAACTTTCATGAACTTTGTATCAGCATCAGTAGGAAGGGTGATAGTAACGGCAGTGGCTTGTTTATAATACGCACTGACGGATATACTACCGCCTGAAGGGGCTGTCGTATCTAACGACAGGTTAAAATATTGAGCCATTTAAATACCTCATTTTTAAAAAATATATATATTTTAAATACTTTTCTGTTGAAAAGATATTTACTAAATTAATCTGCGACTTCCATACGGGAGTCCTCAAATGCAACTAAAAAATAGCTGCATTTCCTTGGGGCATCTATTTTCCATAAATATTCCCCAGATGTGTTTTCTATTTTTTCTCCTGTGACAGGATTTGTTATTTTTTGTCTTCTGTCACCTAAGATTATTGCTTTACAATTAATAGGATCAGCTATTGAATTGTTTACTAACATTTTGCTATTTTCCATAATAGCTTCTTCCCTTCCTATTAAACTTCATTAACAATGAAATAAATACAATTAGGATTTATAGTTGTTAAAGCATTGTATTGCTCTTGAGTACCTTTCCAAACAACATTTTTTGCTTCTTCTGCATATTCTGCTGCTTCTACGGCAGAGTTACCAGCTTGTGTTTTATAGTTACTAGCTGCTGTTGCACTTACAGACGCATTATTGGCACTTGTACTAGCTTGGTTAGCACTTGTTTCTGCTGCCATCTTACTTGATAATGCAGCTGTTGCATAATTATGAGAAGATGTGGCACTTTCTGCTGACGCAGATGCGCTTATAGCTGACTCACTTGCACTTGTAGCTGACTCACTTGCACTAATCGCAGAATTGCTTGCACTGGTACCTGCTGCAGATGCATAATTTTTAGCTTCTTCGCTAGCTAAGTCTAAATGTACCCAAGCGTCTCCCATTCGTGCATATAAAGCACCATTTTCATCCTTTACCGCATAACAATCACCTGCTGATGCAGAAGAAGGAAGAGCAGACTTGGTTGCTACCTCGCCTTTCGGCTTGAAGCCAGTACCGATTGATGTTACTGTCTTATCTGTATATTGTTTTGCTAGACTTCTAGCTATAGCAACCGATACCATCTCTGGAACTGTTGACATTTATCTTACCTCACTCATCTTCTGACAATACTGCTTGAATACCTAATGGATTAGCTACTGAAATAGTACCCGTTGAATCTACTTTAATAGTAGAGTTATCAACTTTAACTACACCTACTGCAGATGCACTTGCTAAGTCAGTAAAACCTACTTTATTTGTAGCGTAGGCATCATATGTAGCTACCTTAGCACTTGTTATCCCAGATCCTAAAGCTGCTTTTTCAGCTGCTGTAAACGGCTTATCATTTACAGGATATTCTGGAATCCAATGGTTTTTGTCATAAGGTACTTTCGTTGTTACCTTTTGATCATATTTATATCTCCAACGACTTCCATCATGTCCATGTGAAGTATCATTGTTGACTACTAAATAGTTGTTTAATCCTGGTACATTGTATCCAAGATCAGAGAATTCAGATTCTATTACTGGAATATCATTCCATGTTTCCCAGTTACCACAGAAATATGCTGTAGCTGTTTGTACAGAAGAGTTTACTAAATCTATAAGATCTGTTTGGTTATAGATACTTCCTGAGAGATCTCCCCAGTAAAGATCTACTTTAGCATTTTCTCCAGTCGTATATACTGATCCAACTGGATGACGTTGAAATGTGGACCCATTATTTACTACTGTTTCTGTTCCGTTATATACTACAGTATAAAAGGAGTCAAATTCTGGTAAGTAAATTGATGGAAATTTTTCTCCTATTTTTACAATGGAAAACAACTCTCCAGTATAATAACTCATTGGGTTAGTTGGATCTAATAATACTGGTTGTTCTTCCCAATAAGGAGTATTAGTTGATTTTTCTGAAACTAATTTAAGAAAACCTGTATGAGTTTTGTTTACTGGTATAAAGGCATAAGTAACTGTTTCATTTGGTATATATTTATCTACATATATAGAAGGTGCAACTTTAAATCCACCTACAGAAACTATTGACGCTATTTTTACTGTGCTAGCATCGACATACTCTTTTGTAGCATAAGTATTAGAAATCCTAGACTCCAGTGTAGTCAAATCAGAAGTACTTGCTGCTGTTGATAGCTTTGTATATACGTCTAATACTTCTGTTCTTGATGGTGTTGAGCTTCCTGCTAGAGTATTTGATATATATAGATTTTTCCATGGATGAGATACAGAGCCTAATGTCCATGGTAAGTCTGTTCTTTCTGAGTTTATAGGAGGAATAAATGAATCATTAACAATCAGAGGTGTACTTTTATTTTTTAAATTGTTTAATATAGCCTGTTCTGCCATGATATGACGTTCGTACTGGCTATGAATTGGATATTTAGTCTGTGCCATTTATATCCTCATGTTTAATCTGTAATTGTTACTGTACCTAGTCCGTCGAATCCTGAGTCACAGGTTATTGAAGTCATAGTTGCTAATTCAGCTCTTGTAAGTGACTTATTCTGCAAATTAGGAGTAACTGATACAGTTACGTTTCTATACCCGTCTTTTCCTTCTGCTGGAGTATAGAGTCCATTTGTTGTAAATGTTTTATCATCTAATTCTGCTGTATGACCTGCTTGAAGTATTGTTACCTTTTCAAACCCTAAATAACCATTATCAGGATAATATGTACCTGCTGCCATAGAAGGTGTTTGAGAAAAGTTCTGAAGTTTAAACTTAGAACCCCAACCCTGGAAGAGGTATTCGGCTTCTTGTTCTTTAGTGCTGATAAGAGTTTCTGCTTCATCTCTAGTCATTAATTTTATATCTGAAAGAGTTGGCATGTTATTCTGCTCCTATTCTTATTTAATAGTTGTTATCTTATAATAATATTATACCTGTTTACAGTATATATTATACCTAAAAAAAGAATAAAAAGATAAAAAAGAGATCTTAGTTGTTTCTAAGATCTCTATAATAGTTAGTATTTTATTCCTATGATATCAACTATAGATGAATTTTGAGTTTGTGTTTTCCAGTATGTTGCTGTTGATCCATATAAGTAAGAATCTACTAACCAGTAAGAATACGCATATTTTATTAAGGAAAAATATGTTCCTTTATTAAAAAGCATTTTTAAAAACCATACATCCATAATTGTATAATGAGTTTGTGAACCATCATTACCGGTTATTATGGCTACTTTATCATAGTTTTCATATGATTCTGATAAATATATATCTCCTTGTCCATATCCATAACGCCAATCATTACTTGTTCCTCTATCATATATTTCACTAGAAGAAACTTCTGCCATTTTAGTTTTATTTAGAATGCTTTTTACTGTTTTAGGCTGAGTGTTTCCTTGTAAAGACTTTACAAATGATTGAACAAAGGCTGTTGTGGCTACTCTTGTGCTATTATCAGTTGTTGCTGGGGTAGAAGATGTTGGACTCCCTAAATAATCAGATGCTTTTAATGGTGTATACCCGATTGCGTTTATTACATTTGAACCAGTTAAACTAATAGTTCCACTTGATACAGTAATATTACTACCAACTTTTACTAATCCTAATTTAGAAGTATCTGAAGTATTTACACTAATAGTTCCACTAGATACGTTAATATTGCTTCCAACCTTTACCAAACCAAGATTAGAAGTTGATGCCGTATTTAAACTAATAGTTCCATCTGATGATACAGTGATATTACTACCAATCTTTACTGTACCTAAATTACTAGTGGTTGCTTTATCCATGTAAACAGAACCATTAGAAGCATTATAACCCAAACCATTGCCACCATTTACTTTTACTACACCAACTTTGCTAGATGTTGCTTTGTCTACATTTAATAGTCCATTGCTTCCAATATTTAATCCATTTTCTGTAGATATTTTTACTATACCGGCTTTGGATGTTGTAGCATAGTCATATAAATGAATTGTATCAGCAGAAAGAGATGTAATGCGATTATTTGCAGCTGTTATATTACTAGTATTAGTAGCAATGTTAGTTGCGTTTGTAGTAATATTTGCTGCATTAGTAGCAATATTATTTTTATTATTGGTTATCTGAGTTTCATCTGCAGTTAACCTTGATTCTAAAGAAACATGTTTTTGCTGTACGTGGGTATTTATTCTGGCATTTATTTCTGTCTTTACCCATTCAGAATCTGGAATATATGGTTTATCGTCCAAATCATTATACGAGTTAGTAAAACAAACAGCACCTAAACATTGATCTGTTAATGCTGAAGATGTTGAACTACCTGTACGGTGTATATAGTTATTATCTACATATTCTCTATTTACATATGTGTCTTCAAACTTATTTCCACTAGAATCTGCTATTGCGCGTTTTACAGCTACATTACCTAGTGTTGATTTTATATTATTTGCAGTAAATGAAGATAGTTTTAAATAGTTATTCTTTATATTTAAACCATCTTCGTCTGCTTCTGCTCTCTGTACTGGAGTTGAAGATATTTTATAAACTAATGCATTTGCAGTGGCGTGTGTGGAAACTACTTCGTCTATTGTTATCCATTTAAGAGTAGAATTATTTTGGTCTACTGTAAGTACATTTCCATATTCTTTTCCTGTTTTTGGAATATCATCAACATATTTAAGCGTAGAGTAAACATCTATTACTTTAAGAGTTTCTCCTTCTTTCGTTTCATAGTCACTTATAAACAAATTCTTCCAAGGATGATCAGTTGTACCCAGAGACCATACTATAGGATATACTTCTGAATCTACCTTTTCAGTTTCTGTAGGGGGTATAAAAGATCTATTTATTTTAGTATCAGCCATTTATGGACTCCTGTATAATAATATATAATGTATTACTTTATATTAAATATTATACCTAAAAAAATATACCTAAAAAAATAAATGGCTAAAAAAAAGAGAGTGACGTCGTTAAGACGTCACTCTCCCTGGTTTCCTACATTTTTTAGTAGGAACTTTATTTGATTTAGATTTTTTCTTAGAGTGTTTCTTGGCCTTTACTTCAGTAATAGAATTTTCTTGTGGATAGGCTATATCTATTAATGGATCTACCATTGTCTGTACTGCAACTAGCAATTCTCTTTGGTCTTCTGTCAAGTCTTCATAGTGTTGTACTTGTTTATCAATATAATCCAGCAAGAACTTAATGGCTATTTTTTTATCTTGTAAACTTTCAAAACGTTCTTCAGACATTTTAATCAACCTCCAAACAGAAATGAAATTACTAGTAATAGTATAAAATATATTAATGTATAGAAAGCTATGACTATTGCTGTGTCATAATAATAGTCAACATAATACCAAAGTGTACTATTAAATGTCATTAGAAAAATAGCATAAAGAAATAATATTAAGCTAACTGTACTTCCAACATATATTGGTATTAAAATAATGTCAGTTATCATTTTATATCAAATCCTTTACCTGAGATAATATCAATGGCTTTGTCTACAAATGATTTCTTGAAAGTATGCTTTGTTTTTGGTATACGAGAAAGCTCTTCTTCTTTAAAAGATATTACTGCTCTGTTTTTAAACATTACGTATATACTATTTTGATCTGTGTCTATTACTATTCCTTCTGTGTCCTTATACGCCACGTTAGCTGCATATGGGTTTTTGACACATACGTAATCTCCTTTGTAAAATAAGTCAAAGTTCATTGATATTTCCTCCTTTACAAAATGTCTAAGTCTGCTCTTTTTGCTATAAAGTTTTTAAATGTGCACGTTACTTTACCATCAGAGAATGATAGCAAATCGTCTGCATATTCTTTTTTAGAATGTTCTACTTTGAATTTATGATCTTTGTGCCATTTAACTAATTTTTCTTTACAAGCATTAATCATATAATATTTACGCTCTGATACTTTCTTAAAGTCATCATTACTGATTACTGCTGTAAATGTATTGTATTTAAATACGTCTGTATTTGGATTTCTTGGATTAAATACTACGTCAAATGTAATCCAATATGTTTGTTTATCTGGTAGCATAATTATTTCCTATATGCTTCTTCCTTTTCAGGTAAATAAAATTTATAGTCGCAAATATCCCAAGAGCAGAATATCTTCTTATAAATTGTGTTGTTTAAAAGGAATTTAACAAACTTTCTAACTTTCTTATTTGCTAAACGTTTAGCCCACTTTGTATGTGGGCCGTTGTCTGTGACCCAAGGTTCTTTATATGATCTACTCATGTTATGGACTCCTTGTATACACTGCAACTCTTCCATCCTTTGTACTTAATGCTACTTCTGAGGGGAAATCGTCTCCGCATTTAAATCCAATATAGTTTGAAATAAGTCTGTTTTCTTTATGCATTACTAAGCAATACTCAGCTTCACTTTCTGATGAAAACATTTTGCCACAAAATGGACAAGAATAATATATATGCTTTACAGGCTTCTCATCCATTTTATTCCTCGTTAAGCTTGTCTAAATCTGCGTTCATTTTTTGCATATCTTCTTCAAAATTTTCCACAATTTTATCTATTTTTGCAGAAGGCAAGTCTCCTTCTTTAAGAAAATATTTCATTGTGGTTACTACTTCCTCAGGTGTTTTATCCTTAACAAGATTTTCTAGCATTTCTTTAACTGTAACTATAACAATTTCTTTTTTATCAACAAAGTATCTATAAAGCATTTCCATAAGTTGCGCCATTGCCATATTTTCCTGTACAAAATTATATGCTTCCATTTGCTCTTTTGTTGGTACACCAATGATTTTATTAACATCATCAAGAAATTTCTCGTCTACTAAGTTGTTGTTGAATTCCATAATTATTTCTCCTTATCTTCTACTAATTTTAATTGGCTATAAGGTATTACCAATATCTTATCTCTCTGTTCATCTTTTACTAGTACTGGTACGTCTTTAGAAAAGTCTTCACAGTGCATTCCTAATACTGTACCTGTAATATTAGGGCAATTGTTCAGGTATACTTTGTCCTTCAGTTTGATTTCCATTTATTTCTTCTACCTCTTGTTGTTCTTCTTCTTTCTTGTACAACTCATTAACTTTCCAAATGATCTTTTTAAGAATTGTAGAAATTACACGAGGAGAAGCAGGAATAAATATTTGTCCAAGTACTTCTCCTTCATCTGTATAGATATATTCCATTTTAGTTTTGTCTTTGAGGGACGTGCTAAATTCTGGTATCGATACATCTCCATTGTAATACTCAATTTCCATTTCTTGTCCATCTTCAAGCCACTTAAAGTATAACTCTGATGGGAACTTTACAATGAAACTAGTATTACCTTCAGCATCTACGTCTACAGATGTTTTATGTTTAATTGTATTAAGGATAAAGTTGAGAGAATTTTTAGACACAAGTTCTATTACTTTGTTTGTGTCTTCACAAATTGGATGTGCTGCATTAAGTAGCACTAATTGTTTATACTTTACCACTCGCTATTTCCTTTCGTGAAATATACTTCTTCGAAGTCTTCTTTATTTAAGAAAGTATCTTGAACTCCTTTAAGTTTTTCATTCCATACAATAATGTTACCAGGTTGTAAAGGCATATTATCAAGAATCAATATGTCATCTTCAGCATACAGTCCTTCTATGTCTTCAAGCCAACTAGGAAATTCATTTGGTGCATAGAATTGGTGTCCAGAAATATAGTCAGATATATTTTCAGGAACTTCCCATGCTTCGAAAATAAAGTCTAAGTTGCGATACTTATTTGTTTGCATTATTATTATTCTCCTTAATATTATTATCCGCGGTATTATTATTTTCAGGTTGCTCTTCGCTAGAGAGTACTTTACCACTTATCATATCAGTTAATACGTTTACAGCAAGTTGCAATCCATTATTAAAATGAGCTTGTTCTATTGGATTTAGTCTAGATGCAACTGTGAGTATTTCTTTTCTAGCCATAACTAATGTTGCTAGATCTAGTGTAACGTTGTAGTTCATTTTTTTTTACCTTACTGTGGGAGAGAAGAAGAACTAATTCTTCTTCTCTCGCTTTTTTGTTTTAGATATAATATTGTTAATTATACTTGATTTTAACTCTTGAGATACTTGTGCTTTAGCTTCTGTGTATGCTGAATATATTTTATTCAACTGTAAAGCAAAGAAGTCTATGATTAGTTCATCTCTAAACGGTGAACTTGTGTCCATTCCACTCTCAAACGCAAATGAGTGAACCAACTCATGGCTGAGAATGTTCATCTGTACGAACTCTAAATCATCCATCACATCAGGATCTTCTTTTGCATCGGCTAGTACATTAAGTATTACTATTTTTTTACTAGAGAAATCACAATACCCTGATATGTCTGGATTTGCTTTAAGTCTTTTGTCTTCTTCACGTTTACACAATTTAATCTCGTAGTCAGTACCTAATACATTAACTTTCATACAAAGTCTCTCTTTCATTTTTATTTGTAGTAGATCATCCTTTGTACGATATATAATATACCTAGTATATTATTGTTTCTGTTGATAAGAAAGCAATAATTTTTCTGTAATTTGAGCAGCACGTTTGAGTTTAAAATCTTCTAATAAGACATGCGCTTTACGCCACTCTTCGTATTCTTGCTCGTTCGCTGTACCTATTTCTGTAAGTACAGCATATCCATGTGGTTCACCACCTATACGAATATAACACAATCCACCATCTACGAAACAGCGTTTGCATGCACATTCAACAAAATCATGTTGATGTTTAGATTCTATTACATCTCCACAATATTTACAACGTAGTGCATTACGTTTTATGAATTGGTATTTTCCTTTACCTACTTTTGTAGGTATTGCATTTAGAGGAATGGTACCTCTGTAGTCTTTTGGTGTATACATGTATTTTCCTCCTCCTTATTTTTATTTTTACGAAGTGGAATTTTACGTGATTGCATTGGATGATCATATTCATAGTAAAGATAGTTATTCCCTTTACCAATCATAGATTCCATAAACTTATTAAATACTTCTTCGTCATATGTAATAATGAGGTCATTAATAGGTTCTAATATATCAGATCTTTTTTCATTTAATGCTGAAGATTTGTACATTAGGTGTACTTTACAATGTTCTAGTGAAGTTAGAGTAAGATCACCAAGAATGTCTTTATAAAGAATCCATTTTGGGGGTTTAACTGATATAAACTTTGAAAGAGGCGAAGAGGGAAATGCTTTATCCCTCTTCGATTTCAATGAATCCAGAAAATATGACATTCTTAGATCCTCCCAGGTTTCTTGCTACTACGTTTAGCAGCAATTTTTGATACAGGAGTACTGCTGTTTGTTTTACTATTAGCTGTAAATGTAATTCCGTTAGCAGCTACATATTTCCAGAGACTTTCAAAGTTGGAAATACCTCCAGCCATAAATCCTTGAATTGGATTAATATCCAAGGATTTAAAGTAGTTACTAGCAGCTTTCTTAGTACAAATATCTTTCGGTTTTGCGCTTAAAACAGCTTTGATTGCAGATCTATCACGATACTGCATATCACGAATAGTGATATAATTGTAATAGTCTGCTTTTGCCATTTCCAACATGGAAGCATCAATTAAAAGATCTTTACCCATTAATTCATTTATTACAAATGCAAACATTTCTGTTAATGTAGACAGTCCAACTTTACAGTATTCTATTCCTGGTGAGGTTCTCTTTGCTGAATAACTAAAAGAACTATCAGAGTAAGAAGTGCAATCAAATACTTTGGTAACGCCTGGAGTATCAAATAAAGAGATAATTTTATCCATAGGTACCACATTTCCTTTACCGTCCTTTACTCTTCTCCATTTAGCATCATGTAATACTACTATTACACCTCCAGTTATATTATACTGATCCATCAAATTTGATGTTACCTCATTGAATTTGTTTGCCTTGGCTTTTGTTTCAGACCAAGTAGAACCTACATGAAAAGCGCCATTAAATAGTACTAAATAGCTTTTTCCGTCCTTTCCAATAAAGTATATGTCTGATGTACCATTGGACAATGTGATATCTGTAAGACCGATATCTTTAGGATTAACATTACACCAATAAAGATCTTTAATTTTCTTTCTTCCTACTATCATCAGATAGTTAAAGGCATTCTCTACTGGGGAATCTAAATACCGTCCATCTGACTTATTTACTTCTCTAGTGCGGAAAGTGTAGCATTTTGTAGCAATCTTATTTGCATGATTTTCAATATCTTTGAAAATCTTTACCAAATTAAAATCAATAATAACATTAGTATTTTTAGTGTTTTTACGCATAGTAGTTTAATTCCTTTCTAAATTAAATATTTTTAAAACAGCGTCCATAATAAATCAGGGATGCACAGTATTACAACGCTTATAAGATAAGCGCATATGTTAAGGAACATAATGGAAAGAACTATCTCCGTATAAATATACAAAGGATCAATGTAGTCTCTCCGATAAATTTTGTACAAATTGTGCCCGATAGTTATGTTTGCAGTGACTAACAATACGAGCATAAAAATAGACATTTTTCACCTCAAAATTCAAAAATAAAAATGGGATATATATTATACCTGAATTTCAGAAAAAAAAAATTCAGTTTTTAGCCTGGATTTTCCTAGCTAAAAGTGTAACGCATTTTAAGGGGGGTATGCGAAAGTGTAACAAAAGTGTAACAGTTTGACTTCCGTTTTTATACTGATATTTACTGTATATATCTTACAGTGACTTCAAAAACCACGTAGGAATCGAGGTGTAACAGGGTTGGTGGAACTTATACCCAGTATTTATTAGGATATTTAGATCACTTAGATATATTTGTTACGCTGTTACACCATTTTTTTAGAAATAGGTATATATATTTTTGCAATTTTGGTATCTACGTTTGCAAAAAAGTGCAAAATATACGAGTACCTATATTTATATTTTTGGTGTAACAGCGTAACAAATATATATTAATATAAGAAATGGCTAGTAAAATACTAATCAAAAACTTCACATACCCTGTTACACCTCGATTTCTACTAGATTTCTAAGACACCTGACGGATTCGTATAGAAAAACACTGGGTATTTCTTCCACCCAAAGTGTTACACTTTTGTTACACTTTCGGCTACCCCCCTTAAAAAGCGTTACGCTTTTAGTAGGGATTTTCCTAGCTAAAAACTGAAAAAATTTTTTTTCAAAAAACAGGTATAATATTAAGGTTAAGCACTTTGTGATTTTTTGTCCAAAAAATACCCATTTTTTCACTTTTTCAAAAAAGCACAAAAATATATATAAATTAATATAAATTTTATCCTTTTAAACAAAAATATTTTTATATTATTTTATATATTTTTGTGCTTAAAATTTTATTTCAGGTATAATATTAAGGTTATGTATCTATTAGAAAGTGATAGCTACCTTTTTTAATACAACCTTATCAGTTTTCTTTGCCAAAGCATCATTGCGTGTATCAAACAACACAACTTTACCAGTTGCCTTATTCATCAATGCCCACTTAGATAAAGGACTTGTAAGAGACACAACTTTAGTAGCTTTCTTCATAGTAGTTTTCTTTACAGCAGTTTTCTTTTCCATTTTCTTTTTACCTTTCTTTACATCATTATTAATAATAGACTCAATTACGCTTGCAACGTCAATACCGATTTCTTTTTTAGAAATTTTACTTTTATTCATTTTATTTTCTCCTTTATAAAAATCTTCATAACACGGGAGCTTTCCACCAGCACACAAAGCAGATATGATAGCCAATCGTTGTTTTCTAGTTAACTTTGGTGTCATTGTTTTTATACTCCTTTTCTATAGAGATATATCTCTCCTTCTCTTCCCTAATTTGTGTATTGACATAAGACAACTCATTATTAAGCATAGTCATCCTATCAATACACTCAGCCAAACATTTAGAAATGAATTTACGCTTTGCTTTGTAAATCATCATATCCAATTTACTTCTAGCAACACGCAATCCAATTTCAGGATTCCAAGTGTCCCCATTAGCGCAGTGAGTAACTGCTACAAATGGAGGTACAGTATAGCATTTGTTCTTACGATTTTTAAGCATCTTATCGAACATGTCAAAATACCAATCGTCCCAAATTTTACCAGCCTCGTGCTCTACATCTTCAAACTCCAGTACAGCAACAGTAGTTCGTTTATCCTCATTTTGCCGGAATTTAATCTTTTGGAAGTTCTTCATAGTATTCTAGTACTCCTTTCTTATTTACTTATAAATACTACCATTATACATTCCTACAGTATAATTAGAGGTAGAGTTTTCAGTGATAGCTGTAATGTAATGTCCTTCGTAGTTAACAGCATAAACTCCACCAAAAGTAATATTGCTATTCATTGCAATATTCTGCAGAATGTTTTTACCATTAGTAAAGGGTGTAATCATTAGTCTTCCTCCAACTTTTTATAATTAACAATTCTCTTGAGTGTAGGACTCCACACATGGCAGTACCCGTCAGCGGTATGGAAATTTCCATTGGTAACCGTCACCAATACTTCGTTACATCCATTACACCCGTCAGGATCACAGCGAAATCCGTCAGGATCACAGCGCAATGTATGATGATCACAGCGAGTAACGTCATCACCAAAGTTATGCGTAGCTACATCATTGGGATCGAAGTCATCGTCATCGTCATCGAAGTCATCGTCATCGTCATCGAAGTCCTCGTCATCTTCATCTTCATCTTCCTCATCATAGTCTTCGTCATATTCATCTTTGCATCCAGCTTTATATCCATCATCCCAGCCAACATCATATCCATATTTGCGTCCATCTTCATATCCTTTTTCATATCCATTATTATAACATATACTATACAGTCCAATTCCATCTATGAGTTCTTGGTCTGTGGATTTTGTAACAGACCCACTTTTTACCATTTTAAACTTTCCCTTTTCATCTTTAATAGCTTTCCAATTTTCTCGCATTTTTCAATTCCTTTCTGATTACATTAATTCTTTAACTTTATTATATGACTCATTGAAGTCACCACTGAATTTAACTGCTCTATCATCAACATATGCGACAGATGCAATTTTATAGCCAGTTATTCCATCATATGGAACGTCATACTTTTTACACCACTCCTCAATAGCAACTTTACCTAAAGGAGACAACGCTCTACTAGAGTGGATAAAAACCTGTAGATCTTCACTATGAAGTTTCTCAATGAACTCTTTCACCCCATCCATAGGCACACCATCAATTACTCCAGGATTAAAAGGTTCTTTTCTTACATATGTAGCAATAACACCATCAAAATCAACACAAACTCTTCTTGCCATTTACTATTCCTTTTCTGACTTATTGTCAAAATCTCTAAGCCGTTTATCAATATAAGGTAAATCTAAAAATATTTGCAATGTGGCAACGTCTTTCCTTGTTAACAACTTATGATAACAAAGCATATATCGCGCCAAACGTTTAGACACAGAGTATCTACCTGTTTTATTAGAACGTTCAATTCCTAATAATTTAAAACGCTCCACAAGATCCTTAGGAAGTAAAAATGTGTATTCACATAACTCTATTTCACTAGGATACTGGATATTATCATACAACGAAAAATTATCCAAACACACTATCTCCTTTCACTTAAATATTTAGCATCCCTAGGTAAATTATCAAACAGTGTAGTTACAACTGTTATATGCTCACGTATATCCAATGAAGCTATATATTCATGACAATCTTTATTCCAGAATTCTCGTTTCTCAATCTTCATATTAGGATTGTAAGGCGGATAGCATGCCATAAACATGGATGGTGGCAACATAATAGAGAAAAACTTCCCTCTGTTTTCCTCTGCATCTTCAACTTTTATATCAATAACTCCACCTACAGACGGAACATATTTACACAATTCGTACAATACCTTTGTTAATTCAGGTCTCAAAGGCTTTTTATTTCTTATTACCATTTCCGTACAAATCCTTCAATATCATAAAAGGTTTAGTAGTAAGTTCAACAACAGCTCTCTTCTTATGCTCCTTCTTTACAGAGGTAGATTGTTTTGTGTCATTATTTACGTCCTTAGCGGAAGTAATTGGTTCCAATTTAGTCATTAGTTGCTTCCTCCTTTTCCTTAGTATTATTTACTACATTTTGATCTTCATCAGTACTAGTCTTTGTCAACTTCATCATTTGAGGTTTCTTAGAAGTAATATACTTCCACACATTTAACATTGTACCATGCCACCTTTTAAATTTAACTGTTTGCATAATTAAAATCTCCTTTTTATAAAATTGTAATATTCAAATACATAGCGATTGTAACAACTCTAGTAACAGAAAGTATCCAGTCATCAATCCTGGTACAATGCATCAGAAGAGAGTCGCTACTGACGGCGTATACGCAGTTACGCCGTCGCGGAGACTCTCTTCTGATAAAATAAAAGGTAAAAGAAATCTTTTACATTAATTTAATAAATTCTTACTAGAGTTGTTACAATCGCTATATTTAATATTAGTAACATAAAATTTTATAACTTATGAAGACTAAGTTCGTTAGCTGTCAGTAGACACGTTAACGAGCGGTGTCTTCATTACTCAGTAAAGTAAAAGAAGTCTTTTACATCTATAATAGAATCTTACTAATATTTTTTTTACTAAAAAGTGCAAATAAACAGGAGAGATGTTTACTTAGTAAATATCTCTCTCTCATATACTTATACCAAATTTTGAGATATATTATCGAGAACTTTGTTAACAAACATACCCATGGAAGTAACACAGAGCAAACACGACCGGATTGTAATACTATCGTGTATGTTGCATGTGCGCGTTCGCGGTGCGGAGTGTGTGAGCGAAGAGAAACGCACCCGCCTGCGAAGCGCTATTGCAACATACACGATAGCAGAAAAATAAAAGTTAAGGAAATCCTCAACACATGGGAATATTATTAGTTAAATATCACGCTAATTCTTTGCTCTGTGTTACTTCCATGGGTAAAGTGTAGAAACAAAATACTCTTTTATTTCTCGTAGATTAATATATTAGAAGCATGCGTAACGTATTTTCTTCCATTCACAATTACCTCTATGCATTCAGATGCACCAATAAATCTCCAAGCATCAACTGGAGAGTCTACAAATGTTACACCATTAGCTAACTTAATACGTGCATAAAGAGGTCTATTACTACCCCACGCGTATACAGGTGAAATATACATCATATGACATACTAATGCCAGTACGCATACACACCAGATCAAAAATTTATTTTTCAGTTTCATATTTACTATTACCTCATGTTTATTTTATTATTTCTTTTTATTATAAATTGGTATAGTTACTATATGCAGCATAGTAATATTTTTAAATCTATCCTTGTCAATATAATCAAGAGCTTCCTTTTCATCCAAAAAAACACATTTAGGAATATTAGTAGCACCTTCAATTGCAAGGTAGCATACCTCACATTCATTTTCATGCTCTTCACAAATTTGTTTATTATCAAAAAGTTTACCACATTTTTCACATGTGTAAGTTGTTTTTTCTTTCATGTTTTAACCTCCAGTTAAAAATATCTTTACGGTGTCAAAATGGTGATCAAACGATGCCAAAAATTATTTAAGTTCCTCATTATTTTCTCTCCATATAATACAATTTTCTTAACTCTGGAACAGATATATTTTTTAACTTATCCTCATCTAATGTTTTCATAAACCCAACAACAGTAGCATCTTGAGGATAAATATAAGAAATTGGTTTATGACTCAATACTTTAGGAATCAAGCCACGTATATATTTCCAATATAAATAAAAGTTGCCTTTAATTTTAATACGAAATTGCTTTGCATCCTCTAAAACTACACCCTCGATTTCTTTTTCCATAGATGGAAGAAAGTTCTGTGTTAAGTTATTAAAGTCAAAATCATTATTAATAGTGCATAGCTGCTCTTTTACTTTAAAACCAAAACTATTAGCAACATTAACTAAATCAGTATATGGTATGGTTTCACCATTAACGTCATTATGAACTATATCTAACAATATAATAGTATTTTCCTCAATATCCATAATGTGTGGATCACGTTCGTCTATTACTTCGAATAATAAAGTAACATTATTATCCTTAATAAATTCACGCAAACGTCCTTGAGTTTCAATATTAGGAATTATACTCTCAAAGTTTTCTTTAAAGATCTTTGCGTGATCGCTACTAGTGCTAGACTTAGTTGAGAAGAATAAGGAGTTATATACCGAGTCATAAGACAACAACCCCAAGAAACCATTGTATTTTTTGTATACATTAACAGGATATGTGAACTTAAGTTTATCAATAGATGAGTCTTTGTTCTCACCTAGATTAAAGAACTTATTATAACCTCTAGCTATAATTTTATTATCTCTAACGAATAAACCTCGAGCAAGACATGTTTGCATATCCCATTTAGCCTTATAGAATGCATCACGGGTAAAGTTAAATGATTCTATATTATCAGGCAACGTCTTAACAGAGATATATCTATGTTGGCGCATTGCATCAAATAAGGATTCATTAGACATTGAGTTTATTGACTCTTTATTAATAACATGGTCAATGTGTAATAACTCAGCTTTATTTTCTGCATTGAGAATCTCAATAACATTAATATCTTTTGACACTACATCAATAACTCCTATACGCATATTAGATCCGTATTCAACATGCGTACATAAATTAAAGACATGATTATCGCAAAATGCAGGACCAGCTTCGTCATTATTACGATGACCATGAAACTGGAAATAGTCACACATTGGAGCTTTAGCAGAACTGCTATAAGCTTTTTTCCAGCCCTCATACGTCTGCTCAATATCAGAATATCCACCAGTACCTTTAATAAGCTGACGTGTATGAACCTTTAAATCTGGAGTAAGCAATGGTACACCGCCATGTGTAAACAAATAGATATTATGGTCTATCTTTAAATATCCACATTGAACAAACTTTTGCATAAAAGGTTTAAGATATTTTTTGGTTAACTTATTATCTTCCAAAAATTTATCAAACTGTTTCATAGTTTGGTTCTTAAAGCTGTTACTTTTTATTTGATCAATATCGTTATTCACATAATGCCTAAACCATTCCTCATGATTTCCCTCTATAAGCATAACATTAGGCTTATCCTTAATCTCGTTTAACTTCTTAAATACGTCAACAGAATCAGGACCACGATCAAAATAGTCACCTAAGAATACATAGAAGAAGTCATCTCTAATACCACCAGAAGAATCAAACACTTTTAATAGTGTATTATAACAACCATGAATATCAGGTATAACAATTACTTTCTTATACTTATCAGATGCAATATTAATTGGGTTATAGCCATAGTTTATTAAATGATAAGCATTATTCGGTAACATAACTTCGAATGAGCTATTGATTTCCTTCAAATCATTCTCATTTCTAAATACGCTATACATCTTGTGTATAACTTCTTCAGGTACAACTTTAAACTCAGGACGCTGCTTATTTCTTTCTATGCATTCTTCCTCAGTAACGCGTGTAAAGTCTACTACTATTTGACGGTAACGGTATTTCTTTGTAAGTCCCTTATAATTATTAAGTAATGCTTTACGGTAATGCGTTGCATCAATAATTACCATTTCCCCATTCTTCATGCGCTCTTCTAAGAACTTCAATACTAAATCCCATACAATACCATCTTTACGTTGTGATATACTAAATTTACCAGAACAATCAATCTCTGGGCCAGTTACCAACGTCCGTACTACATCCGAAGATATAGTGTATGGTTCAAAACCATTCTTAGCAATCCATGTAGATTTACCACTACCAGGAGCACCTCTAAGAAGAAACAATGTTCTCATTATTATTCCTCATTTTCTTTATTACAAGCAGACAATAATTTCTCAACTTTATTTTGTGTTCTAAGTAACCAATCTTTATATGTATGTAAATCTTCATTTAAAAATTTAATATCTATACCAATAGGGTTATCATGATCATCCGTATATACAGCCTCCCAAAGATTATCCACTTGAATTGGAGGAGCAAAATCATCATCACTCCAATCTTTCTCTAATATTGTAATAATATCATTATCAAGAAAAGTGTGCCGCTTAATACAATTTTCAATAGTTGCTTTGGATGAACTACCATGTCCACATACAGGGCACTCGTAATAAATTTCTGTCTTTTCAATAGGTACTAAGGGACTCGCATACTGCTCGTCAGTGTGCCACTTATCATTTTTCATCAGTTATTCCTCCTCGCTCATCTTCACCATATACATCAATAGAGATATTAATATCTCCATCTGCGTTGCCACGGAACTTGTATTGATAGTTCTCGTGATAAACTATTGGCTCACTATTTCGCAATTCTTCGTTTCTCAATTCTTCAATGTACTGATTTTCACGGAATTTATTTCCGAGCTCTCCAAAATAATTTATGAAGTTATCAATACAATAAAATCGTCCGTCAATGCACTTAATAAGATTCCAGCAAATGAATGCTGCAAACTCATGTATTACTGCTAATGCGTCGCTATCATCACTAAAGTATTCCATTGGAATTTCTACACGATACTCAGGCAACTCATAGTAACCATTGCCACCAGTAGGGTTTTCTTCTTCATCATATGGATCTAAGTCAACAAATCCATGAAATGGTGGAATAGGATCCAACAACGGAATAAGTGGTGCCTTTTTATTATCTGAATATTTATCTCTACGGTATCCTTCAATTTTAAGATGGTGGTAGTGAAAATCATGGTCGAAAATCACAGGCATTGACTTAAAGATAAAATCATTATCAGTTCTGATAACATCGGACCAAATTTTAAAAACTATTTTCTTTTTAGTATTTTCCATGTTTTAACCTCCAGTTAAAAATATCTTTCATGTTATTTATCCTCCTAATATTTCCTTTTCTTCAAACAAATCACAGGTTGTAAACATATGTATCTTATACCCAAACGAACTTACTTTCTTACATCTGGAAACTGCTGATGCATGCTTACAATACATACATGTGTTTACTCTTTTAAAATGGAACTCTTTTTTCTGTTCTTCGAATCTCTTCTCAGGACATTTACGCTCATGGGCTGTCGCCTCTTCTTCAGTCTTAAATATCTCTGTGCAGTATTCGCAGCGATAAATAGTTTCTTCTTTCATGTTTTACCTCCTAAATATTTTAAGCAGAATATAATTTTCTTCAATCACTCTTTTACCATCACTCTATTTCTACTAAACAATACCTTCTGTACATTAAGTTTAACATTGTAACCTTCATGTGCACGTACCAAATCGAGAGCATCTTCTGCACAGCTATCCTCCCATAACGATGCGTCTTTTGAAGATACAGTCCACTTGTACTTATGTGGTACATTAAGATCGCTTTTCATGAACATCCCATTATCCATGTTCTGGATTTTATACATCGACATTTAAATATCACCTCCTATGAATTAACGTCGATTAAACGATGCCGATTTATACTAATTCATATAGTATTAGGCAAAAATAAAAGACGTGCTTTATATTTTACATCCGAAGCACGGCTAAGAAAGGATGTTGTAATTCGTACTGTTTGCGGAAAGCTGTCCACATTAACAATAACTTTTACATAAGGAAATTGGGACAGCTACTTATTACACGCCGCTGTCGGGGCGAGTTTTGAATCAGATAAACATTATCAATGTTATTAGAAGCTAAATGTTACGTCAGTCCAATAGGTACGAACTCTGGTTTGATCACCAGAACGACCTTTAAGATCAAAGTAACGAGCAGTAGCAACTACATTCTTAGCTACAGCCCAGTTTGCTCCGAGTTCCCAGCCACGATAACCGTCTTGCATCCACCATGCTTTAGTAGACTTATAGGTGTCTTTACCAAGATTGTTATAAGCGTATGTACCCAAAGCAGTTGGTTTAATAAATGTAGAACCAGGACGGTCCATGTAATTTACCCAGAAACCACATGTGCCAGGGTTGTTAGCTTTAGCACCATATGCTTTGGCTCCCAATTCCCAACCGTTACGTCCGTAGCTTTCTGCGTCTTTAGTTGTACCACGATAGTAATTACCAGTAAGAGTCAATCCTTTATCTAACTCTACAGAAGTACCTACTTGCCAAATATTGGTATGTACTGCATCATTGCCAGCAGTTGCGTCTACTACCCAGTATTGTACTGCAGGAGTCCATACGCCAACTTTGGTATCAACTTTAGCCATGTAAATACGATCGCGATCCAACATAGCTTTGCTTCCTGTTACATATGGTGCATTTACGTTACGCATAGCCCAACCAGTAGCATTGATTACACCGAACTTGTATTTAGCTTCAACACCATCAGCTTCTGCGTCAATCATATCAGGTTGTGCAAAGTATTTGCGACCAGCACTCAAGCGTACACCACCAACACGTCCATCCAAGTATGCACGTTTAAATGTTACTTTGTCGTTATCAATTGTAGCGTTGTTTGCGTCACGGTTTGCCAATTGACGATCGTTTTCCAGCATACCAGTATATGCCCACTCGTCATTGATGTGTCCGTTTACAAACAAACGAGTACGGAGACGACCATATCCATTGCCTACACCAGACCCTTGATAATCACCAGAAAATCCACGATAGCTGTAACGTACTTGACCTGTAATCTTTACGTTATCTACTTTCTTTTCTACAGCTGCTACACGAACTCCGAGAGAGTCCAACTCATCTGCAAACTCTGCTGCCAACTTCTCTACATTTGCTCCTTTAGCCATTGCCTTAGCTACGATCTGTGCCATCTCATAACGAGTAGCGAGCTTATCGCCGCCGAAGGTGGCTCCATAACCTTCAACTACACCTGCTGCTTGCAACTGAGCTACTGCATCGTAAGCCCAATGTCCTGCAGGAACGTCACTGAAGGGATTAGCATTTGCGAATGCTGTAGCAGTAACGCCAAGAGACATTGCAATACCGAGAATTAAATTTTTCTTCATAAATTTTTTATTACCTTTCTTTTAATATATATTAACTATACTAAAGGTATAAATTGTTACCGAGTTGCCAACTTATTTTTAGTATAGAACATATCACATGACGCGGATTAGTGGAAAGCCTTTTGTTCAACGTGCTCAGGTTGTAACACTGGTACTCTATATGTATACTTATAGAGTATTCATGTCCGCTGTGCCCAGCGCTAATGTCCTGTTATAGAGTATCATCCGCGTAGAAATACTCACAGGGGAAGATTACGTCTTCCGATACAGTTTAATGTCGTGTCCAGGACAGATATTATTTTTTAAATTTACTTACATATTCTGGATGTAGTTTTTGATAATCTTCGAGGTACATCCATTTAAATTTATGTAGTGTTTTGCTATGGGGTCTATTGGGGTTAACCACATCAGAAATACATTTTCCACTTATGTTATTAGCTTTACCGGCTTCAGATATAGACACATACTCATCTATAAAAGTGTTATCTAAATTTAGTTTTACAACGGATTTCTTTTTTCCACCTGATCCAATAGAGTTTATAGAAACATCTATTTTATTATAATTTTTCCCTACTTCATCTTCTGGTCTATAAATATATCCTTTTATTTGATTTCTTCTATTTTTATTTTTAGAATATGTTCTCGCTATATAACCAGTAGCTATTCTATGATCAACATTATATTTTAATGCAAATTCATTAGCGGCATCTGTTAACGATTCAAATCTTTTTATAAAATTTCCATTTAAATCGAATTGCAATATTGGACGTTTATACTTAGATAAATCAGAAGAATTTTTGTAAGTATATAAATAGGGTGATTCTATATACAAGGAGTCATCACACAACTCTATAGATTTCCATTTGTGCCCGTATATAACTCTATTATAGTTTTTTATTACATAACAAATATTTCCCCTAATAGTATGAAGTTTAGTATTAGTTTTAACTATTGTAGATATATATGTAGCAGCAGCACCACTTGAATTAAAAACTCTTAACAGTATATCGTCATAAGAAAACATTCCAATTAGAGATAATTTTGGTATATTTTCTACTGTATTTTTATATAAATGGAAGGCATCTCTTTTAAAATCTAAAATATTGAAAAGAATATTAGATATACATGCATTAGAAACGTTCATAGAGCTAGCTATCTTAGATATACTTAAACCACTATCAGCAAGAGAATATATTTTTTGTAGTTCGTCTTTAGACCTTAATATAGATCCATCTCCACCCGGTGTTAAATTATAACCATTATTATATGAATCAAATTTAGAAATGTAATACACTTCTCTCTCATTTAGTTTATCGTTTGCACACTTTTCTATTTCCTCTATTTTAAAATGCTCAACTCCATGTTTTCGTATTGATTTGTATAAATATCTATCACTATTTATTGCAGAATATAAATGATCTTGCCATCTTTTTTCTACGGTTTGTATTGTTTGTCCTATATATACCTTATCATTAAAATCATTACTTATTTTATAAATGTACCCCATTGTTTGTGCGTTAGTTACTCCTTATAATATTTAATTAAAAAACCGTGAACACAGCTAGCGCTCTGTATCCACGGTTTGATTATATAAACAGATAGTAATAATACTATCCATATATATCATATTAAACAAGCGCTAGCTTTTAGTATATATTATACCTAAAACTAGCAAATATGTTTAACAAATAATTTTTTAAAGTTGGTACACGGATTCGGACTCGAACCGAAAACACCCGCGTTCTAAGCGCGGTACCTAACTGCCAATTGGGTTATCCGTGCACATGGTAGGCCGCGAGGAATTCGAATCCTCACTGGAAGGTTTTTCTTGCCACTATAGTTTTCACTACCTACAAAATAGTTTGTGGTCTGGACTATGTCTTCTTCTCAAAGAGAAGGCTGGTGTATAGTCTCTACGCATTTACGAATAACTATATTCGATTTAGTACGGCGTTGTCATTTTAAAGAGTTCGCCGTTTAGCCAACATTCTAATATACATCACTGCATAATAGCTCAAAAAATAAGACCTTTGTCTCTACCTATTGGACTAGCGGCCCATTATTTAATTTCTCTACTAAGTCCTCTGGGGAATATTCGAAATTCCGTGTCACAATTATAAGTTGTGCATCCTAACCGCTGGATGACCAGAGGACTTAGTAGAGAAATATTTTCAATTGGAGCGGGATACGAGAAGTTGCACTCGTTACTACAGCTTGGAAGGCTGTTATTTTTCTACTTAAACTAATCCCGCAGTTGGAGCTCCCAGGTCGTTACGATCGGCCGTCTAAAGTTTACAAAACTCTTGTAATACCATTATACTATGGGAGCATCGGATATCCGAGGACTTGCACCCCGACACGGCTGTTAACCGCTACTGGTAGTTTTCAAGACTACTCCCTTGCTATTAGGGTTAGATATCCATATGGTCCGAGCAGCATTAATCGAAAATGCGATCCGTGATCCCAAATCACGAGTTATACCACTTAACTATGCCCGGATAAATTGGTGCAGCGCCGAAGATTTAAACTTCGATAATCTCGATTAAAAGTCGAGTGCACTAATCAGTTATGCTAGCGCTGCGTTTCTGGGGCTGGATTCGGACCAGCGCATCGTGGAGTCAAAGTCCACTGTCTTACCGCTTGACTACCCAGAAATAAATGGCGGCGACGACTTGGATTCGAACCAAGAAAAGCGGTTTTGGAGACCGCCGGTTTACCATTAAGCCTATCGTCCCATATGGTTGCGGGTTCAGGTACTGCCCCTGACTTTCACTTTGGTTATGAGCCAAAGAAGAACACTATGCCTCCCACCCGCGATGTTGCCTGTTAATTTATATTCCGCGTTTACAGGCAAGCGGCCGAAACGTCTTACATGTGTTTTTCCTGGTTAGCTACTCCAGCACAATGCATTCGGGATGTAAGGTGCGACCACGTGCCACACCAGTCACATGAATGCCGGGGCACCAAACCGGCGAGTCATCGTTTTTAGGGTTGCCTAAACTAATTCAGCGGTGACACATTGAAGAAATCGCGGTACTATTTCTAATACCCCTTACAAGAAGTCGAGATTTTGACTTACTTAATGCATGGGATACTATTTCTAATATCCCCTATAATAATGTACATTGAACAAATATAGCCCAACTTTGAACACTGCTATGTTTTTGATTCTTTACGAATTCCAACATAGTCCTATCAATGTACGTGTAGAGTGCAGAATGTGTAACCATTCCACCCTACGTGTTCATGAAGTCTTTACGTATGATATAGTTACTTCACATACGAAGGAATATAATGTTGCCTGTTAATTTATATTCCGCGTTTACAGGCAAGCGGCCGTATGTGAAGTAGATTTCTCTACAAGGGTTAATTACCCCCTGTCGCACATCGGTGAGTAAGGTGGACCAAAGACATACATAGTATATGCCAGCCCAAATATAATCACATGAATGTAGGTGCACCAAACCTACGACTGCCATAAAGCTATTTTTAGGGTTGCCTAAACTAATTCAGAGGTGACACATTGAAGAAATCGCGGTACTATTTCTAGTACCACTTACAAGAAGCCGAGATTTTGACTTACTTAATGCACGTGATATTATTTCTAATACCACCAACAATAACGCTCATCTCTTTATTGGTAGTTAACCAAAAGGTTAATGGAGACCTTCTCAATATAGTTGTACATTAAGTAATATAGCCTTGCTTTGAAACCTGCTATGGTCAGAGAGCGCTTAAATACTCTTACATAGATCTTATTAATGTACATGTAGAATTGCAAGCATTGTAACATGTGCGTCTCTACGGTTTCATTCAGTCTTTACGTATGATATAGTTACTTCACATACGAAGGAATTGGGCCAGAATATAGCCTCTGGCGGAGCTATACGAGACACCGCATAAATGTGGAGTACGTTTGTCTAGGTGTGGACGGTATACACAGTCGTTCCTAGATCATTTTCAAGATGCTAACTTGTATACCGCTGCAGCATCACGCGGTAGGCACAACGTCTCTTTCCTATAATACACAATAACTATCTGCTAATATTTATTTTACCGACGTTGTATACAGAAAATTTTAATGCATTATATACAGCAGTTTAACGTCATACTGAGGACAAATGTTTTAGTATTATATATCTTATATTATACCTAAATAACATAAGATATAGAATACTTTACTTTATATTATACCTATTATTGCCTATGACCAGCATCAGCATTCATATACACTGGTACATAAGGAGCTGCATGAACACTAGCGGAAGTTGTACTACTATATACTTCCTTAATAGAGCCTCTCTTACGTGCTAAGTATAATTCTTTCGGATCTTCTAATTCATATACAACTTTCAAATCATCCAAAGTTTCATCAGCTTCATATTTATCTGACTTCAGATAATCAGTAGTGATATATGTAGGAGAGTATAAATTCTCGCGCGTATCGAAATACACAGATGCAATAGGCATAATAGATCCACCATTAGTTAACCCATCAAGAATCTGTACCATAAAGTTTACAACTAAGTTTGCAGCAGTTTTATTAGCTTGCATAGATTGCACATTTTGAACCGCACGCTCAGCACAACTCATTTGTTCTTCTTTAAGATCCTCTTCAATATCAATTAATTCTGGGAATATAGAATAAGGAATAGGTACAGACAAATATTGGCCCATCCAATCATCAAAATTCTTAAATTCCCAGGGTAGTGGTTTACCATTAAGAGCATTCAAATAAGTACTAAAAGTTCGCGTTTCTTTTGAAGCTACACCCATAAATGCTTTATTAACATTAGTATCAGGAACATTTCTAGTAATAAAGTCAGTATAGTTATGATCTACGTTACGAATATGATTAACCCTAGCATTATATCCATAGTTAGATACCATGTTAGCTTTATTAAGAATGTCAAGTATACCAACTTTACCAGCGTAATCTACATAAGCAGAATAAAAACTATTGTTATTTTCTGATGTAAGAGAAGTATTTAATTCGCGCTCATTTACGTACTTATTTTTAAATATTCTTTGAATAGTAGTATAGGGAAGCTTATAGTTAGCTTTTAATTTAAAACCTTCAGCTATTTTAACAGTAGGAACAGAACATTCCACACTAGGATCAGAAGTTTCAACTGAAAACTTATCTATAATACTAGTTCTATCAGCAGCTATTTCCGTGCACTGATCTTTAGAAAAAGTACTCCCTACCCTATCTTCTTCTCCAAAAATATCTTTGTAGCATACAGGACTAGATGCATTTTCTTGTTGGCATACACGACCCCAAGCAACTTGCCCAGTATACTCACCATTACCAGAAGAAATTAGATACATCTCTCTAACACAGCAACACCTACTCTCATTAATATAGCTAAAAGCATTATCAACTAATCCACAATAGCTAGTATCATAACTAATCTTTTTGGCAATATTAGAAAAGACATCAGTGCCGTTGACTTCTTTCGTAATAGACAATCTGTCGACATCAGTCAATACTAAATTATACTTAGTATCGCAATTATCAGCCATAAGATCATGGAATTCATTTAAAAATCCATCATCAATAGTAAAGAAATCACTTGTTTCATGCACACAAGAAAACTCAGTAACAAGTGACTCATAATAAACATCATCAATACTAGGAAGCCTATTCCAACTTTTGAAAAATGCATTAATAATATTACGTACAGTAGTTTTATCAACACAATCTATCAAAATAGGAATAATAATACGCCTTCTACCATACATTCTATTAATATCACAATACTTGTCTTCCAAAAACTTAAACTTAGAAGTATCGTTAAACGCTTCATCTAATTCATGATTGCTAAAATACGTATTAACGCGATATTTACCACATACCAAAGAACTAATTCTACCAAGAGAAGCATCAGAATATGGATCAGCATTACCTGAAATATCATAAGCACTCATTGAAGTAGCTGTTTCATTTTCTGGATTGATATTAACTGTTTTAGTTATGTCACTAAGACTATATCCACGAAGTGCAAGAGGATTATCATTATCCATAGCCAATTTATCAGCTCTAAAGAATTTATTTTTAGCATAGGAAAACTCTTCCACTAAATCCTTATGTAGTGCAATTTTACGTTTAACACTTTCTCTATATTCCTGCCGTACATTATTCTCAATACGGGAAAGTCTCCTCGTAGTCTCCTCTTCACGTGGCCTATGTAACTCTGAAGATCTACAATTATATACAAAAGGAATACCAAAAGACAAGTCCTGTAATTGACGGATATTTTTTATATAGTATGGATATGCTTGTACATATAAGGAATTAATACCGTATGTCTCTACACAGTTTTCAACTAAACTCTCTGCTTTATTTCTACCAACGTCTTCTTCAGAACATAATTGGCGTTTAATATTTTTAGATTCAAACTTATCTCCATCACAAAGAGTATAATGAATACGATGTTTAATGTGCTCAGGTAAATTAGATATGTATCGCATCATCTCTGCAAATACATATCCTCCAGTACCACCAGCGCCTACTTGCACAATATTAATCATATAGTCGTCAAATACAGAAAAGATCTTATTAAATCCGCGTATATCCTGAAAAGCTTTATGTACATTTTTGAGACAAGATAGTCCTTTTACTCTGATAGGAAACCTATCAGAACCAGGAAGTTTTTTACTATCTATAATCACTACTATCCCTCCTTTTATTTAAACAAAGCAGTTTGTTCTTCTGTGGCAGGATGTAACTCAATAACCTTAGTATCGTCTGTATCATTGCAAACACTTGAGAACTCATTTACAAGTGCAGCTTCAGATCTGCTATTGAAAATTAATTCATCAATACTAATAACTCCACCGTTCGCCAAGTGTTCATCTAAGCACACCTCAAAATATTTTTCAAGCATAGACAAAGACTCATATTCAGAATCACCTTCATCAGCATCATCAACAAGAGATGCAAAGTTAGTAATCACATCCTCAATAAACTCAATATACTCTCTCCTCAATTTCTCTGGTGCATGAATAATATGAGCTAAGAAATCAATAAAGTAGTAATTAGTTTCAGAGTGGTCATGAATAAACTGACTAATAAATAAAACATTCTGATCAAAAACATTAGAAATTAACGCTTTTTGATATTTAGACAAACCTTCCCAGAATGCAATCAAATTCCAATTATTATTTACAACATCCGTAGAGTTGAGAGTAAGTGCCGCGATCTTAAACCCGTCAGCAGTGTATAGAGAATTAAACAAATCACTGTCTTCTGCTAAATCATAGCTGCTAGCTGAAATATAGGTTTTAAGCAAGTAAGCATGCGCTCTGGCATCCATGTTTTTGATAAGAGACTCAGTATTATAGGTATTAATAAGATTATACCCATTAGTATAGTCAATTGCATCCGGAATACCAATGTCGTCTCTAACCTCTACCATATCACGCGCATCGAAGAATCTAATAATGTCACTATTATTAACATTAGCAGCATTATAATCAAAAGACATGCTTTCAAGATAATTCATGGTACCGATTTCAATGTCTTCCAATAACTCTGCAGGTGCTGGAGTTACTTGTGCTACTCTTAATGCTTGAGGTGCTTGTGTTTCTTTTTCTTCTTTTTTGCTTTCTGTTGAGCGATTACTGACAGAGTATTTATTAACATAAGTACCTGTTTCATAGTATCTACCATAGTAAGGATTTGTAAGATATTCTGAACAATAGTAGCCTTTAGCCACAGCATAAGAAGAAGCATTCTTAGTAACCTTAGTTTTAATTTCCGGATTACCAGGACCAATATTTTCCTTTTTCAGCATAGCTTTCTCTTCTTCCTCTGTAAGAGCAAAGATATCACTAAGTTTTAGATCTTTTTGGAAACTGTTGCATTTAACACGTGCTTTATATGTAACGTCCTTATCAAAAGTACCAAGTACTACATAGAAACATACTTCATTTTCATTTGCATCATCAATACCACTCCAAAAAGCAGACATAGAATTATGTGAATGAAGTTCACACACAAGCTCATTCTCAGTGCGCAACGTTTGAATCTTAGGATCATCTGGATAACTTACACTAGCCTTAGAAATCTTTTGTTCAGGATAATAAATAAAGTATTCATCTGTGCCACGTTTCTTATAAATCTGTGCAGCAGCTTCATCACCAGAATCTTTATAAATAATATTAAAAGACCCAATAATTTCTTTGATAAGATCAGCAGGAATTTTATTATTAATTGTAAGTTCTTTAATTCCCTCATTTGCATCTTCAAGTAATGCACACTCTTTTACTTTTTCTACAACCTGTATATTATTTCCTCCAACGTGCATACTTGTTTTCACATAAAGACCACCTTTAGCAGGGAAATAAATATTCTGTTCAGTATCAGCTTCAGCTTCAGCAGCATAAACAGAATCCACAAATTTATTTCGTGCAAACAACATAGTCTTTTTAATTCTTTCAAGAGCAGCTTCTTGTTCCTTAGTACGTTTAGGAGTAGTTGTTACTTGTTCTACAGTAGTGCCACTACCTCCACTGTACTTTTTCCATAAATTTTTATAATCTTCATAATATTTAGAATAATTATACGTCATGCAAATATCATCCCTTTCATTAATTACCTCCTATTATATTCTCAAACAAGTTAGTTACATTTGTGCCTATTCTTTTCAAATATTGACATGGGAATTCCTTAATCTCTGGTCTAGTTCCTAATTTAGAAATAAGTTCATACTGAGTTGTAATCTCATTTCCAAGAATACCGCCTGGAACTGGCATCCAATGAGACCCATCACAGACATCTAAATCATGGTTACCGATGGAAGTATAAAGCATAGTTGGGAAATAGTCTACATTAGATTCCGGTACAATTCCAAGAATATCGTGTCCCATACAACAATTATGCCCAGAATTAAATACATTAGTAAATGGGTAACGATAATAAGTAGTCATCTCCAGAGGCATATTAGTTGTACTTAATGCATATGCGTATTGACCATTAAAATTAAACTCACGCTTTCCACAGTCTTCGACTAAAGTTCCTAAAGTAATAATACATAATGGAGGAAACGGTATTCTAAACATTCGTAAATTATTTACATTATAGCCTTTGAAACGTTGGTCATGAGAATCTGGAATATATTCATCTAAAGACCCAAACTTAGAAATATCTCTTGGCGTCCATGATAATACAATATCATTTATGCATCCGTCATAAATAAACAAATACCCACGTCTTCTACCACGATCTATAATATGTCTGCAATTCTTAGGAATCTTCATATTAACTTCAATAGTATCAGATGCCAAAGCCTTACATATAGAAGCGGTATCTACTATTTTAGTAGATACCGTTCCATCGCAAAGATCTATTATTACTTTTGCAGTTCCATCATTTTTAAAATCTACAAGCATTATTATGCCTTTCTAAATACAAATCTACCCGTTTCAGGATCCAATACAAACCTCCCAGATTTAGGGGCTGACTCTTCTTTTACTGCCACTACCTCTTCTCTAGCATTCTCTTCCTCAATGGCGTCAAGCTCATTAAGTTCGCTAGCAGTAGGTTCCTCATCGTCTTTTTCTTTATCATCGGCATCTAGAAAGTGCTCGCCTTCAAGTAAAGAATTAATACGCTCTTCAAAATCCGCATCATCAAACTTTACTCTATCAGTAGTTTTTTTAGGGGCTTCAATTTCTTTTTTAGCATGCACCGCCAAATATTCACGAGCAGCATCGATTTCTCCATCTGGACAATTCATCCACATAATATTACCATTATAAATAGGCACACCCTTTTGATATTGAGTATTACCATTAACAGTAATCTCGCGGTATGCTTGAACATTACCATTATTATTAGTAACTTTCATAACAGATTCTGCACGTTCAACACGGTCCTCAGGAACCTCTTTTTCAACAGCTTCATCAATGCTCTTCTTCAATTGAGCAAAGTCTTTACGCATTTGCTCTCTAGCATCCGCTATCTTAATATTGATCTCATCCTGTACACTTTGGAATTCTTTAAACATATGATCCAAAGCTAATACAATATTCCCGGGGTTAGACTCAAACTTTTCAAAATTAGGTAACATCTTATTTCTCCTTTTCATTAAATACTTCAATAATTTTCTGGGTAGGCAATTTCTTAAATTTTTCTACAAACTTAATACATCCATCCTTAGCTACTGTTGCAAATGCCCCAGTATCATGTACACTTTCAGAACATTTCTGTATTACATATTCTTTTTGAAAATTTTCAAGAAGCTGTATTCTACAAACACGGCAAGTGTCAGTAGTAGCTACAGGATTTTTACCAAAAGAAATATCTGGTACATAACCAATGCCTAACCCTCTGTTTAACGATTCATAAACGTCAGGAAGATAATGTTCCAAGAAACAACCTAGCTTAACACAATATTTTAACTGTGCTAATTCTACTTTAAATCTACTAGCAGTATAATTATTATCAAAATAATTATAAGGAACATTATATACTAGCGTATTTTTATTTTTTAAATAATCAATATACTCATTTGACTTTGCCAAATTATAAACAGAGATAATCCATGCCCATTTAGTAAAATCAAAAATAGCTGGTGGTAAGGTAATAATTGTCTTACTTAATTCACAATGTGTATCTATCATCAAATTACTATTATGTATATATTTCATAACTAATTTATTACAGTCTTCTTTATACATAGTAGTAAAGTTATATAATGGAGTGTCATATATTTCCCAAAAGCAATTTTCATGAACATCAGTCAATGGGATATATTTCTTAATTTCTCTTAAATAATTCCAAATACCCTCTAAACATCTTAATTTAGGAGATGCATTTAATAATGTCTCTTTAGTAATGTTTTCAGGATGGTTTACACCATTCATATAAGAGTAACTAAACAAACTTTCGATAAACATTGTTGCATTAGGTATCATACTCATATAAGAATTCTCCTCTTTCTAGATTTCTTTGATTCAGGAATTTTATTCATCAAGATTAATTGTAATGCTTCAAGGGATTCAACATTATTTCTCCTAATGTTTTCATTAACAGTATGTAAATAGTACATTCCATAATCGAGGAGGTCATCCTTTGGAAAGTCCTTATCTAATAGTTCTTCTAAGGTATTAGCCTCAAATAAAGATTTAATATTATTATCGTTCTTATCTAAATACACATTAGGTAAAGACTTGACACCAGCAAGTAAGTCTAATTCAGTATTATCGTTTTGCATCTACATAATGTTCTCCTTTTTACTAAAAACGAAAATTTTAAAAACCTTCGCCCTATGAATATTAAAATATACTATTCTTGCCGAAGACGCAATGATCTCCTCAAAGGCAGTAATAATATATTTTAATATTCATAGGGCGATTAAATAACTTGATCAGCTGTTTTTGTTTTACGTTTTTTATTTATATGTTAAATATCTCTTAGCTGACCTATTTAAGTCGCCCTATGTAGTGACTAAGGGAGCTGATTAGCAGCCATTAGTCTGTGTACGTACAGACTAACGGGTCAGATTAGCAGCCCTTAGTCTGTGCACGTACAGACAAGTTTGCACTGTATACATGCATACCATTTGCATCCACGCCATCATCACTCCAAGAGGAAATGCGTGCGTTAGTGGGGAGGTTAGGAACTTGAGCACGAACTGCCTCAATGCAGTCTTCATCACTGAGAACTTCATCAGCAGTCATGAAGGGGAACTCAAAATCTCCATATCCAGCCACACGAATAATCTTCTTAATCATTTCATTTTGTTGCATAGTAGTAATCTCCTTAAAATTTTAAATAGTTTTTGGTTGTACTTTAACTGCCAGCTTGCATACTATTCGTGATTAATATAACTCGATAACGATCTCTTAATCTCCGAATCTCACTTTCAGGCGTAATTATCGCCGATACTTTCACGACAGTTTCGTATATACTATATTTCGGCTCCACTCAAAATATAGTTCTATAGATGAACCATTATCTATAGATATAATATTCTTTGTAACCGCGATCATCTCCCGAGATGTACTGGACGGTTCCTGGCAATGATCATTCGAGGCGCTGCCGGTACCGGCGGGCGACACTCTTCATACGGGCGTATGCTCTAAGCATACGCCATGAAATAGAAAGAAAGAGAATTCCCTTTCATTTTTTAAATTAAAGGTCTTACAAAGAATATTATATCTATATACAATGTATATATTTATTTACAATGGATATGCATAAATATAATAACAAGTATAGGTAGTGCTTTTAGGAGGATTTTAAGTTATTTATCGAAAGGAGGTGTTATTTTATATGCATCAAAGGAGGTGTGATGTTTTAAAAGAGACAAGCACCAACCTATACTTGTTATTCGAGCTAATAGATATTTAAATATGCTAACTAACAAAAATTTTGTGAAGTCTATTTGAACAAAAATCATAAAATGTCGGTAGCCTCTCTGTGGATTATTGGAATTCGTCTATGTGCAGGATCGGATAACGGTCAAGATACAAGTATAACAGGATCTTGCCGATTATCAGATCCTTGCATCTATGAGACGTTTCCAATACTCCACAGGAGGGCGTACGAATTTTGTGATGTTTGTGCAAATTAAAAGTTGGAAGAGGAAGAACTCTTCCTCCATATGATAACTCTTAGTTAGCATATTTAAATATCTATTGTAAAAAAGGAGGGACTTCTATACCGAGCTTTTCAGCACGGTATAGAAGGTAGGAAGAAAAAATCTAAAGCATCCTACATAATACTTATACCATTTTTTACTCAATTTTTTCGACTACAAAATTGGTATTAAATAGCATAAGTATTCAGCTCCCGTAAACCACTCATTGGAACATACTAAATATCTCCGCATAATACTTATACCATTTTATACTATATTTTTTTGATCTAAAAAACAGGTATAATATCAACTAGAAAATACTATATTAGGAAGGAGTCTTTTATGACTACAGATAAAAACGATAAAGTATCTATTGGAGAAAAAGTTAAAACAAAGCATTCTATTCTAACTTATAATCCAGATACAAATTCTAATACCTTTCTAGACTATACCGAAAAGACCTTACATACAAACTATGATAAGCTATATGAAATCAAAACAAAGAGAGGCTATAGCATAAAGGTAACAAATGACCATAGCTTAATAACTAATGGTTCTGAAGACTTTTTTGAAAAGGTGTCTCCAGATAAAGCTCTTGGTAAGTTTGTTCCAGTTCTGTATAGTTTAAAATGTGGATTTAAAAAGTACAAAACAGCAAAAGACTTAATCAATGATAAGCATACAATAGAATTAACTGCAGAATTATTAAAGTATGATGATATGACTATATGCGCAATAATATCCTTATTGTCTGTACCAGATAAAGATGATGAAAAGTTAATGCATATTAGATACTTTAATAAACTAGAAAAATACATTATTCTTTTACTACTTGCAAGGTTATCTTATTTTGTAGAGAAAATAACAGATGAAGAAATCTTAGCAACACTTTATAAAGGAAAACAAATACCAGAAAATAATAAACTAGTAGATGCAGAAGAAGTAGTTAACGACAATCCTGCTAATCCATACTTATCACTTCCTTACTCCTGGGATGAAATAATAGAAGTGAATGAAGTAGAGAGAGAAGAGATTACCTATGATTTCTCAGTGCCGCGATATCCATTATTTATGGCGAATGGAATCATAGTATTTGATACAGTAATGGTTCATACACCTGTATCAGCAGAAGCCAGACAAGAAGCATTAGACAAGATGCTTCCTAGCAAAAACTTATTCCATCCACGCACAATGGCGCCTATACTAATGCCACGTCAGGAACATATCTTCGGTTTTTATCAAGCATCAAAAGATATTCCAGAGTTAAGAAAGAGCAATGTTAAAGCAGAATCCGTTATGGATTTGGATAAACTTCTTCAAGATATTAAAATGGGAAAAGTAAAACCAGATATGCCTGTAAGATATCAAGGGCAATTAACAACAGCAGGAATTGCAATAGCTATAGGTAATTTGCCACCGATGCTTAGAGACTACAATATGGTATGGGATAAAAAGAATATTACAAGAGTTATGGGAATGTTGGCAAAGCAAGAACCAACTAAATACCAATTTGTAGTAGATCTTTTTAAAGAGCTAGGTGGTTTATATGCTTATAAATTAGGATCAACTTTCAAACTATCAGATTTTGATTTACAAAAGTTGAAAAAAATGCGCGATGCGTATTTCTCTAAAACAGACAAAGCTTTAGCAAAGATTGATAATAGCAATTTATCTAAACAAGAGAAAGAACAGCGCATTGGTGAAGAACTACGTAAAGCACAAGCATTTGCCTCCAATTTAATGGAACAGCAAACAAATAATACTTTCAATAGACTTTATGTATCCGGAGCAAAAGGAAGTGGAGGACAGATAACACAGATTTTATCTAGTCCTACAGTAGTAGCAGACCCTAAAAACAGATTGATCCCTTCTCTTATTCACCATTCATATTTAGAAGGACTAAGCCCTGCAGACTATTTTACATCAAGTTACGGTACACGTAAAGGTAGTATTGCAGCTAAATTATTTGTAGCACCTGCAGGAGCTCTTTCCAAAGAAATAATGGGAAATACTCTAGAAGTAGTAGTATCATGTAAAGAATGTGGTACTGGTAGAGGGTTAAAGAGAGACATAGATGATAAAGAAAATGTTCTCTATAGACTAGAGGCAGGAACAAATAAATTCATAGATCCAAATTATTATGAACAGTTAAAAAGAAAAGGAATCAGAGAAGTAACCGTTCGTAGCCCTGCAACATGTGAAGCAAGAGAAGGTGTTTGCCAACATTGTTTCGGTTTTGATGAAAAGATGCAATTCCCAGAAATAGGCGAAAATGTCGGAGTAATGGCGTCCCAAGCAGTATCCGAAGTAATTTCTCAGAATACCATTTCTTCTAAGCATACAGCAGGAACTGCAGCAGAAGATAACTATGGATTTAATGAAGTTAAAGCTTTCTATAATATGTCTTCTAAGTTCTCTGGAGCAGCTGTTATTTCTGAGGTATCTGGTAAAGTATCTAAGATTGAGCAGTCAGCAACTGGAGGTATGAATGTATTTATAGACAAAAAGAAATACTTCGTACCCCCTGGAAGAAGGGTTACAGTTGTCTTGGGTCAGGATATTAAAGCTGGAGATCCTATTTCAAATGGAATTATGCCATTTAGCAAAATAGTTCCTCACAAAGGTATAGAACAAGGTAGGCAACTCTTTATTGAAGCAGCTAACGATATTTATAATAAAGCTGGTGCACATACAATAAAGAAGAACCTAGAAACAATTTCTCGTGGACTTATTAACTATGTAGAGATAACAGACCCAGGAGATTTTGATGAGTATGCAGAAGGAGATATTGTGGATTACAATAAGCTCATGGGAGATCTGCGTATGCACCCTGGTAAAAAGAAACCAGTATATCACCCAATCCAAAGTGGCACAAATAAATCCCCAACATTTAAAAACGACTGGTTAGATAACTTTGGCTTTAAGTTCTTAAAACAAAAACTTATTGACAACGCAGCAACGTTCTCTAAATCTCCGAAGAAACAATATAATCCAATCGCACCCTATGCACGCGGAGTTGGATTCGGAAAAGGTGAAAACGGAAAATACTAATATTAATCGAGAGCTTTTAATTAAGCTCTCTTTTTTTAGGTATAATATTAAGTAGAATTAAAAAATAAATATGAATATAACAGATCAATATTATTTTTAGAATATGGAGACTAATATATGACAACTGATAACTGGTATCCTTTGCCACCTGATATGTCTCAGTGGAATAATGTAATTTTAGAGAACTTGGCACAGCATGTACCTTCTGCTACTAATTATATTTCTGGATTGGAATGGTCAAACTTAAATCCTGCCACTGGAGAAGGTGACGGCGTAATTCAAATGATGAATGGAATGTGCGCCATTCCTATCACAATTAAAGAAAACAAGCTCGCACCAATAGATACTATAGCTTCCAACTATGGATCAGAGCCAAAATTTTATCCACTAACTGAAACGTTCTTGCAAAAGATTTACGCGGATAACGTTATTGGTCAGCCTGTAACAAAAGGCGCAAAAGAGGATGAAGACTATTTAGGTCCATCTGTAAAAATTAAACACATACGTACTGTAGATAATATTAAACATGCAAGTAGAGCCGCGGCACAACGTACATTAGATATGATCGTAAAAAGTGCATCTGTATCTAATTGGATGATAGAAAACATGCCAGAGGTATTAACCGCATTGAATGATAGGGTTAATACAGTAGAGAAGGAAGCGTCTACAGAAGACGTAGAATTACCTGATCTAATGATGGTATGGAAAGATGGTAACAATTTCTATGCTAACGGGAATCTTATAGACGCTGACGCTGTTAGCACCGTAACAAAAATGGCCGGAGCTTCTACAGAAGAAGTAACAAATTTAATGAATGGTATTCCATTCGTTAGAGATTTCAGAGAAAAAGTAGCAGCAATCCACATTCCTAGCGAGCAAGAAGTTGTAGCTATGGATATAGAAGATAATAGAATTTTTGATATTGGTGGAAATAGAACACGCGCTAGAGAAGAACGTTATCCCGATATTTGTGTAACAACAGCGTACATGAAAGATGGCACTTCTAAACGAGGTGTAATCTTTACAGGAGCATCGGTAAAACAAGTTCAACCTAAAACAACTGTAGAAAATCCAAATCCACAAGATCAAGACCCAAGTATAGTTCCAGAAAACTTCTATGAAACGCATTTCTTAGAGTTGTTTGTCTGCGACGAAGGATATTCTCTAAACTATAATATCAAGACAGATGCCCGTATTGCACTTCCCGGTAAAACAGTTATGGATGTATCAACTCCAAGCAATCCCTCTATTGGAATGATTGGTGCTTTGATAGAAAGTGATGATCCAGAATTTGTATTCGTTAAATCCTTCGGTAGAGTAGAGGATATCACTTCTGCTGGTAAATATAAATTCTATCGTATGTATGATATGATTAATCATAATATGATATCAGTAAAGGTAACTCCAGAAACGTTTTTCTATGAAGTTCCAGACAATAGATTAGCTACAGTAACAGCCCCAGAAAGAACTTCTTTCGTATCGGCAACTGGAATCAATGGTATTCTGCGTAAAACTCAAGAAGGAAAGTTTGTTTTAGATGGTGAAAGCTATGATACGGTAAACGTTCCTTTTGCGCTGATGAACAAGTACGCAGCTGCGTATGAAGATGCAGTAAGTATTTGTAGAGTCGCAGAAAAGATTGGTCAATGTGAGTTTGAGGTACTTACAAACGTAGATAAAACAGCAGCTATTTTGCTAGAAGAAGTAGATACTACCAAGAAGAAAGATAACAAAAATACCAAAACCGGTACTGATGATGAGACTAAAGGTCAGCAAGCAGCTCAGCCACAATTAGCACAAGTTACACCTGAGCAAATATTTTCCATAGATTTTGGTGGAACAGCAGCAGGTCAAGCACCTAACGCAGGAGACGCTCCCGGAGCAGGTCAAGCAGGAAAATCTGGTCAAGGAGTACAAGCAGGATATATTGACCCTGTGTCTGCTAACGACCTTGAAAATGTTGTAAACGTTAATAGTCCTAAAACAATGGATGCCTATCTGATGGCAAGCTTAAATGGCGATGTAGATGCATCTCAAGAAAACTTAGCTCGTACAAGTGATAGTATTGTTGACGCATTAGAACATTTAAGCAAGATGTTATTCCTGGTACGTAATGGAAGTTTTGATTTTGTGTCTGAGACAGACATTCAAGCAGCAATGCAAAAGTTAAATGATATCCTATCTACTATAGGAATTCAACCAACAAAAGTAGGACAATAAATGTAAGTTATTCAAGGAGGAGTGAGTACTAATGGAAAGCTTATTAGCTAAATATAGAAACTCTTTAGTACGTCACCCGTCCTGGAGAGTTTATAAAGCACTTAAAGATATTTCTCAAGAACTTGAGAATATTAAAAGTAAAAATATTTTTGACCCAGAAGAATTAGAAAATTTATCTCCAACAACATTTGGATTAAAAGACGGTATAGAAGTATACTTGCCTTATGCAGATAATGATGACCTAACAAACGAAATCATTGCCGCTATAATAGATCCGGACTATACAGATCATGGAAAATTTGGTATAGTTGAATGTATGGCAATATTTTGTGATATAGAGAATAGGCAGCTTCTAGAAGGCATGCTTATGGAAGGTATCCTTCCTACAGATGTAGCCTTAGAGTTAAACCTCTCTCAATCCGTTGTTCAAACCTATTCTGCAGCATTTTTTGACACTACTGTTTGGAGAAGTGACTCTGATAAAATAGCATATCTTAAAGTAGGTACAATTGGTAAAGATGCAGAAATTAAAGCAATGATTGCTAAAAGCGGCATTGACTATGTAGCTTCTCTTGTTTATCATAAGCCTCAAAAGGTACGTATGGAAAAAGCTCTTGCTGATATGTTTGGAAGAGAATATAACTACGTAATTCAAAATATTGGTACGTATACTGAAGAAGGGCAACAAGATCCACAGAAATGGGCTAAAAATATGATAGAAATATTTAGGGAACTCAAGAACGCTTCTAGAGGTGATGGTGGCATAAGAGAATTGAGCATTGCTCTTTCAACCCAACCACCACCAGCTATAGGGATAAGTGACCTAAATAAAATTGATAAAAATAAAGAGGTAAAATAATGGCAACAGTTAGTGATAGTTCCATTATGATGGCTGCTCAAGAGATTACTTCAGATTTCATAGACGGTAAAGTTACTCTTAATGAAGGAGTAGCTAAAAAAGCAAGTGATCTCGGGTATAACGTTGAACAAACGAAGCGCCTTATAGAAAGAACAAATACTGAAGCATTCATGAAGAAGTTTGCTACTGGAGAATCAGAATTTACATTAGCAGATCCAGACGTAATTCTGGGTGATAAAAATGTAAAAACAGCTTCCACCTATACTCTGTCTAATACAGAAGATAGTAATTCAGAAGGTATGTTTAAAGCAGCTTCTGAAGAAAAGAAAGAGTATATACCAAGCAATCATGGTTTTAATCTTGGAGCATCTAAAGAGTATCAAGAAAAATTAGCAAGTGTAGATCTTAGAGATATCTTTGGTCTTAATGATGATGATATGAAAGTAGATGCACTTCCTTCTGCAATTGATCCTGATATTGCAAATTGGAATAGAATGATTTGTGAAAGCACTAAGACCGCATCAGAAAGACAAGTGGAATATGATGCTAAAGCATTTGCATTCTATGATAAAGTAGACGAATTGGCAGAGTTCATTAAACAAGCAAGTCTTTCTGGAGACCAAAGTATTAGAGACTCTGAATTAGAGCTCTTAAATATGTTCCCAGAAAACGTAGATACAGTACGCAATTTGTATGATAATATTGTAGAAAAGATGGCAAGCGAGGGTGTAAATCCAAGTACACTAGAGCGCAGCGTAGAAGTACCTGTTTCTAAGTTGGCACATGAAAGCAAACTTACTCGTCTTTTTGAAGACTTGATCGATATCGCAAATAAATAATTATGAGAAATCTTAGTGATTTAGTTTATACACCATTTAGAGTAGTTAAAGATGCAGGAAAATTAAATCTTCCTGCACGTACGGATTTCAAAAGATTATTAAAAAAAGTAAGTAGTGAGGAAAGTAATAATATGGATGAAGTAGTTTCTACAAGACCTGTAGAATATATGGAAGCAGAAGATACAGAAAAAGTAGCTTTTTCTTTCGGAGGATATTACGTCGGTAAAGCACCCCAAGTAGCAGCGAAAGCAGATAGCATGGGAAAAGTTTTTCAACGTGGATTAGTGGGTAGTTTAGCTTTAGGCCTAGGTGGCGCTTTATTGGGAGGAGCTAACGCTCTTATAAGTAATGCTATTGATAAAAGAAAATATGAAAATAATTTAAAGATAGCAGTGCAAATGACACCAACATTGCAAAGATATCCAATGCAGATGCTACTATCATATTTGCCAATGATAGTAAAAGCATCACCAACAGTAGCATCAGATCCAAGACTTTTAGCAAATTATATGGAATCTATGTTAGACGCAGAAGGGCATTTGAATTTAGCTACTTTTAGAGAGTTGTCTTCTCTAGAAGGAAACGTTCTCCAAAATAGTGCGTTAGCAAATCCTATAAAAACAGAGTTAATTAAAGGAATTTCTAAAGGAATAGGACAAAACATGGGCACAGTAGTTGACAAAGGCTTTAAGGCACTATAATATAGAGGGAGAAATATTATGAACGAAAATAACATTTTTGTAGATTTTGAACCTCTCGGTTTTCTAGTTAACGAATTAGGTTCAGAAAAAACTGCTGCAGATAAAGCAGGGGAAACTCTTGGAATTGATAGCTACTTGAGTGGGTTAGAAGTTGGCATGGGTGTACCTGACGGAATGCTTGCACACGAAAAAGTAGCTTGTCAAGAATTAGGAAGAGAAATCATGATGGATTTCATTCCTAGCATTTTTCTCAGCCATAAGGCTTAGCATTGGAGGTTAGAGAATGTTAGGTAAAAGATATTCTCTTGGAAGTGTATTTGAACCAACAGGCGAACCTCTTGTTAAAGTAGCTAACTTTAAAGAACTTGCACAACAAAGCGAAGATATTAAATCTTTTTTAGCTACCTTTAAACCAGATCCTGGATATATGTATTTGCACGTAATAGCTGTAGGAGCCGGAGAATACTGGGGTAAAAATATCAATAGCGATTATTTCTTGGAAGATGATTTACTTAATAGGTATAAAACTTTTGAGACAGACGCAAAGGTATTTCGTGAACATGATAATAAACCATATTCCCAGTCATATGGTTATGTACCATTTGCTTGGTATAATATGCCAATGCATAGAGTAGAACTTATTTTAGCTATAGACAAGATCAAAGGTAAAGAGTTTGTAGATAGACAAAATGCTGGTGAGCAGTTATGCGTAAGCATGGGATGTTTCCCAGCAGGAACAGACGTACTACTTGCAGATAATACCTTTAAACATATTGAAGACATAAATCCCGGAGATAAAGTAATTACGCACACAGGGGAAGAGCATGAAGTAACAACTAAAATGCTTCATGAACATACCGGGAATATGTGCAGAATTAAGGCTAGTGGTCAAACGCAAGAGCTTATATGCACCGACAATCACCCAATCCTGGTAAGAAGATATACTGGATTATTAGAGGATAGTTATGGAGAATGCCCTGTATGTAATAAAAAGTTTAATCAGGTTTTAACGCATATAATACGGTCTACAAATAAAGAGCACATTGTTTATAGAAATAATATGTTAGATCATAAGTATTTGTATAAACAATATTGGACAGATGCAAAAAATATATTACCAGGTGACTTTATATTAACGCCAATTACAAAAGCAACTTCAGACCATGTAAAAAATATAGACTTAGCAAAAATAATAGGATATTTTTTGGCAGAGGGATCTTTTGTAAAAAATAAGAAAAAAGAATATAGAGCTATACAATTTAATTTTCATAAAAATGAGATAAATTTACATCAAGATGTTCTTGGAGCACTAACTAATCTATCTCAAAAAATAGCTTCATATCAAATAAGAGAAGAAAAGCATTTAGGTGTTATATCTCTCTATGATGAGCATTTAGCAACTACTATTAAACGATTTTGTGGAGAATATAGTAAATATAAAGTATTAAACCCAGATGTATACACTTGGACATTAGAAGAAAAGCTATATATTATAGGTAAATACTTTGATGGAGATGGAACCTTTAATAAAAAGCATAAATCTCTATCAGCAACAACAATATCTAAAAATTTAGCGTATTCAATAGCCAGTTTAGCAAATACATGTGGAATTTCGACCCGTATTTCATCATATAATGGAAAACATAATATAGAATATACTATAGATATAGATAAAGAAGATACAAAAAAATTAAAGTGTTTTTGCTCTAAAATACCAGAAAACTATTCATATACTAGAAAATATAAAACAATTAAAAAATCATTTGTAGATGATGGTTTTTTGTGTAAAAGAGTTTACTCCATAGAAACTTACTACGTGAATAACTTACCAGTGTATAATCTATCCGTAGAGGGAGACGAGTCATACACAGCAAACAGCATAGCAGTACATAATTGCAGAGTTAAATTCGACGTATGTTCCCTATGTGGTAACCATGCATCTAAACCACATGAATACTGCGAACATATAAAATACCATAAAGGAGAAATTTTTCCTGATGGTAAGCAAGCCTATATGATTAATCCAAATCCTACGTTTTTTGATATTTCAATCGTTCGTAGGCCAGCATGGAAGCCAGCTTTCTGTTTAGCAAAAGTAGCTTCTACAGATACAGATGTAAATACTATGAGTATCCAGGAAAAGAATGCACTAGCATTTGAGGAACTGGATTCATTGATACCAATGGAAAAGACAGCTGAAGTCTGGGAAATACCAGAAGATGATGAGCTGTTAGGCGCCAAGGTATTAGCTAAACATTCGTCAGTTCAAAAGGTAGCTCTAGATAAACAAATGCCAGCTATTTCAGTCCAGGATATAGATGCTGAAATAAGAGATATGCTTCCAGCAATTAATAAACTGGAGCCAGATCTTCCAGCCCCTCTACTTGATGACTTAGCTAGAAAGTATGAGATAAAAGATATTCTGCATTCCTTTGCTTCAGCAGCTATACCAATGAAACCACAAGAGTTTACACGTATAGTAATTGTTAAGAACAATCTTCCATTAGAAGCATTTGGAACAGTAATGACCGGAATATTAGGGTCATTCCATGGTAATGGTAAATCCGGATCTGGCAATACAGAAGTAGCAACGCCAAACATCCTTCCAGGAATTTCACGACCAGAAATAATGGAAAAACTAGCACCATTTATCCATGCTCGTTCAGCAATCTTGAAAGATGTGTTATCAAGACTAAATAGAATATTTGACACAAAAGAACTACAAAAGCTAGGTCTTAATAAAACAGCAGCGGTGTTATATCAACCAAATCCAGTACTGGATTCTTTAGATTTATCACCACGTATGAACTTTGGCTATGTACGTAGAGTTCCAGAATTTCAAGATTCAAATAGAGGTCTTTCTAAAGATACTGTTTTAGTACAAGATCCAATGAATTTGTCTACTATGCCAGTAGCACTTTCCAGAGAATCATTGGTACAGGAAATTCGTAACCCGTCTATTAGCGACTATTCACGTAATCAACTTTTGGCATTAGGTGCATTACAAGGAAAAGATTTCTCTGCATTTAAAGATCCTAGAATTATAAATTCTGTAATACATGAACCAGGGTTCTTATCTTATTTAGCACTATTAATAAACTCTTTCAAAAGTAAAGGAACTAAAGCAGCTTCGCCTTTGGATACTAAGAGCATTCTAAGTAATGTTTCCTTAGAGCACTTAACAAATGCTTACAATCCTGTACCACGTATAATTTCACAAGAATATTATACAAGATACTAATAAATAAAATTTAGGTATAATATAAAGTAGAAAATATTACATTTTATATATAGTAAAATCCAGGTATAATATGTAGTAGAAAAAGAAAATACTTTTTATTTTAATAAAAACTTATTATTACAGTAAAGGAGTAATAACAAATAACATGGCTAATAAGCTTACTATTAATGAATTGGTAAAACAAGCATCTAATAGCGTTCAAGAAAAGCAAGAGTCTATTGTTAAGACTGCAGCTGAACAAGGTATTGAAGATGCTGATCGCGTTGTAAAAGTAGCTAGCTACACTGGAAGTATTATGGGTTCCACTGCTTTTGACGCATTTCATGATTGTGTAGCAGCATCTCTTGATTTTAATCCGGAGGATGCTGTAGTAAAACAAGCTAGCATTGCCGATATGTTAGACGCAACAATTGAAAATATTCTAATGGAAAAGATTGCAGAAGCATATTCTTCTCAAACTGGCGGCGAAAATTTGGTAACAACCCAAATGGCAGCAGCTGATCAAGTAGTAGAACAAGGTAAAGCAAATGCAGTTCTCGCTGCACAAAGCGCACAAGATGCTTTGAGCTCCGTAGACATGGGTGATGCTAACACCGCAGCTCAATCTATGGCAACTGCTGGCCAAAACATCACTTTGGCGCAACAAGCATTGGCAGTAGCTCCAGATCCAGAATTGGAAGCCCAAGTAGCAGAAGCTAGTGATGTTGTAGCTCAAGCAGCACAAGCAATTCAAGGCGTGATGGGCGCTCCTGCATCTGCAGAGAATCCTGTATTGCAGCCAGATGTATCTCCTGCAGTAGCAGCAGAAATGGCTGATGCTGAAGCAGCAGTAGCACAGTAATTTTTTTTTAGAAAGTCAGGGGTAAAAATGAACGACAAGCTTATTAATGAACTCCGTGACTGTGCTGAAGAACTTACTAAGATTGCGAACACTGAGGTAGAGTCTGAAAAGACTGCCTCAGTAAGCAATATCAAAGTTGCAACAGAACGCTCTGAATACATGAAGAGCATTATGGTTGCTCTCGGTTTGGAAGAGTAACAGCAAAGGAGAGTTAAAGTAATGAACGTACAAGAAAAAGAACTTCTTCTTAAAGCTGCTGATCTTTTAACCAAAGCAGCAAGTCAACTGGAATATGGCCGCAATCTTGAGAAAGAAGCAGCTGCAACAGCAGATGAAGTAATTTCTCGTGGTATGGCAACTACTGATCAAAGAGAGTTCTATAAAGACTATCTGGCACAGCATCCGGATAAAATCGCGTCTATTAAAAATGCATTTAGCAACCTTCCCCTTCCTGCTAACACAGGCTTAGGTGAAGCAGCTAACATTGGTACAAATGAAAAAGGTTTAGATGCCTTTGATTTAGCACTTTTAGGGCAATAACGCATAAGTTATCCTAAAATATAAACATAATTAAAATTTCTAAGGAGAGATAATAAACATGCTTAATATTTTGAGCGGTTACCAAACAGCTAACATTAAGTCTTTCCCAGCTGGTGAAGCACTTAACGAAGGCGAGTGGGTAGAATTTGGAAATGACGGTAAAGTAAAGAAAGTTACTGGAGTATACACCGGAGCAAAAGGCGTTTTCCCTGTGTATGCAGGTAATGTTAAATTCTATGATACCAAGTCATTGAATGAAGTAGACGTTGTTACTGCTAAAAGTGGTATTTTGGAATGTGATAACGTAGAAGATGTTACTATTAAAGCAGGCGATGCAGTTTATGTAAAAGATGGTAAGTTGACCAACGCTGCTAACGCTTCTGGTGGTAAAGTTATTGGTTATGCTATTGAGGATGCTAATCCCAATGACATTCATAGCCAATTTACTGTAGTTAAGTTTGCTTTAGCATAATAAGGATGGTGAATATATAAATGGCAATTATTGAAGATTCCGCAAAGGCTAGCATGCTTAATTCAGCTTTTGTTCAACAAGTAAGTACCGACGCTGGTTGTGAAAAGATGGCTGGTGTTGCCACCGATTTCTGCCGTGTTAAGATTCGTGAAGGCTCTTTCTGCCGTAAAATTCTTCCTCCGAAGCAAATCACTTTTGCTGAGTTGGATCAAGCTATAGACAGTGATAGCCCAATGCGTATTATCCATAAGGATAAAGTTTCTGAAGCTTACCCCGTAACTTTCCGTGAGCAAGCTCAACAGAGATATTACATCGGTAATAAGTTCCAAGTATTCTACGAGAACATTCAATCTGAAGAGTTCACAAAGGTTACCGAGGAATTGCAAACCTACCGTGTGCCCATTAAACAAATCATCGAAGAGAATTACCTCAAGGATATCCAAAAGGCAGAGGACGTTAAGTTCTTGAATACCATGAATGCTATTTTGGTTAAGAAAGAGGCAGAGAAAGTAGGCAGCTCTATTTTCAAGAGCAATGATAATAAATTCAGTCCTGCAATTTTGGCAGAAGGATTGAAGCTTCTCGTTCGTAAGGAATTACCCTTGGGAACCATTCTTATTAACGAAGAAGATTGGATGAGCTTGCTTGAATTGCAACAGGGTGCAGCTGGTTCTGCTGTTATGGAAGATATCATTCATAATGGTTACAGCTATACCAAGTTGTTGGGTTGCAACTTCGTTCGTACAATCAAAGGCGACGTAGTTAAACCTGGTCGTATCTATATTTTCAGTACTCCTGAGTACTTGGGTGTATTTGATGTATTGGAAGACGTAAAAGCTTACATGAAGACTGAAGCTAATAAGTTCTCCTTCCATTTGTGGGAGACCATTGGTATCGCTATCGGCAACGATAATGGCGTAGCAATGATTCAGTTAGCTTCTAATGATCCTTTGGTTCCTGAAGGTGTTGTAGTTGAAAAGACCAAGATGACTACTTCTGTTGATGGGGTATACACTGTTACCTTGGGTACCAAAGTAGCTGTAAAAGCTTATACAGTTGATAACGGAGTAGATGTAGCTGTTAGTCCTGCAGTTGATGCAGGTGGCGACGTTACCGTAGCTAAATTGGCAGCTGGCGAGCACACTATTGTGTTCAAGGGAGCTAATGGAGATACCGTAGCAACTACTGTAACTGTTGGCGCATAAACTATTTACACAATTAGCAGAATTTAGGTATAATATATAAATAGAAGAGGCGGGGCCTAAAACGCTTCGCCTCTTTTAAAATTATAGAAGGGAATATAAATATGTTTGTTTCTAATCTAACAAATCGCAGTCTTGGACTTGCAAGCCCTGTAGTATTACGTCCTAATGAAATAAATCGTTTCATTGATGATGAAAATATTACCCTTGTAGAAAGCGTTTGGCGCGCAAAAGCAGCTAATCTCGTTTCTGTTAGTGAGACAAAAGGCATGGTTAAAACCATTGCAGCAACAGCAGTGAAAACACTTACTTTCGATGCTGGAGCATTGGGGAAAGAACCAAGATCTTCTGGTAAACATGTAGAAGAAGTTAAAGAGGTTCTTAAAGAGCGCTTGTCTGACAAAGAAGAAAAAGTAGAAGAAGCTAAAGAGGAAATTGTATTTGAGAATTTAGTAGAGTCTTCAAAACAAAAGAAGTCCAAAAAACAAGAAAAACAAGATAAGCAAGAAAAGCAAGACACACAAGACAAATAACCTGAATAATTTAAGGAGATAACACAATGTATAATAATGATTATAATGCGTTGAATGATGCATGTGAATTTGCAAAGATAGCAGCTGATATGAGTTTGCCTTTGGATCAAAAACCTGCTCCTGAAGCTGGCAGTCAAATCGTTCAAGGTATGGTAAATGCGGGTACAGCTTCTCCCACTTCCGTAGGGCAACAAGTATATGCAGATCCTGTTGATGCTGAAGCGTTAGCCGAAGCAAAAGAAGAGGCTGCAGCAGTATTGGCAAAGCAAGCATCTGTAATTCGTGCTATTTACGGTTTGTAATAGCCACCCCTGAAAGGGAGGTATAATAACCGTGTACACGAATATAGAAAATTTAAAAAAAGAAGCAGGAGTTATTGGCACAGCCAAAGCATTAGCATATGGAACTGTTGGATATCATCTTGGAAAACATGTAAAAGAACAGGAATATAAAGATGAAATTATAGAAAATATGCGAAGACAAGCTGAGGCACACAATAAATATGCTTCTTTAGAACGCAGAGTATTAGAAAAAAAAGCGGCAAGTATACTAAGTAAAGCTATAGGAAGGGGTTTATCTTCGGGGTTTAATAGAGTAAAGAACTTTTTCAGAAAACCAGTAAAATTTAATCCAGGTGCTGTCAATAAAAGTACAACTAATATAGCAGCAGGAACACAAGGAGTTTGGACACCATCAATAAAATCAACGTCTAACACAATAAATAGTATTTCTGATATCACTAAAGGAAATTCTTTCTATAGAAATGGTTTTTATTCTGCTCCAAAATCTATTGTCGAAAAAAGCAAAGATCTAGTAAAGAAAAACTTGCCAAAACTTCCTTCAATTGAAGGAGCAAAAGTAAAGGCTAAGGAAAGCATTCAAAAAGCCAATGAAAGTATTAAAAAGTTTCCAAAAGCAAGAGAAGAAACAAAAGCTTTACAATCTCAAACCAATCCTGGTGCATTTGGACCCGTTGTTGACGGAACAAAGCCTTCTCAAAGTACATATGCTGTTAGTGGAAATTTATTTGGATCCAAAGGAAAACGTGGAAGATACTTAGGAAATGAAGTATCTACGGAATTTTCCTCAGAAGGATTATCAAAAATAGCACCTACAAATCAATTTGATGGAATATTGCAGAATCCAATAAACGGTGAAGCAACTGGAAAAGCTATAGAAACACAAAATATAGAAAAACTACGAAAAGCAAAACCAGTAAAAGTTGACCCCAAAACACAGTATACAATTCCAGCTACTAATAAGACAACTAATCCAAAAATTGATAAACATACTATCAGTACTAAAGGAACAGTTACTGGACAAATAGCCAGTGGACAAAATAAGGCTGTAGAATATCTTAAACCCCTTGAACTAAAAAAGGATATTACAGGAACTCCTATAAAAAATTCCAACCCAGAACTGAATTTATCCATAGAGCCACAAACTAAAGCAGTTATTAGAAACGCAGAAGCAGGTGCATATGATAATCTAATAGGGAAAGGAAAAGTTTGGAAACCTGGTAAAGATCCTATTTCTGTACGTAGAGCAGCAGAAGAGGCAGCAAAAAATCCTAAAAAGTCTTGGTGGGATAAAGCAAAAGAACGCTTCTCTGAAGCTCCCAAAACAAAAGAACAGCGTTTTGCAGAAAATAGATTTGGGGCAGGGGAACCTATTCAACCAGATACAAATTGGTCTGAAGTATACAATAGTACTAAGAACTGGGTAAAAAATAACCCGGGAAAAACAATGGCCGGAGCCGGAGCACTAGGCGGTATCGGTTTATATTCAATGTCATCTAGTGGCAATAAAAATTTAGATAATTACTATTATGGAGGATATAATCCAATGTATAATCAATATAACGCAATGAATAAAACTGCAGCAAGTTATGGTAAAAATTTATTTTCTGATTTAGCTACTTTTGCAAAAAAGAACAAAGGGTATTTTGGGAGAACAGGTGGCGCATTTGGCGACGCAGTACAAGCATATAACCCTTTCGCTAAGGAAAACATTAAAACTTTTGGAAACTTGATCGCTCCTAACAATCCATCCACCGCATTCCTTGGCAAGACCCGTAGAGTATTAGGCAATGCTATCGCAAGTAATCCTAATGCCGTACGTGCGGCAGTAGCTGGTGTAGGAACCGGAACAGCTGGGTATGGCGCCTATAAAATGGTTACTTCTTCTGTAAATGAAGATGATATGGCCCTTGAATACGATGCAGCAGCTAACCAAGCAGCTTTTGCAGAAAATATGTACAATGAAGCAGTAGAAAAAATGGCTTCTATCGAAGACTACATGGAGAAAGAAGCAGCAAATCCTGTTGCACGTGCAGTATATAATACAGCTGGAAAAGCCGTACGTTACGGAAACAAGCTCCAAGATAGTGCTAATTATTTCGGATTAGGCTCAGCTTTCCGTAAAAAAGGCGTGGGTAATGCAATAAAAGCACGTACCGGAGCAAGCATTGCAACATTGGCCAGCTTGGCTCAAAAGAATCCTAACGTAGCAGCAGCTCTCGCAGCAGGTGCAGTAGGCGCAGGCGGCGTAGCTGGAGCTCGCGCAGTAATGTACTAATAGCTTATATTAATGATATAATATAACAAAATAAGGCTAGGCTTGTTAAGTGAGCCTTAGCCTTATTTTACTATAAAGGAAACTATATGCAAGAAAAAAACTCAGGATTAGGGGGAAAGATTTGGCATGGAGGAATGGCTTATCTAGGCGTATCTAACCTACCTAATTCTATTTCTGAAAGCAATAAGATAAAACCCGTATATACCAAGCAAGATCTGCATGACCTTAAAAAAGTAGCTTTTTTAAAAACTATTTCCAATATAGGAAATAGTGACCTAGTAAGTAGATTAGGATCTTTAAAGGCATGGGGAGGGGCAACTATTGCCTCTAGTCTATCAGGTAAATTTAAAGAATCTAGGGATAATAATTTTTTGCAGTATAAGGCAATGCGTCAAGCCCAAAACAGACAAAATAGTATTCAACAAATGCACAAAGTAGCTTCTGCTATTCCCAATGTATGGAAATATTATATTAATGACGCAAGAAATTCAATTTTAAGTAGTCAATATGAGACCTTTAACCAAATGCAAAAACAAGGAGTATTTGATTATAGTCTAAAAGAAGCCTCGGTATTAACCCCTGTCATAAATGGTGCTTCACGAGCATTAACACCAGTAAAGAATACCATAGCATCAGGAATAAGTAAGGTTAAATCATTTACTGATAATTTGGGAGAAAAGGCCTTTGATATCAAAAAGAAAATACGCTCAAAAGTTGGCCCAGACGCAAAAACAGGTTATTATAGAGATAACCCCTTAAAAAAAGGGGATATACCAAAACCATATTATGATAAAAAAATCTACACCACACCTAAAAAAGAAGATTCCTTTATTAGAGCAGCTAAAGGAATCGCAGGATTAACATTTGCAGCTGATACACTAATTGAAGCAAATAATACAAGAAAAAATTTCCAATATGCAGCGCCAAAAGTTAAAATGCCCCCAATAAAATATCAACAACAATAAAGGTAACACACATGCCAGCTAAAATAAAAGTTTATTATGATAGAAACTGCACACAGGAATTAGCAAGAGACCAAAAAACTAATGCATTTTTATATACTTTTTTTAAACAAAAAGAAGATGGAACTATACAAGAAGCTGTAGATGGAATACGTGGCGAAGCTGGTAGATGCATATTATATTTAAAAAATGTGGGAACAAGAGCAGCTTTACATCCTCAAATAACCTTTATATCAACAAACAATCAAGAAATTATCAATAAAAAAGTATACACATGTAAAGATATACCTGTAGATCAAGTAGAAGAACTACAGGTAGACTTTACTATAAAGGCATGGACAGCAGCACAAATAAGCGAGAATTATTTTTCTTTAGAATATTATTCGCTTCCAGACACTGTATCATATACAAATCCGTATAATTATTATGCAGAAATAGGTGAAGAAACAAATACCTATGTTACAATAGACGGAGTTTAAAAATGAGTAGTAGCATATCTAACTTAAAACCAGCAATACTAAAGTGTTATAGTGATGCTTCTTGCAGTAAAGAGCTAGACAAAGATGGCGCAATATATAGAATTGTCTTAGGCACAAAAGAAGGTTTTAATGGTACAGATGGAGATCAAGTATCACAATACATCTATATTAAAAATTGTGGAGATACAAATGCTACCGATACGTATATAAAAGAAGTAGGGGACAATGCAAATTGTTTCAAAATATCAGTAAGGAACATCATTCTTGCTGACATAGTTGCAAATATAGGGACAATTGTACCAAATGAAGTTGTACCCGTAAAAATATCGTCATATATACCAAAAGAATCAGAAGCAATAGAATCGTTTCTTAACTATACTATATTATACGAATCTGTACCACCTTTTGATACAAACTATTATAAAGACACTGTTACACCAGATAAAATTCAGTTAAAGTTCTCAAAAAAGTCTTCAACAGGTAAAATAGAAGAAGAATATACTATTAAAAACATAGATAAATTATTTAATGATAGAGACTTTATTTCCAAGTTAAATATAACACCAGAAATGAGAACTCCTGTAAAAATTTATCATGGAACAACAGACGAAATATACTGGGATAATACATTAAAAAAGTATAAAGTACGCTTAAAATGTCCAAACTGCGAATCTTGGACTAATTGGGAGAATTTAAATACTTTTGATTACTCAGCAGAGATTATATGTACAAAATGTGCACATAGTATAAAAGTCGCAAATACTATAAACTTAGCAGAAGAACCAGAATATATAGATATTTTGACAAAATGTAAACTACCTATAAAGGAAGATACCTGGACAAAAAAAGATAATTCTGACACCTACTTTATAAGAATAGAAAATGTAAAATCTGCAGTGAGTATCAATGCGTATAAAAAAGCAAACAATAAATTTGAAAAAGTTCTAGTAAATATATTAGTAAAAGATGGCTGTATAATACTAGAGTCTCTAGCGCCTTTTACAGGATATATATTACTTTTAGAAGAAGAAGCAGTAGACATAGACAACATCAAGCCAAAATTCGGCATGGCCTATGGAAAAGGCATCTACGGACATCCTCTATATGGGCAGGAATCTTTTATACATATATCAGATTCAATAGAGATAGACATTCCAATAAAGGGACAAGATTCAGTAATGATAGGTGCAGATTTCAAAATTCTTACTAAATATACTGGTCTGGAAGCAAATATAGAAGATATACAAAGCTATTATACCGATAGATACATGAGACTAGGATGCTATGATGGCCCAGCATTACCATTAAAGCTTAACTAACTATAAAAATTATGAAAAATAACCCATTTCTAGAGACACAAAAACAAAAAATAGATGAAAGTGTAACTATAAAAGCAAAGAGAATAACAATACGTATGTCAGAAATTACATGGGAAAACCTAGCTAAAGACCTATGGTTTAAAGATGAAACAACAAAAGTATTTCTAGAAAAGTCAGATTCTCCCAAGAGTCATTTTAAACCCATTTGTACTATATCAAAAAATAGTTTCAATTCTTACATAGATAATTGTGATTCTTTTTCTTTGTATAGAACAAATTTATTCTATTATAGACTAGTAAGAGATGATAAGTCGCTAGCATCTAAAGTTTTTTCCTGTGAAAAAGAACACAATTTATTTGGGTCAGAAATGGTATATAGACATAGTATTCAGTTAAAAGAAGGACACTCAGGTAGCCCAATGTACCTATTTATAAAAAATAGAACATCCCAAAGATGCCCAGAGTGTTGGGATGATATTCGATCTGTAAGAACTAAATCAAATTGTAAAGTATGTCTAAATACTGGTTATATTACTAGTTATTGTGATCCAATATGTATTTATATGTCTGTTTCACCAGAACAAATAACAGTACAGCAGGAACAACTTGGAACATCTGTAGAGGGAAAGATACAAGCATGGACTGTAGCATACCCGCGCATTAATCTAGGAGATGTCATTGTAGATCCAGCAACGCAAGATATTTGGTGTGTAAGCAATGTAAATATAACTACGCATAAAAGAACGCCAACAAAACAAGAACTAACTTTAGATAGACATTCAGAAGATACTGCAATAAATAAGTTATTATCTTTAATTCCAGATAATATGAATAAAGAAGACATCCGTCATGGAGAATTTTTATATTAAATTATGGGAACAGTTATAATAGATAAAAGAAAAAGTAAAAGTTATTCTGGAACTAAACCAGAATATACACCTGGAATAAAAAAATCTCCAAGCAATTTAACACCTCGTATAGTAAGTTCATTGTTTATTTTAGCATTACAACATTATTTTATTTCTCATCCAGAATATAGATGGGATCCAGACGGTAATAAAACAGAAATAGATATTCATGCGGAGTGGGAAGAAGACGATAATTTGGAAAAAGGCCTTCCAATACTAATAGTACAAAATGGTCCGATATCAATATCACCCGCAGGAATAGGCACTGGATTAGCTTCCTTGGAACCTAGAATAATAAAAAGGGGAAAAGAAACAATGGAAAAATCAGCTATATTAGACTCTCAATTACAAGCTACAATTGAGAGTAGTATTAATATAGCCGTAACAGGAATGAGTAGTGATGATGTTAGTGAATTAGCTTTTACTATTGGCATGTTTTTATTAACATTAAAGTATGACATTGCATCAGTACTGCAACTACAAAGTATAGGAAATATACAAATATCACCAGCACAAGTATTAAGTAAAACAGGATGGACAAATAGATATATAGCTCAAATATCTATAGGCTATACTTTTACTTTAGCAAAAATATGGGAACCATTGGATGTTGGGACTCTAATAAAAGAAATTATAACTGATGTATCTACAAAAACATCTCGTCCAACAACCCCAACAACCTATACACACAATACATTAAAGCAAGTACGCAATTAATGCAAAAATTTTAAAATATAGGTATAATATATATTAGAGAATAGACTTAACTAATACAGATAAACAAATTATTTTAAAGCGAGGTAATCTCAATATGAGTTTTAGACTTCCGTCAGTCATTGTATATCAACAATTACTCTCAACAACCATTTCACCTTCAACACCATTTATGGACTTGTGTGTAGTTGGTCCTGTATATCAATGTCAGACAAACGCTTCTATGGATGACTACGAAATCCATACAATTGACGAATATATAAAAAACTTTCCTGAGTTAAAAACAGGCGCCGTTATTGACGCAAAAAGCGTATATCTAAAATTAGCTAACATTAATGTAAAAGTTTGGCCAACAAATACCGCTAAACGTAATAATGTAGTTTTAGATAACTCTGGTCCAACAAGTGTAATCTATGATGTACAAGGAGCTGTTACTACAGAGTCTTTAGACACAGCAGCTATTATTGAAGGAGACCAAGTAGATATACGTTTTACAGATACAGACGGAAAAATAAAAGTTAAAACAGCTAAAATTTATTCCATTACACAGGATGAAGTATCTGGAAAAAAGACGTATATTTTACAGAAAAATTTATTAACAGGATTGTACCCAACAACCGCTACAGTATCAGCAACAGTAAAGCGCTCTGTTAGTGGCACAAGAGATGTATATCCAGGAGCCACTGGAACGCTTGAACCAAAAGGATTTGATCTTATTTATAACATAGATGGATCAGTAAAAGCAATGCGTATTTCAGTAGGAAATTTAGAAGTTCCCGTTGACGAAGAAGCTACAAGCACCACAACGGTAGTAGATTGTAACGTTGCTGTAACATATCGTGCTTTGCGCACAGATGTTGCAAATGATTTCATTACAATTAACTCTTATTCCGAAGCTTTAGCTCAATTCGGAAACCCAAATATTGATAACCCAATGTCTGTAGCTGCACAAGTAATAAATAGTGCAGTTGGTGTAGTAAGATATAAAGTATTACCAATAGCAACAGATGATTTTAATGGTTATAATCAAGCTTTGGACGTATTATCTAATTCAGATGCGGTATACGCTATTCAACCATTAAGCCATGATAAACAAGTTATTTCAGCTTATGTAACACATTGTAAAGCAATGTCCGAAGCAGAAAAGAGCAAATGGCGTATTATTTATGGAAATATGCCTATGCCAGCAACAAAAATTGTAGTAGAACTTAATAACGGAACTCTTATGACAATGGGTTCTGACACGGAATTAACTTTAGATTATAGCTTTACTACAAATGATACTGCTACAGCTACAGATACCGGATGGGTAGATGCTGGTTCAAGCAGCTTCACCCGCGAAATAACACTCACAAATAAATTCTTGTCCTTGTATAATGGCACAGAAAGAGTGCCAAAAACAGGTGGTACGATTTCATACAGTTATAACGAAGCTACTAAAGTACTAAGTATCATTGCTCCATCTAAATTTGCAGGAAAGGTATGCATGGATAATCCCAATTTTGATTATGCAAACGCTACTTGTTATTTGAAAGATTTAGACACTAATGTTGGCGGATTTATATCTAATATAGCGCGCCCAACAGACTACGTAGACTTATATACAGTTGCATCAAATGGAGAAACTACCTATAAGTATTCTTTACAGATAGCAAAAGTATTAACTGATTCAGCATGCATTTGCTACACTCAAAAATGGTTAAAAAAGACTGATGGCTATTATATGATTGATGGTGAGTATCAGCATTTTATTCCTGAATATAAAGATTCTGGTGCAGTAGAAGACTTGACAGCTTGCGCTTATGAAGTGGTACGAGTACTTGACACACAAGGAATGGCAGAAGCAATTGCAGGCGTAGCAGAATCCTTTAAGACTAAAAGATTTCGTTATGTTCAACCAGATCAGATTATAATTACTGTAAACTCTGTAGATTATCTTGTTGGTGGAGAATATCTTTGTGTAGCTTTGGGAGCTATGCGTGCAGCATTACCTCCACATCAAGGATTTAGTACTATGGGAATTAGTGGTATTAACAGAATCACTCGTTCTAATAAGATGTTCACAGAAGACCAGCTAACATATATGGCATCCAAAGGCGTTTTCTGGGTAGCACAAGATGCAGTAGATGAATTACCATACGTATTATATCAAACTACAACCGATAATGGACAATTGGAAGTACAAGAAGATAGTATTGTAGCAGTTGCAGATTATGCATCTAAATTCTACAAAGAAAACCTTAAAAATGTATTAGGTCGTTATAATGTAAATACAATTTCTATGAACTATGTAAAGACAGTTATTAACGCATGTTCAAATGAAATGACAAGTACAAGTTACGAATACATTGGGCCGATGTTAACTAGTGCTAATTTACTCTCGTTAGTAGCAGATGGTGATAAGATAAAACCAACAATTAAAATTGGTGTACCCTACCCTGTAAATGGTGTAGATATTACCTTGCAAGTATAATATAGGAGATATTAATTAATATGGCATATGATATTTCAGATACAAAAAAAGCCATGGGCGAGCTTCTTGTTGAAACTGATTTAAACGAGGCCATTTCTGCAGAAGGAGCGCCTCACTATAATTGGGTCGAACAATTAAGACTTGCTACAGATTTGATAACTCCAGACAACTCCTTAATTTGCGTCGCTGACCATTGGCTCAGCGACCAAGTTACAAAAGTTACTCCAATAGGTCTTACACAATCTTTTGGCTTTACAGAATCTTTACCCGTTCAATTAGCTCCAGAAATAGGCAGCCGCAGGAAAAGGGCTATGGTTGGGTCTTCTCAGGGCGGAAGTATTCAAATCTCAAAAATGGTTGTACAAGGCAATAGTCCCTTAGCCGTATTGTCTAAATATGGGAAAACATTTGGCATCAATTCTAACTATTGGACAGAAAAAGAATGGGGAGCAGCAATAGGTTTAAACCTAGATAAATTACGCACACCACAAGGTATAATTGTTATAGAAGGAGATCCTGTTGGGCGTAAATACTTAGCAATGATGTTTGAACAATGCCTGTGTCAAGGAACATCTAGAGCATATCAAGCAGGATCCTTCTTAGTAGTTGACAACTTCAATTTAGTATATGAGCAAGTAGTTCCTCTTTGGGAAAATGAAGAGGCTAAAGACGGTCATATTACATCATATTAATAAAGGTAGGAGGAATATATAAATGGCACAACCAACAGGGCGAATTTTAACGCCAGAACAAATAGCAAATACCGACTACCGCAACCAATATGTAGAGCATATTACAGATGCAACAGACTTTGCTACAGCTGACTCATCTCTTGTACTGTCAACGGTACCCTTTCTCCCTATAGGAGATTCTTTTGATGACGTCCCTTTATATCCAGTAGGAGTATGCCAAAACTTTCAGTACAATGAAGGTTTGCAAGGACAGTTTTTACCAGAAATTGGCTCAAGTAGGAAAATAGGTGCGTCTGGAACGGCAATGGGATCAGGTAGCATCCAAAAATTAGCAATACACGGAAATTCATTAGTAGCAGCCTTATATAGGCCAGCTCTTTTATGGATAAAGAATTCACCGAGTTTATCTAGTGTATTGGATAAAATTTCGGGAGAAGATGCAAAATGGATTTCTGGCCTCAAAACACAAGATATCAATATCTTTGATATAGAATTAGATCAATACTTTCAAAAAGTAATAGCAACTGGTGGACTTAATTCTCCCTTGTTTAAAATACCTTTCGGATTAGTAGAAGTTAGGCGTGATCCAAGACAGCGGGTAACTATGATAACCTACTTAGAACAATGTTCTATTAGAGGTGATCAATCAGGACTTAGTGCAGGTCAATTCCAAATTGCGGAATCATTAAGCTTTGATTATGAGCGCCGTAGACCAATGAAATGTCTGGGACCATTTGCTTTAAGTAGCGATGATTTAATTGGTATTACCGAAAATTCAGCTAAAAAATAATAAACGTATAAAATAGAAGGCTACTTGTTTAGCCTTCTATTTTTTTATAGTAAATATAGGTATAATATTATATATAAGAACTTATGAGGTATATTATATATGTCAGAACCTATATCATTAGGGCAAACAAATATTCAAGCTAATGAGATAACGCTAAGAAAATCTACAATTAAATATGATAGTTTACCCGCATCAAATGCAAATAACAGCATTTCGTTACCAGAATCTTCTGATACTACAGGAGTGACAAAAAATGGTAATAAACAAAACGCAGGACAAGTAGTATCTGGAATAGTAGAAAGCGCTAATTCATTAGTTGGAGCATATGGCAATCTAACAAGTACTGTAAAGAATTTAACAGGATTATCCCTTCCAGATGTTAACTCCGTCCCAATCATAGGAAATGTTTTATCAGGACTAAATGCTATTACGGATATAGGCTCCACATTATCATCAGGTCAATATGGAGCAAGAGTTCAGGCAGATAGCACGAATCCTCAACCAGGGGCATTTAAATGGGTCGAACGAGAAACAGAACCAGGAGACTTCATAAGCTATGACTCCGTACTTTTATTTGTAGGCGAACCAATTTATGCTGATAATCCAAAAGGTTCAGTTTTTACCCCTTTAGGATTATGTGAACAATTTACTATAGCAACATCCGTACAAGTAACAACACTTCAAGAGCTTAGATGTGAAGAACAAATAGTTTTACCAGGAAAAACGCAACCAGTTAATATTACTATTTCTAGATTTTGTGGAAAATGGGCTAATTTATTAAATAGGCTACATGGAATAAAAGACGATTTAAGCTGGAATATGAGTAATCAGTATGATGGAATGAGAAAATTATTTGGTCTTTATTGTATAGTAATGGACACAAGCCGTAGAAATATAGTACATTCCTTTTATGTAGAAAGGTGTGCTATAGAACAAATATCATTTGGAATAACAGCTGGTCAAATACAAGTAATAGAATCTTGTGGAATAAAAGCAGGAAGAATAATAGACCCAAACTATCAAAAATAATATAAGAAAGAATACAGGTATAATATGACACCAACAGGAGAAGTCAAAACTGGTATAGTAACTAAATACGATGAAACTACGATGACAGCAGTAATTCAAGACAGTGAAGGAATTATGCATAATGTAGTTTGTCTCTTCGATAGATATGATCCTAAAACCGGAGCCTATTCTTTTAGAGCACCATCAGAAGAATCCCCATGTTTATATACCACTATTGGGGAAACAACTTATCTATTAGGGTTATTTCCTCCATTAAACATGACACCAGAAGGTATCCATCCTAAAAATTCTAGCTGTAATAATACAGAAAATCGTACCCCACAAGGGATGCTAGAAAGCATAGTAAAACCAGGTAATGTTATAGATACAAATTCTAATGGATCAAAAGAGAATTTTACTGATTCTGAGAAGAATATTATTTTAGCATCAGGAAAGTTAGAGTCTTTATGGAATCTAATTAATTTTGTGTGGAAAAATACTTGTCAAATGTTCAAGTTATATTCCGGACCGATGGACGTTACAGCAGAAGTAACAGATAAAGAAGAGTGTAATACAACAATAAAATGGCGTAAAACATTAGAAGAACGTAAAGACGGCGTAAAGCATACTCTGTTAGATCTACGTATTGGGAAAGACGCTGGAGTAGTTGAATTACAGGTAAATGGATCTACCTTATTACATATTTATGAAAATAAAGATATTCTATTAATAGCTAATGATATAAAAATAAATGCTAAAAAAATAGAATATAATGCAGATGAAGTAAACATGTTAAATGTTGGCGTCGTTCGATTACCTTAAGGAGCATATATGGCAACCAAAACAATTAAAATAAAAAAATCGGAAGTAGATCAAAAAACGTTAAACATTTCCGAAACATTACAAAATTTATCTAACTCCATTATTACTCCAAATGATGTTCGTTTAGCCCTCATGGATTACCCAGAAATGAATAAGCCCTTATATATAGAACATTTGGATGACGAAAAATTATGGAAATGTATAGATTGGGGTGTTGGTACTTTTAATAGCCAACCTCCCAATATAGGAAAATATACAGCAGAAAATTTCCCTGATAAGCAACTATTACTACTCTTAGCGGTAGTGGAAGCATTAAAGCTAACAGCATTAATGGAATTACGTGGAGAGATGCAATATAGTGACGGAGGAGTACAGTCGTCCATTTACTATAAAAGCCCTCAATTTACAGCATTAAGACAAGAATTACAACAGCAAGCATCCCAAAATATAACAGCGATAAAACGATCTATGAATATTAATAGCTGTTATGGACACCTCTGTTGAGACCTCAAGAGACACCTCTGTTGAACTATCTATTAATAGCAAGGAATAAATATATACTAATGATTAATATAGAATATCTAGAAAAAATTGCATATGAAAAATACGCGGCAAATGTACTAACGAGTATTATTAAAAATGTCGGAAAACCAATAGCAGGAGCATTAGCAAGGGTTCCTGTTGCAATGTCCAATAGCGCCGCAGCAGGGTATCTTCAAGAAGGTGCTAGGTTTGGAGCGGGGCTACAATTAGCTGGACTTGGTATGCAAGGTAAACTCATGCCATCAATAAAAAATAGGGTGTCAAAGTTACTTTCTAGCATTGGAATAGTTAAGAAGCCCGGATTAGGTGATATTAAAAATACTTCAATAAGCATACCGGCACAATCTAGTAGAAAATTGCCCCAAAATAAGCCAAGGATTTATTCTCCACAAACGTACAAAAAATTTACTTCGCCTGCCTTCTATCAAGTTTCTTCTAATAAAACCACAAAACCAGTTGTTCAAAGAATAGGGGAAAAATTAGAAAATGTAGGTGGAAATATAACACATACCATGCTAAATGAGGAAAACTTATTTAATAGAGATGCTGCAGAAATAGCAAGAAATGCTGTAAATACTATCGGTAATAATCTATCTCCAAAAAAGTACAAAATAATAAAGTCAAATGGACTAGTATCTGATAGCTTAACTGGCTCGGAATTAAAATTTACAGGGAAAAAAACTAATTATGCAGACCAATATAGAAGAGGACTCCTAGACGATATTAGAGAAGCCGGTTATAGGGCTAATGAAAAACCAGTGCAAATAGCTCGAAATAATGTAACTAATACAGACCCATTCTTTAGAAAACAGCATCAAGAAGCGCTTAAAGAGCGCCTAAAAGATCTTCAATTTGGTAGAAGGCATGGACTTGCAGTACCAGTTGGCATTACTGATGGAGACATGGTAGCTTATTATAAATCAATAAAAAGACATGGTTTAGCATCTAGAATATTTGATACAAACTACAATGGTAATAAACTTTTTAGTAGTGAAAAAACTAAGAATATACAGAATCAACGTCAAGGAACTTTTAGTAATATTATAAATACTGCTAAAATCAAGGTAGAAGACTTTTTCCATGGGAGTAGGGGAAATAGAAATTTTGAATATGCCCTGTATACGCATGACCCAAAAGTATTTTTAAGAGAAAGACACCAAAATAACATTAAACCTCAAATCAATACTACTTCTCAATGGAAAATGATGCGTCAACCACTAGAACCTAATACTCCCAAAATTCCACGCCAGCAAATAAAGATAAACCCTAATAGAGGAGAGATGATGTCGAACACCAATTGATATTCACATTATTACTAATATAATGATTAATATAGAATATTTAGAAAAAGTCGCTATGACTTCTGAAAAAGAATTAAAGAAAAAGCGTTTTATGGGATTACCATACAATAATTATATAACAGCTGGAGCTTTAGGTGGCATAAGCACTTATAAAACTAATAAAGCATTACGCTTTATACCAGGTAAATACAGATATCCTTTGGCAGGAATATCTGGGTCTCTTGGGGCCGCAACAGGTTTTGATTTACAAGAAGCATGGGATCATACAATTAATAACAAGTTAAATAACATAAAAATATTGGCTGCAGATACAGGTGAGTATTTACTTAATAAGGCAACAAAATGAACAATAGTCAACAAGATCTACAACTTTGGCAAGATTATAAACAAGGTAAACAAGGTGCAAAGTGGAAATTACTAGATAATTTTAGAGGAATAATTACCCAGACTGCTCGTCAGCAGTCTAATGTTCGCCCTTATTCAGTAGTCGAGGCAGAACTCAAAGAGCTCGCTCTCAAAGCTTTTGACTCCTATGATCCTAATAGAGGTGTAAAGTTATTAACACACCTTACTAATAATTTTAAGAAGTTAAGTAGAGAAAATATAAATAATCAACATGCTATCAGAGTACCAGAAAATGTACACTTTCAATTTAAACCATTAGTAGAAGCTAATGCTTTTCTCTCTGATAGTTTAGGTCGAGAACCTACCCATCAAGAAATAGCAGATTACACTGGTTGGTCATTGCCTAAAGTAGTAGATGCATCTTCCCGTTTACGTAAAGAATTAGTAGAATCTAAACAGACATTTGACCCTAAAGTATATGGATTAGATGCTGAAAGACAAGGTATGTATTACGCTTACCAGTCATTAGATCCAGTTGGAAGATTTATCATGGAACACTCTATGGGTTATAATGGAGGCAAAGAAATGCCAGAATCACTAATTCAAAAGAAACTAAAACTTACTGGTTATGGATATAATCAAGCTAAAAACAATGTAGTCAATACAGTGCAAAGAGCAATAGGAATTGCTAATAATGAGGAATAAATGATTAATTTAGAATATTTAGAAAAAGTAGCAGAAGAAAATTTCGTTAGTCGTACTATAGACGATTTAGGTAATATTACAACAAAAGAAGAACTTTCTAACTGGAAAGGTGGAATACGCAATATTTGCGAAAACCGTCTTGTAAGTGTAGTTCCAGGAGTAGCCGCGGCATTAATAGCAAGAAAAGCAGGGGCTACGCGCGATAAAGCCCTTCTTATCGGTACTGCAGCTGGTGCCCCAGGAGCAATATATAAAAGATGGCAAGATGTTAATACTGTTTTCCCAGAAGCATCAACAAAAAGAAAACTTGTTTATGGTTTTTTACCATTAGGTACTACAGGTAATAATATGCGAGGTATTAGTATACCCTATATAGCCGGGGCTAAAAAATACAAACAATATAGAGAAGAGTAAATGATCAACACAGACTACCTTAGAAAAATAGCAAGTGCAGCACAATATCGACTTAAAGACTATCAACAAAGAGTAGTAGATAAAGTTATTACTAATTCTGATACTCCTACATCTTTGATTGCTCTTCATTCTATGGGGTCTGGTAAGACATTAACAGCATTAAGTACTTTTGATAAAATGCAAAAGCTCAAACCAAATGCTAAGATGTTATATATAGTACCAGCACCATTAGTAGCACGTACACCTCAGGAGATGAAGCAGTATGGGCTAGGGAATCTGATAAACAAAGTAGATGTACTTAGCTATGAAGCTGCCTCTAAGGTGCCACCTGGAAGTAAGACTCAGTATGATCTTGTAGCAATAGATGAAGCACATAGATTGCGCAATGCAAAATCTCAGAGAGCACAAAATATTCAGAATATTTTAGATAATAGCAAACATAGGCTACTTCTTACAGGCACAGCAGGATATAATCACCCAGCTGACATGTATGGCCTAATAAATAGGCTTAACCCAGATCTTAAACTTCCAGAAGACCATACTGCCTTTATGAACAGATATGCTCCAGATGGTGAAAATTTAAGACATAAAGACGAGCTAGCTAAAATTCTTAATAAGTACATAGACAAATATGAGGTAGATAAGAATAATGAACACTTCCCTTCTGTTTCTCAAAAAGTAATTGACGTGCCAATGTCTCCTCAGCAAGAAATTTTATATCAACATATTGCTGAGAGAGATTTACCAGAAGAGTTAAGAGCAAAGCTCAAAGCGGGCATAAAGCTAACAGCAAGAGACGCTCAAGTATTCAATATGTTCATGGGCGGTACACGCCAAGCGTCTAATACCGGAAGCAAATTTTTAAGCACAATGTCATATAAGGACTCCCCTAAGATTATGACTGCATTAAAGTCTGTACAGGAACATGCTAAAAATAATCCAAATTTTAGAGGAGTAGTTTACTCTAACTATTTAGAGGCAGGGGTTTTACCGTATGCACAAGCGCTACAGGATAGTGGAATAAGATCATATATCTATACTGGATCCACGCCAGTGAAGGAAAAAGAGAAAATTATACGTGAGTATAATAAATTTGATAACAAACCTAAAGCTCTTATTTTATCCTCAGCTGGTGGTGAAGGTCTAGACCTAAAACGCACTAACTTGATGCAAGTCCTGGAACCACACTGGAATGAACCTAAGTTAGACCAGGCAAAAGCTAGAGCAGTACGATATGATAGCCATGCAGACTTACCAAAGTCACAGAGACACGTAGACATAGAAGAGTATCATAGTGTATTTAATAAACAACATGCGATACCGCCAGTAGATACTGTATTGTCTGATCTAAGTTACCAAAAGAATAGTATAGTCAAGCAAATGAATGATTTAATTGGCAAGAAACCGCCAAAACAAACATTCATGGATAGTTTAAGTGATTGGAATCCATTTAATAGTAGTAAATATAAAAATCTTAGTAACAAAATTTAATCCACTAAAAAAAAAGAGACTACATTAAGTAGTCTCTTTTTCCTTTTCCGTACACTCTGTACACATAGCTAAATTCTTTAAACTTGTCATAAATTCCCACACTTTGTGAGTAAGTTTCATTTTAAAAGAATCTAATGCCAGGTCTGGATAGAATGCTTTTTTTGTATGCTCAGAGTATGTTTCACTCCAAGTTTCCCCACCCATTAAATGGGCAGTCACCACTAAAGCATTGTCTTCTTTTTGCTCGGATGCAGTAAATCCAGTAATTAAATTAACTGCATCAGACAAGCTGAAAGTATCATCTTCATTCAATATGTAAGATACACCTGCAGTCAAAGGCTCATGAGTATTTACGTCTTCAATAAAGATACGTACTGCTTTATTTCCTTTTTTATTCATGGGTTTCTTATTAACAACATCAGTCATAATAATATCCTTTCTTTATTTTACAACCGTAGTTTCATTACAATATATTACTGGTGGATATCCTGGATAAGTAGGAGTATCTTGATTAGGTGGGTATGTCCATGGGTTAGTAAATGGTACCCATTTCTCTATAGTTTTAGGAGCTTCTATACCTATAGGAAGTTTGTAGCTATCAGGTAATTTAAACTTAACAATAGTCATAGACATAATAAGTTGTTCATTATTATCGTCTCCGTCTAAAATAACTATTTTGTTTTTATTACCCTCAACCTTGTACCAATAGGATGTATCCCAAGTATTGTCTTTTGCTGCTTGCTCCATAGCAGAGAAAGCTTCTTCTTTGCTCCACCACGCTCTAGCAGCCCCTCTAGGATACCCATCACAACTGTCACCATATTCAACATATATATATGAATAAACTTCTAAATTCATTTATATTTTATCTTCCTGTGCAACCACAGTTATGCCTTTCTGCTACAGTTACAGAAAAAGACGTATTTTTATCCAAATGATCTAACAAGTCTTTATTCAAGTATTTAAGAATAGCTAATGTCTTAGCTTCTTCTAAGTTATCTGCTTCAACATTAATAAGTGTGTGTGATTCTTCGTTAATCATTATGTCAAATTTTTCCATATTATTTTTAAGCCTTTCTATCATCAATAATACTATCTGTCACCATATTGAAAATGTGGTATTATATTATCTTTATTTTTATATACTCCTAATTTGTATGCTAAACGTAAACAAATCCTCATAAAATAAGGTAAGTTATACCATGCCCTATCACATGGTATAACTTTTTCTACAGGAACCCATATCAGACTTCCATCTTTATCTTTGTATTCTACAGGAACTTCCGTAAAATAACCACCCAATTTACCCCTCACCATACCAACTTTATAATAAGGTTTAGTTTCTACAAAAGTACCTTGACGAAATTCATAACTATATCCTTGCATGTTTTTACTCTGTAATAGCTTCTAGTTCTTCTCCAGATTCCATAAGGTATTCAACTTCATAGAGAAATACATCAACAACAAGTCTATCCGTATCTTTAGTACGAAGTTGCAACTTACCATCATATACCGTATGTATATAAAGTTTCGGTGTGAGCATCCTACTAGTATGTCTAACAAGATCACGCAAAGCATCTTTTCTATCAGCCCATACTACGGAACTGATAGTATCTTGATTACAGACAGGATGTATATCTCTTGGATATTCTACTTTAGCTACCCCATAATACTTTACTTTTTTCATTATGTTTTATACTCCTCTAATTCTCCATAACTTGGACCAACTTCTGTTTCAGCCACAAAAGGCATCACCTTACATATTGGTAATTCTTTATTTCCTAAAACAGGATGCTCTAAACAATGTTTAGCTATTTGTATAAACTCATCTACATAAGTAGATTCTACCTCACACACAACAGAGTCATGTACTGTTGCTACTAATTTATATCTATTTGGATCTAAACGATCATGCATATTAATAATTCCACATTGCATCAATTGACTCCCAAATCCCTGAACACAGGTATTCTTAGCTCGACGTTCATCTTTAGCTTTTTCTTTGAAGTCATTTTGATTATCAATGTTTGGCAAGTAACGTCTAAATCCAAATGGGTTTACTACATATCCATTCTTTCTAGCAAAACGTACCTGTCCCGTTTGCCACTTTGCCAAAGTTGGATAACCCTTGTTAAAATTGTTTATCATTGACTTACAGTCATCTACATTAAACTGCATTGGTACTCCATTATTTCTTGCGTCATTCCCTAGAGTCATGTGTAGACCATATGGGCCCATACCATAGAGTACACCAAAGGAAATTGTTTTCGCAGCTTGCCTGCGATCAGGATAATGTTGTTTAATGTATTTACACTGTTTCTTTGTTAGCTCAATGTCGAACTCTTTTGTTCCTGGTTTAAGTCCTTCTTTTATAAGGTCTTCTTTGAATTCCTTGTCTGGAGTTTGTAACAAGAAGGATACCTTTGCATTACGAGAGTGAAGATCTATTCCAGATTCATAACTCTCTATAAACAATGGCTCTTTTGCCAAAGCACCCGCAACACGTAATTCCAACTGCGATTGATCAAGGTTTACCATTACCCAATCAGGATTTCTTGGAATAAAAGCTTTCTTAATTTTATATTCATGCAGGTCTTCGTAACCAGGGTCAGTTGGTGCCATAGCAGACGGGATATTCTGCATGTTAACCGCACTTTTACCACCACCAGAACTTAAACGCCCTGTAGCTGTACCCGTAATATTGTATCTTGCCCTTAAGCACCCATCTAAATCTGTATTAGAAAGATAGCCATTGAAATACGTAGATAAAAGTTTTGAACACTTACGGTATTTACGCAATGCTTGACTAAATGGAGTATTAATCATAGCTAAAGCTACGTCTCCAGTAGGACGATGTCCACCATCATAAAGTTCACCGTCATCATCTTGCACTACGCCTTCTTCTAAAATAGGTACAGCATAACCAAGCAAATCATATAGAACATGTTCCATTTCTTGTGGGCTATTCCAGTCATATTCATGTCCATTTGCCAATGTTTTTAGTTCTGACTTATAACGCTCAAGGAGCTTCTCCATATACTCCTTAGTACTCTTTACCCATTCGCCATTTACATGCATTCCATTATGTTCCATTTCACCTAAAGTGATAACGGACTTTGTCATGATCCAATGAGCAGGAAGCATATTTTCTTTTTGAATTTGAGCTAAGAATAATTTATAAATACGTAGAGTAGCATCACTATCAGCGGCATTATATGGAGCCATTGTTTCCATATTTGCCTGCTCCCATTTAGTCTGTATTATATGACCATCTTCACTGTATTCATCAGGTGTACCCTTCATGTCAGTCTCATATCCGCCTAAACTAGTATAGGTCGCAGCCAACATTTTTAAACCTGCATAGCCACCCAAGCCACATAAATAAGCCATATTCATAGTATCGCCTACTATATTTTTTGTAACAATATTATTTACTAGACGCAAAAACCAATAGTCAAAACCTACATTATGCCCTATGAATTTAACATCACTAGTCATAAACCTATTTAAAATAGGTAAATACTTTTCTGGATCATTTTCAATTGGAACACATACGGCACACCCAATATCCCAAGCAAAACTAATGCACCTTAATTTTGCAGGGTGTTCTAAATCGAAAGCGTCCTTTGGATGTATATCACGGCCGTTAGACTCAATATCGAAAGCATGTACTAACTTCTTAAACCTGTCTTCAGTAGTATGTGCAGTTACAAACTTATCAAATTCTTCTACAGTTTCCAATAAATAATAGTTATCAGGCATTGAATCCTTGTCGCCAAGAAGTTGCCTATTTACTTGCTTAAAGGCAGCCTCTGCTGCTTTAAAGGCTTTTTGATCACTGATAACTTTTTCTGGACTTTCTGTAGCTATAAGTTTGCACACCTCTGTATGGTCTTCTCCAATTACAATCGGATTAACCTCAAATATTCTATTAAAGATATCCTTAGAAGGGCCTTCCAACCCAAACGGTACACATGATGGTTTTCCCATACAAATAATAACATTTGGTTTTGCTTTAACGATTGCTTTACGTAAGTGCTCATTGCAAAACAGAATCATATTTTTTGTTGGGTCTTTTACGTGAGGACAAAACACAGTTGGGAACATATAGATTTTTGTAGCAGAAGTTAAAGTAGTTGTAGTTAATTCTGCCATTGTGTCCCTCTGATCAAACGGTAATACTTCCTGGCTGTCAAAAGGTCTCGGAACAATAATTACAACTATTTTTTCTTCTGCACTTTCTCTAATTGTTTTATATGGGACTAACTTATCTAGACTATAAAAAGGGGTTTTATCTAACCCCTTTCCTAATGAACAGGCTTCACAGCCTGTCTTCTTCTTTTTCTTTTTAGATGCCAAACGTTTTTTAGCACCAGTTATCTCTGCTGTATTGAAAAGGAGCATCTGTTGAAGATTTTCGTCAGACACTTCTTTAGCAATATCAATTCCCTGACTCCTTTCCAGTGTTAGATCTGGGGTCACGAATGACAGCCGTTTGAGATTCGATTTTATCTCTAGCTTCTTCACGTTGCTCTTCCTCGACAACTCCTCTCTTTAATTTTATTACACGTACTATAAAGCCATTAATGCGTTTAGTGGTTGAATTTTTACCAGTCTTAGGATCTACTATAATATACCCCATAGCGGCCAATTGATCATAGATAGTTCTCGCGGTATAGTTGATACCACTACCAGTAATTTGCATACGCATTTTATTTACTTCAGCGATGCATTCATTACCAATTAGATATACACCTTCTTCATCTATCCATCCTAAGCGAACTGAGTTTTCAGCGTGTGGAGTATCTGGATACCCACCCATACCTTCAAGATGATGTTTACCTGAGTATAATAATGACCGTATAGTATCAACAATAATAGCACCAGCTTGTTGTGCTGCAGTAGCCTGATTCATATTTGCAAGTATTAAATTAATACCCTCTTTGTAATATTTATCAAGATCTTGCAGTTCAAGAAATTCAGATGCGTATTTCCAAGATAGTGCATTTACTGCCAAGTTCTCACGTACACGAGCATGCATTGCTGGAAATTGAGCTCTAAATGTATTCAGCTCTCTTTCCAACTCAACAGTATTTAAGTGCTTGTTGCACAAAAACTCAATGTATTTAGCCATAACCCCCGGTAACGTAGCAGCACCTGCTTGAGCATTAGTTAAATGCTCTGAACTACCATTACTAGGAACACGTAATTCGAGTGTTCTTGCAGTAATAGAGGTCTCTCCTTCAGGTGGTACGTCCTCTGCCGTAACAATCATATTTCCTCTGATCCACCAAACACGATCATAAGAACTATTCTTACTTACATGCATACGAGATCTACCATGACGGTCTGCATAGTTTTGAATTAACCTAGTAACATCTGGTTTCTTACAGTCAACTGGTTTATAGTCATCAATAACGAATGGCATATCTTTCACATAATAACCATTAACTTCAAGTGAGTTAGGTGTTGATCTCCATGTATCAAAATTCTGATCTTTGAAATCTCCAAAGAAAGAATTCATTATACCAGTATAAGATGTTTTAAAAGAACCAGTTTGACCAACAACCCACAAACAATATGGTTTTGCAATTGGTACAAAGTCAGATAATACAGTCCAAAATATATGCGACAAATACGGTAAAGTTATTTTATAAGGGAATACCTGAAGAACTTCTTCTCTTATAAATTTCTTAGACTGAGTAAGATCAGATGGACCATCAGTTAGAAAATAGTTACTATAGTAACTAGGAGAATCTGGTAACTGTACCTGTACATCTTCCAACTCATGAAATCCTTTTTCATCTATATACCCTTTTGGAGTATAGTATCTACCGTCTCTCCATCCGGTATGATAGTATACAGTTGCTACATTACCTGCTTCTCCACCTTTAGCAATGGAACTCAATGCCGCCATTGAATTTCGCAGATTTGCTTCTTGCTTTGGTTCAATAAGTACAGCAGCCGCACCTAACTTCTCGGTTAATACCCTACGTAATTTCTTATCGTCAATAAACTCATCAATATCTATATTAATAACTTTATTTTGATTAATAGTTATTAAACGTACAGTAACACAGCGTTTAATATTGTCGTCACCACTGCCATCATCTAATAGCGTATCTTGTACGTGCTCCAGTATTACATTTGAAATATGTTTCCACTCTTTATTTTTTCCTTTCTGAGCTAACATCCATATCCCAAAGTTACCATCTGGTTTTAGCGATTTACGAAATAGCTCAGCACTAGCTTCTTCTATTTCTTGCATTATGGATTCAAACGTAACACCAGATAAGCTGCCAAAAGCTCTAATAAATAGTTCCCTATTTACAGGTGAAAGTCTACGTCCATAATCAACTATTTCAGCACGTATAGATGCACGTTCTTCAATAGTTGCATCAGAATATCTCATGGCTAATTTTTGACCAATCCACATAAATGCAGGACGCCTATTTTCAAAGGCTTTTTCTAGATCTGCATATGTATGCTTAGTTGCCCACTCTGATGGGTCTGCATCAGCCTTATAATCTTCTGGAAATAAATTAAATGTATCAGGAAATGCCTCTGCAATGTCTTGTGCGTATTTAATACCAGCAGCATCATTATCAGGGAAAATATACAGATTTTTAATACCCATATTCTGCACAGTAGTTATCCCTGTAGCTATGTTGCCGCCACCACTAAAGCAATAAATTGGCTCTCGTTTATTTGGGTCTTCTTCATATACTAATGAAGACAATGTGCCAACATCAAATTCACCTTCTACAAGTACCGCTTTATCAGGCATAGTACAGTTCATAAACCAGGAAAAGAAACCCATACTGGTTTTACTTCCAATTTTAGAACCAAGGAAAAACGTTTTCTTTTCTTTACCTTTTTCGTTAGCTACATTACGTACTTTTAATCTACTAATTTCACTATATGAATTCTTATAAAAGAATATCAAAGATCCAGATACTTGCAGATTTTTTGCTTCAGATACACAAACTTCTTGTTCCAGTATTTCCGATAAATTATTCTCAACTACCCACGCACGCACCTCTTGCAATGACGGATAGTAGCCCAAAGCAGCTAAAGGTAATGTATCAGTATTAATATGCCTTCTGGCAATATATGCACGCACTCCAGCAGCTTGAGGAGAATTACACAACAGGTCATTAGTCCATCTATAAAAACGATGCAAAGCCTCGTTTCGCTCACGATCTATTTTCTGTTGTGCAGTTTCTTGTAAATATCCCTTCTTTAAAAGCCAGTTATTCGCTCCAGGGATACTTTCAGTGCCAGGAATACCTGATAATCGTACTAAATCAAGTAAATTACCACCAATATTCTCAGCAAAACAATGCCATTTATCCCGCCCCTTAGCATCTACATATACAGCAAAGGCGGGAGTGTGAGTGTTTTTATGTAGCGGGCAATAACCTTTAGCATAAGGCCCCCTACGATCCCAGTTAAAATTAAAATCGGGAAATAACGTTTCAATAGCATCTATGAGCATTTTACGTTTTCCCTCCTTTCTACTTTTATTCGAGATATGTGCCTACTCTATATTATACCTGATGCTGTAGGATGCGTTTTTATATCCTCTCGGTGAGCTGCAAGTGTATTCAGATTAGACATTTGCGCAGTTGCACAAGTATCTTTAAAACTACACATACCACACATGTAGCTTTCTTCTTCTGGAAATACACCATTCATTTCACAGTCAAGTATCCTGTCTTCTAATGTATGTAGAGTATTAATATATGTTTGCATGAAAAATTTATTTTCGTCTCGTGTGGTCATGCTCCATACAGCTTTTCCCCTACGTAAATAATTGAGACAGAAATAACACTTTTCCCAATCAAGTTTATACGTATTGGTAATAAAGCCTACATATAAATTTAATTGAGGATTTTCATGAACTTTCTTTTGTGAAGAAATTGATTTATTTGTTTTATGGTCAACAATATAAAGAGTTTTTTCCTTCTGATCATAAGCCCATAAATCAACTCTTCCACGCAGATAAGTCCTATAGGTACCTGGTTCATATTGTGCTCTTGTTAAATTTTCTTGTAATCCAAAAGCACTTTCTATTTTCCAGTGTTTGATTTGTTTTTCCGTTAAAAATGTTTTCCATTTGGAAACAAAAGACACCATATAATTTAAAAGCGGGAGTGCATCTCTATATGCAACTTCTTTGTCTCCCACCCCATCATAGGTGTCTCTTATTTGTTGAAGATATGCCTGAGCTTTTTCTAATGTTGGAGCTTCAGTGTCTCTAAGCATATTTTCAATAGTTTCATGAGCAAAACTCCCAAGAAGTAAAGCCGGAGAGTTTTCACGCTCTCCGGACAAATAAATTCTTGCAAATTTTGCCATACAGGTTTTTGCTACTTCGGCTTTTGAATGACTAAATGGCAAATGACCTTCTCGACCTTCCATCAGTCCAAACCCAAGTGTATTAATATTCATTTTTCTAACTACTTTTTACAAGATTTTTTTCTTGTGCTTTAGAAATACTATCTTTTAGAGAATCTAAAGATATTGTCAAATAGTTACGTGATGCGATATAGTCACCTAAGTGAACAATAAACTGGCCTCTATTACCCGGCGTTTGATTACCCCATTCACCCATGTGAGCCACAACCAAACCCCCAATAATTTTGCCAATTTTCTCTTGATTTCTTTCCTTAGCAAACTTTAATATTTCCTGCGCTGCTATGTTAGGATGGCTACGCTCATACTTAGCGCCTTCCTTTCCATGCTTAAAGGTGTCATGTAACAGTGCTGCTGATAATATCAGATCTTTGTCTACAGATTTAAATTGCAAATATTGTAACTGAACAATATCCAACAGTACAGCTACCATAGCGAGTGTATGACGTACTAAGCCCCCTTCGCCATGGGATCCTGCCATATGATGTTCAACATGTTTAGCTGCAGGAATTGTTTGAAAATATTTGGGAACTCGTTCTGCAATAAATGCTTGTACGAATTCTCTAATTTCTTTGTTATTAATTAAGTAAGTGGAATCCATATATAAGGCGTAGTCGTCCCTTTCAGGGACGGCCACGTTTTTCTCTGCAATAGATTCCATTTTGATTAATCCTCGCTATTAATCAAAACGGCAACTTTGCCTCTGCAGTATCGGTCGCTGCTTCCGTCTCTACGTCTAAACCCATATCTTCTGCGATATTAGAAGATACATCTTTAAAGTCATTAGTCGCAGAGTCTGCTTCTTCTTTCATGTTGTCCAAAGCAATTTTACGTGCAGTTTCAATCTGACGTTTACGCAGATTCATTACTTCTTTAAATGTTTCAATGAACTCAGCTTTTATAGCTTCATCCATGGTAGGTGCCTCAGCAATAGGAGGAACATCCAAATCAATAACGTAGTAAGTTGCATTAATTTTAGCATTTTTAACCTTCTTTGCAGTAACTAAACTCTCAAACATAAACATAGGAAGGTTAAGTTTCTTAAACTTCTGACTTTGGGTATGAAGTTTACCCGCAAACTCCTTTCCAGACTTGTAACTAGTACGAGACAAAATAATACGATAAAGATCATTAGGATTATCATTCAATGCCACAACTAATGTATATTGAGGTGCACAATGATCTTTACTATCAAAGTTCATAAAGTTACAGGTTGCGCAAGGACCATAGGTAGTGCCAATATCACCTTTGGCAAATTCACTAGCAGTTGGGCAACTACATTCGATATTGCTGTTTCCAGCATCACGAGGTGGGAACTTAACTCTTTGTCTCCACATTCCAATAAGCCTAAACTTTGCAGAGTTACCAATGATTTCTCCAGTAACGTCGTTAATAAAGATACCAGGATGAATGTTCTCATTATCACCAGAAGTTACTTCTGGGCTCAATGCTTGCATCAATTTCAAAGTAGGAATTTGACTCAAAGACATTTCCATGCCTTCAATTGCTTCTCCCCAATCTTCAAAAGAGGTATCTACATCACCAGATACTGTAGTGGTAAGAGCCTCGCTCTCAATAATTTCTTCTGCCATTTCTTTCTTTTTTGTTGCCATGTTTTTGTACTCCGATCTTGTTAAAATAAATTAAAATAAGTTAAACAATATATACAATAACTAATTCTATTTTAGTTATTTTCTTGAGAAGTAGCAGCTTCCTTTTTGTTAGGATCAACTGCTTTAAAGCTATATTTCAATTTCCACTTTTCTGGAACTGATACTAACTCGCCAGTTTGAGGACTTCTAGCCTGTCTGGCAGGCACAATTACTTTCTTCAAGGTTCCGCCGATCTCAGGAAAACGAAAATCCTTACCATTATCAACTACTTCTTCTTTAATAAACTTAAAGAACATAGAAACCATATCAGAAGCTTTGTTTTTAGAAAGCCCCAATTCTTTTGCTACCTTTTCCACAAGGTCTTCTCGCTTAAATAACATTTACTTTATTCTCTCTTTCTTCTTTGTTTTTATAGCCAAACTATTTTTAATTAGTGGTTTAGACCCTTGAGCAATTCTTGCCATTACATAAGCATCATTAACGTCATTAGACTTATGCTTGTATTTCCAGCGTCGTCTAACTCCATTTATTACTTGAACTTTAGTCGCTGCGCCATTACTACAGGCTACCTTTTTCACATAAGGTGGAGCTACCAAATAATAGGTATACCCATGTGTAGCTAACCAGTATTCGAGCACCCCTGACAGTTTACCAAGTTTAAATGCGCCAAACTCCGCAGCAAAAGCTGCCCCTTCCATTACTACAAGAATAGCACTTGCAGGATAGTCTTTTAGCAACGTTTCTAACTGTGTTATAAGTGAATTCATACGTGCTATAAAAGTATCCCCAGGTTTTCCAGCTTTAATTGTACAAGCAATTAAAGGCTCAATTTCTCTACTCTCATGCGGAAGCAAAACTATTCCAGTAGAAGAATAGCTCGGGTCTATACCAAGATAGTAATTAAAGGTAGACCTATCCACTACTGTCTTTTCGTCAAGATACTCTACAGTAGCTTTAGCTTTTTTAGCTTTAGCGGCCATTCCTGTCATACCATCCTGCAGAAATTAGCTCTCCTCTTAACAACATATTTCCCTTGCGTTCTTGTTTACTATATTCAGAAATAGAAAGCCCGAGTTTTTCTCTGATTTTCTTCTTCGGTGTTTCTTGTTCTCCGTTAGTACCAAGACGCATATTAAGTATTTGTGCTGCTATTGGAAAATTTTCTGCTATCGCATTAATAGCTTTTTCTACAAATATGTTAAGTTCTTGCTGTTCTAATTGGCGTTCAGTATTAGAATTTTTATCTTCTATTAGTTCGCCAATAGGCTCAACATCACCCTCTGCATTTTCATTTTCATAGTCCAAGCTTTTAATACGAGATGCAGTGATGTTCATGATTTTTAATTCATTTAATTTCTTGCTATTTATTTTAAGGGTATCCATAATTTCCTGGTCTGTCTTCCCTTGTAAAGATAACTTAATAAAATTAAATAAACGCTCTTTCGCATCACGCCCAATAACTAATCCGCCCATAGGCAGTAGTTCATTACGCACTTCAATATAAATAAATTTATTTATCCATGAAGTTGCGTAGGTGAGAAAAGTATACCCTCTTGTAGGGTCAAAACGCTTTGCTGCTTCTAGGAGCCCAAGTATTCCTGCTTGGAGTATGTCTTCAGCAAACCAATGTCCCTCTGTAATATCAATGATATTTTTAAGAATATACTTATAATGCTTTATTACAAGTAAGTTCGCTGCTTTAAGACTCCCTTTTTTATAGTCATTAATCAAAGTAACATCATCTGGAGTAGGACGCTCCATCTTTTTAAGTTGAGCCAATAAAGGGCAATTAAACCCGCCTTTATAAGTTCTACTAGTTTCTGCCTCAGCTTCGCCTAATACATAATTTTCAGCTTCCATAAATTTTCCTTTCTCGTAATAAGTGATTGTACTTAATATTATACCTAAGAAAGTAGTTTTTAGAAACCTTGCGATATAGTGCTTACAACTGCGACTTACTTATAAAAAGTTAAAAAACAAATGTAGTAGGTGTCCTTGGATATATAAAGAAAGGGGCCCGTGTATTTCAACGAACACACCCCTCTCTATATATCGCAAGGATTCCTACTACATTATACTTATACCTAATTTTTTAATATTTTTTTGAATTAAAATAAGGTATAAAATATAGTTATATTACATCGAGGCTCTTTAAGAAATCCTCGGTGGAATCAAGTTGAGAATCCTGTGATATAGATACAGGTGATTTAGGTTTTTTCTTGGATCTGGTCTTTTTTATTCCAATAGATCCTCCTTTACCAAGTAAAAGCTCTAAGTCTTTTTTACGAATATACTCTGATATTTTTTGTTTGTTTTCGAGCAGTAGCTTTATTCCCTCGTCATAGGTGTCTTCACAGATTAAATCAATATAAACAGAAGTACCCTTCATTCCAATTCTATGGTGACGGTCTTCTGCCTGACTTCGCTCTTCTATTGAAGCTGTATTTTCAAAGAATATACTGCTTACAGGATTAGTTTCACAAGTAAAGTCATTGCCCCTACATTCTGATTGAATTTGAAGTATTAATACTTTTATTTGCCCCTGTTTAAACTGCTCTTTAATAGTTTTGCGCCTTGCATCAGAAACACGTCGATCTAATACTGTAGCTTCTATTTCATGGTCGTGGAGGTATTGTTGCAATTTAGATAAGATAAAAGTATGTCTAGCCCAGATAATAAACGAGTCTGAACTATTACGAATAATAGATAGCATCTCTTCATACTTAGGGCTATCCAGCCAGATAAAATCTCCGTCATCTGTAGTAATATACCCAGAAGTTATTTGTTGAAATTTCTCAAGCATAGATACTACGTATTCAACAGTAACTGGAGAAGTATTTTCTTGTTCTATATTTTCCTGTACGGTACATACAGCATCTATTTGATCTAGTAAATTCGTATACCATTCATATTGTGCTTCATATATAGGCAATTTACGAACCTGGTACACTTTAGGTGGTAAGTCTAGGCATTGATCTTTAGAACGACTAAATGCAGCTAAATACGCTCGCGATTTTAGTTCGTCCATATGCTTAAATCCCTTAATGACTTTACCAAATGGTAAGGATACATAATCAATGTATCTATTACTAAACACCCACTGATTAGTACCATAGATAGTTTTATCTACAGCTAAACATTGTGCAAAAAGATCTAATGGGTTTGACACATAAGGCATACCCGTAAGCAGCAAACCATATGGAATGCTATTACAAATATCAATAGCCGCCAATGTTCGCTTAGCTTTAGGATTTTTTATCTTTGTTGCTTCGTCAAGAATGAACATATCAAAATGTGCATTTTGCAGCCATTCACTAGCAGAATCTACGCCTTCATATGTTATTAATGTAAAAGTAAACTTACTATCATCAATATTGTGGAGGATATTGTTTTTCTGTCCAGGTGTTCCTTTAACTGGATATACAACAGCATCAGGTGCAAATCTATGTACTTCTTGTTCCCATTGATACATTAATGACCTAGGAAGAATAACTAAAACTTTTTTAATACCACCTAAAGCTTCATCCGTATGACGTAATTTAGCAATAGTAATAGAAGTATACGTCTTGCCCATACCCAAGTCCAAGTATAAAGACGCTTTAGGTATATTGAGTGCAAAAGCAATAGCCTCACGCTGGTGTTGAAAAGGAGGTAATACATAGTCAATAGTATCGGGAAGAACTACTGGACGTGAGTCATCTTTTAGTCCTTGTTGAAGTTCAGATAAACGTATTATTGTATTCTTACAAGAAGTATACCATTGTCTAGTTTCAGCATCTGTTACAGCAATATACTTTCTAAAGTCCTTCCAGAGATCTTTAAATACTGTCAATGTAGCTGGAGTGGTCCACATACGATGAATACGGTCGAACACCATATTTCGCAAGACACTTTTGAAAATATTTTCCCCAGATATTCCTGGGAAATAGAGGGTAGTACCCCTCTTATATATTTTTAGGTTTATATTTATCGCATCTGCCACAACTATTTTCCTCTTTGCAGAATCCGTTTTGGTCACAGAATGCTCCTGCCTTTTCAAAAAGAACTGGTGCAACTTCTTTTACAAGATCTAACATTTGTTTTGCTAATTTGCGTATTTCCCACTGCTCCCTTGTGCAGCACCTAAGACTAAAGAAATTGAATAAGCTACTAGCATTAATAGTCATCGTGAGTTCAGTTTCTGTAGCATTAGGAAGAATATAACGAGCATTTTCTTTCGGAATCCCAGACTCTACTAATAAATTATACGTAGCTCTGATATACTCCATCATATCTTTATACACCTGTTCATTTTCAGTGCCAGAAATCTTTGGAGGTATTACATAATCAAAATTATCTTCTTTAATATACCGTTGGCTTCTTTGATTAAAACTAGCAATACGGTGCCGCACTAATTCGTGGCTACAAGCTCGAGATATTCCTTTAATCAAAAATGTAAATGAAGCATGCTCAAGAGGTGTACCATGTCCAGAAGAACATAGCATACGAAGCATTTTAGCAACCTGTTCATCTGTCATTTTTCCAGAAACTTTATCTGCATCGAAATAACAAATTTTCGCTGCTTCTGCAATAGCACGTTCTGGATTAGGAGTATAATTTATAAGTGTTACTTCCATTAAACAAATTCCTTTCTTTTCCGATAATAGATATTATACCTAAATTTTTCTAACTATAGGTATCAAGGCTAATCTTTGCAATACTTCATGTAGCTTATCCATATCATTTTTTCAATTGCTTTATGTGCCTCAGACATACATTCATCGATACGCTCCTGAATAGTATTATAACCGTCTTCTGAAACAGTAATAGGATTCGATGTAATTGGAGAAAAAAGTCCCATAATTAATCCCCCGTTTCTTCAATAATTTGTTCTTCTGTAAATTCATACATGCCAGTATTTTCAACTAACTCACGCATAGCTAAATACTTAGCTTCTTCTTCGTTCCTTGCCTTTACTGTAGTTGTAAGTGAGAATGTGCATGTATAGATTTTTAAATTAGAATCTGGCATAGCTACTTTTACTTTTGTACTCATCCGTGTCTCCTTTAATTTAAACTCTCGCTTTATAAGGGACACGCACACGCACATGAACCAATCTTCGTCCCCATTCCCATGCTTCTGCCCTATTAGGCATTGCAATATCAATAATACGTCCATTAATTGCGTTACCTGTGTCATTCGCTCTGCACCATCCAATAGTAGGAACATACACTTCAGCCTGCAAAGGAATAACTTCAGGATCTACAGCTAATGTCTTATAGGCAATAGCAGGTGTCCCATCATAAGCAATGCCATCACCACTCGCCTCTATAGGATCATGCGTCCAATAAGCAGTAGCCTCTACTAGCATCGTTTTTTCAATAAACTCTCCTGGCATTTTCAAAAATACAGGATTGGCGTTCCCCTTTACTTCTTCCCCTGGTACAGCAAATATAGGCTCTTTCTCAAATAATTTGTCTGTATATTTGCGTGCCAGCATTTCAATCTCACTCTGAGTATGCAATGCAGACAACTCTGCTGCCCGATCAGCAATACGTATTTCACACCGCTTTTCAATCCAAGCATCAAAATCTCTACATATCCCAGCCCAGATAACATTACAGAAGAAGATAACGGTTGCTATAACAATACAAATATGTGTAATCATATATCCGGCAATCCAGTATTGATCTTCTTCTAAATGTAATTGTAAATTCATATTTTACACCCCCTTCGATTTCTCCCATTCGCCTTTATAGAAGTTACTGTAAGCATCCCAAACAGCATCGTGGATTCCATCATAGAAATCCCCGGTTTCTTCAATTTGAAACATTGGATAATATTGTATAAACATAAAATGCATCAGCCATAGACGCATTTCCCCGTATTCCTCTTTTGTCATTTCTTATTTTCCTTCTCTACTACTTGTTGAATTTTTTCAAAGATATAGTCAACGCTAGCTTTTGCGTCTTCTTTAAGAAGACTAATATTGTTTGTAGTAGCATAGTGCGCTATAAACATTTTCTTTCCAAAAATAAAATTAACCCACCAAACCCACATAGGAGAGCGATAGTGGTCACCATCTGTAATGCATAAAATATCCAAGGGTTAATAATAGGTTCCATAATTTATACCTCCATTTCTTAATACAATAAAGCTTCCTTAATCAAAGGAGAAGCTAATTTACTAATATGTTTATTAATATATTTTTGTGTAGACTTGTCTAGCACCAAATCGGCATGATCTTTATTAAAGTCATCCAGCACATCCGCTGCAAAGTCCTTAATCACCTCACTAAAATCTTCAATATACTTCTTAACACCATAATGACTCAATACATTCTGCAAACGAGCTTCTGTTACATAGGGCTCTACCATAGCATAATATTTAGCAATTTCTTCTGGCAGTTCTTTCATTTCTTCTGATTTTGCTTTGGATGCAACTTCTTTAAACTTATCATTTTTAGATTTAAAGATAATGCGATGATCCCCACACCAAATATCTGCAAGCGCTGGACGTATCACAATACCTTCCATGATATTAGGTTCTTTAAGTTGCTGATTTTCTTCCAGAGTAAACTTTCCACCAACTGTTTTTTGCAAATCTCTCCAAATTTCTGATTCCCTATCATTTGGATACGCTAATGCCTCATCTAACGTTTCACAAAAAGCAAGTAAATGCGGCATAAATATCCCCAATTCTGTACAAAGTGCATGTACCGTGCAATGAGGTAGGTAATTCCCATCTTTGTAAATATCGAAAACTGCAAACTCATTGCGTGGTGTATAATACACACCTCTTTGTACACGCTCTCCAACAGAAGGATAATTCTTCCAAGAACCACCAAAATATTCTCCAAAGATCGTGAGTTGCTCCTTGCAATCGAGCTGCTTCCAAATCTTAGGAATGCAATCAATTATATGTTGGAATGCTTGTTTCTGGCAGGGAGTAATCTCAGGAACCATTATGTTACGGCTTTGAAATTTAATAGTAGTACCATCTACTGTGCCAATACCAAAATTAGCACCGTGTATCTTTTCATGAATTACCCAAGGTCCGTCATACTCTTTAAGCCCCGTGCAGTTTTCTTTCCAATAATTAATTTCGTCCTCTCTATATGCTTGTTCTATAGAAGGATATTTTTTATGTTCATATTGCATAATTATGCTTACTCCTTACAATATCTGTATTTCTTTATTTTATCTAATATTTTATCTACTAATTTACTATGATCTTTTAAACGCCATTGATAGTCAATAAGTAGAGTTTCTAAGTCATCTACAGCTGTATCGCCTGATCATTACATAAATTATTATCTTTATCATATACATTATCAACGCACGCAAAGTTTAACGAGTATAGCGCATCCCAATAACACCCGCAGTATTTGCATGCAAATCTATATGTATATGTATTATCTCGCAAAAGAGAATCATAACAATCAGCATCTTCTCTTCCACAGAGAGGGCACTTTCCCTTACGCCATTCTTCTTTTTCCACCGCCAGATGTATTTAATTACATTGGCTGTGCAAACAGCTTCAAGACCGGTAAGTTCTTCAACAGCTGCCTCTATTGCCTGAATACATTCCACACCATTCTTTGATTGGTAATGTTGTGGAGAATTAATCATATCTTTACTCACGTTTATATCCCCCCCCACCCCATTGCGTCTTCATATCCTTCCGTATAACCAGCGTCTACTCCTGCCTCGTAACCTGCATCGTATCCGGTTTGATAGTGATGCTCAGTAAGTTCTCGAAGAGCTGCTTCAATAAGAGGCTCACACGACTTTACTTTCCCTTTAGATGTATGTACAAGTTTTTCTAATACTGCATTTAAATGTTCCTGCGGAAGTACAGTTACAAATTTATAAATATATTCTTTTTCCTCAGTCATCTTCACAATACTCCCCATAGTCATGTTCATTATTATAATATCCATGTGGGTGCTTTTCCATCCATTCTTTAGCATGTGCAGGATCGTAGTCATCCGTATGGCCTTCTTCAATAGGCGCTTCATCCTCTACCTGTACGTGCTCCCAGGTATTAACTACACGGTAATAATAAATCTTTTTCTTATCCTCCATATGCATTAAAAGATCTTCTAATTCCGGTAAATCTTTTTCTAAAATATCAATTTCTAATTCAACTCTCATTCTTATTCCTCCGTTCCATAATTTGCATAATCTGTGTCATCATCTGACGAGATTGCATCCTCATATCCCTGTGCATATGATCCTTTTTCAGCATAGTATTCGCACCAGTCATTATCTGAAACTTGCTTTTTATCTACAAGACTACAATACCATTTGCTACCTGCAAAAATTCTGTGATTACAGGTACTGCAGTTCATTATTAAGCAATGACTCGGAAAGTGATAAAAGTTAACAGTATTCTTTTTCTCCAACATAGCGAAGGCAGCTTTTACTAGTTCAACCTTATCTTTATCTACATCAAACTCAACAATCATCCATTTATCACTCCTTCTCTAACTTAGTATAATACTGTGTCTTTTGCAATTCTTCCCTTTGAATCCAATAAATGCAGTTCATTGCAGTTTCTTCCTTATACCTATTACGCAGCCATTCCCTATCCATATTAGCATCATGTTCATTTAAATAAATCTTTTTTATAGTAGGAAGTTCGGTAATAGGAATACTCGCATCTTTAGGAACAATAAGTTCCCACAAAATATAAATATAAGTTCCTTGCGTTGTTTCCATTTTAACACTCCGTGTTGTTTCCATTTTAACACTCCTTATAGTAGTTTTACATACCCAGAAAACATTTCAGCAATTTCTTCTGAATCTAACTGTTCATCCTTAAGAATACCAAAATGTCTTAACACGCGCTTGCTTGGTTTTTGCATGAGCCACCAGCGTGTAATCAATTCAACAGGATGCCCATTTGCAAAAAACTCAAGCAATGGTTTTGGTTGTGGGTCTCTACACTCTTGATCATTGGCGTCCCAATCATAATCATACCATTGAAAATATAAATCCCACAAAAATCTAGCCATAGGATTAATTTCATAGTCAGTCACTTCCTCACAAGTTAAAAACTTAACCATACCTTCTTGCCCTAAAGATGTAATTAAGTCATAGTTGGTTTTATACTCCATTTTAGCACCCCTCTTCTGAAGTTATATCAGCTGCTTCTATTAGTTTAAAGCTAACCAAGTAATTATCTTCATCAGTAATAAACTCAGCTACATAATCATGTGCTATACCGCGTTTTTCAAACTCAGTAGCAGGATCTTCACATTCGTCTAATATTTGATAGTATGCTCCAGGATCATTTGAACAAGGAATAATTCCTGTAACTTCTGCTAAGAGTACTTCAAAATCTGACTCTTCTATAATTACGGCCATTGCACCTTTAGAAAAGTTGTTTAAATATACTTTCCACTCTTCATAAGTACTGCAATATCTAAAGGTCATTTTCTTCCTCTCCTTTTGTCTCTCTTTCTCCACTCTGGATCAATAAACTCGTATTCTCTGGGTCTAACATGTCCTAATGCACGGTTAGGAGCTGTACCACCTCTACGTTTTCTGTGATCTGCTCTACACCTGTTATACCAAAAATAATTCTTATCATCCCAAGCCATTATTCTTCCACCTCCTCAATACTAAACTCCTTGTGGTTTCTCAAAGCTAAATAAATATTTTTTGCTAAGACAGCTTCTGAAAAACTTTGAAAATGAAGTGCATCTTCTTTATGTATTACTCTAATAAAATCACAATCTTTATTAGTACCAACATATCCATCAGGCTCATATTCTACTTTTTTACCAACCTTATCCCAATTGATGGGCGCATAAAGCACAATTATAAATTTTTTCATTAGTTATCTACCTCCACCACATCAATGACATATCCGTCCTTCAGTACGGTAGTATGCTTATCATTGTAGGCCTTGACAAACTCTTCAATCTTGTTCTTATCTTTACCAATCTTGACAACGGGAGAATTCTCCCAAGGCCACTCTCCTGCCTCCGTATTTAGTACTACGAATACTATTTCTTTCTTTTTATTAGCTACTCCTGCCATGTATTTATTCCTCTCTTTTCTCTGGATTTTCAACTTTACCTATATATGCTCCAGGCGCGCAGTCAAATCCCCAGATTTCAATTTCTTTCTCTGGATGAGCTATCTTAGCCATCTCAGCATAATGTTGCGTTACTTCCTTTGTCAGTGACGCGGAAGCTAAGTTTATTACGCCATCAGCTACATAGGCGTAGAAATATGTTTTATTCAGCATCTATTTTCTCCCCTTACCAATCACTATCTGTTTGTAATATTCTACGCAGAGAGATAATGCAAAAGCCATCTGGTACGTCCTCCCAGTCACTGTGCCTTAATACAGTACCGACAGAGGCAAGACGTGATCTTCCTGTATACTCTTGCTTATCAGGATCCCACTCTCGTAGCCACAGTACATCACCTTCTTGGATGTTGTCTTCATCTTTACGATATTCAAAAGTTTTTCCCATAGATAACTGGTATAAACCACTTATGCAATATTTTCTTTTCTACAATTTTCATTTTTCTACTTGGTATCCTTTCTTAATAAATCTGGTTCGTGCCCTTTCTTAATAAATGGGACATCGACTACAGTAAATTCAGTACGGGAACCTTCGCTTCTACTTTTCAAAACTTCATTATATGCATATGCTTCATCCTTATCCTCAAATACTCTTAACGTATGCACTTCGCCATTAGCAAGTGACATTCGTATTACATATGCATTTTCTATATTCATTTTTTCTACATCGATTAATTCAAATTTCATAGCATGTTTATCATTTTTTTCTAACCAATCTTCTGCAACCTTTTGGGCTTGATCTTTTGATATAAATGTCCATGCCATTTCAAATAAATATGTGTGTGATTCATCCGTTCCTTTTGAGCTTCCAATATAATAGGGCAAATCATATTTATTATTTGGAATGATTTTTATTCTATAACTCATATTTCTATCTCCCTCTTATTTCACATAATTCTTCTTCAGTAAAATTGTGCGACATGAGAACAGCACGCCCACTGCCTGCGTAATATGCTACAACTACAAATGCAGCATCACTTGGGGCTTCACGCACAATTGCTTTACGAAGTGTCTTCGATGCCATAGTATATTTTCTGGAATATAACGTGTCATGATTCCAAATATTTCCATCAGTACACAAATAACTAAAAACGTATTTCATTTTTCTAACTCCATATGACTTAAAAGAGAATCAATCGCATTCTCCACAGCTCCTGGGATATACAACGTAAAGCCGAACCAAGGGTGATATCCATGCTCGGGATATTGTTCAATAAGGTATTCCCAAAGCCATTTATGCATGTCAGTCATTTTTCTACCCCTACCAGCTTCAGTTCACCATTTACTAATTTTTTAGCTACAACATCATAGCGCGCAGCTTCCGAGTGATCACCATATTCCTCACAATCTCTTGCTATGAAATCTAATGCTTCTAAAATTGCTTTTACATTATCCTCTTCAAATCTAGTTTTATCCATTATTATCATCTCCTTATTTACAAAATAAAAGGACCAGGAGTGCATAAGCGCTCCCAGCCCGTCAATAATTATTCAGTTTTTAAATTTCCGTTATCTCGCCAAATATTTAACGTTTTGGTGAGACGATCTACTTGATATAATTCTTGATTACTACTTCCATAATATGGGATCTTGCTGCTACGTAGAGATTCTACATATGGACCTACTTTAACGAAGTCAATGTAGTTTGGGTAATCAGGAAATTCTTCCACAAATCTTTCTACGGTATACCCTGTGTAGAGTGTAACTGTAAGATCTAGTTTATGTACTGCCACAGCTAACTCTTTGACTACATCTAGTTGTAGCATCGGTTCCCCACCAGAAAATGTAAATCCTGTAGTAAGAGCTGTGCGTTCTTTGAGTATATCCTCTATACTTACTAACTTACCCCCGTTGCAGTCATGAGTATGTGGGTTATGGCATCCAGGGCAATTTGCTTTACATCCCTGAAATACCACAACTGTGTTTATACCTGGTCCGTCAGTAATAGAATCAAGTAGGATTTGATTTATTCTCGGCATTGTCACATACCTCCATAAGTTCGTCCACTCCGATAGGTATGCCCATATGAGCTGTACGATCATGGAGTTCTGCTAATTTGCCATTGTTGAAGTTTTCAATTTTGCTGAAGTATCCTGTAATACGACGTACTCTGCGTAGGTCTTTGGATCCACACACGGGACATCCTTCTAATGGAATGATTCCTAAGAAATCACACTTATTGCAGAAGTCGATAGGAAAATTAAGGGCTATGTACCCTGCATCCTGATCACAAGCAAAATTCACTAATTTCTCTATTGATTCTATATTGCCAATAGGGGCTGATCCAAGTTCTACATAAAGAATATGACCAGCATTTGCAAACTTATGATAAGGAGCTTCCAAACGAATCTTTTCTTCAGCAGTTACTCGTGCAAACGGAGCCACATGACAACTGTTTACAAAGTAATCTCGATCAGTAATGTTTGGAACTATACCAAACTTCTTACGAGTTGCTTTTAACAATGTATGACATGCACTCTCTGCAGGAGTAGCAATTACAGAGAAATTAAGATGATACTTCTCTGTTAATTTATTTGTAAAGTTATACATGAATTCAGCGATCTTTAATCCTAATGCTTGTGATGCTGGATCTTCATGTTGTGCTTTACCTGTAAGACACATAAGAGTTTCATAAATTCCAATATATCCAATTGTATGAGTACCGTTCTTTAAGGATTCTTCAATACTTTCATCTTCAGGTCTATTTTCGGAATTGAGCCAGAGACCTGTCATATTGAAGGGAATATCTTTGCGTCTTAATTGCTTTAAGACGTTATAACGATGAATTAATTGTTGCTCACACAATTCCATTGTTTCTTGTAAGAGCTTAAAGAACTCATCAACATTTCCTTTTGCCTCTAATGCTAAGTAAGGCAAGTTGATTGTCGTAAAGGATACGTTGCCACGTCCATTAGCAACGCATGGTCCATTTACATTTGATGCAATGCGTGTTCTGCAACCCATGTAGGAAACTTCTTTTCCAAAAGGAGCATTAAAGGAACTATTCATATTAATGTATGTTGGGAACATACGCTTAGCCGTTACTCTTAATGCTAATTGGAATAAATCATAGTTTGGATCTTCTGGTCTACGATTAACACCAGTTTTAATTTTGAACAATATATTAGGAAACATCGGCTGTTCATGATGGCCTAGACCTGCATCATAAGCTTCAAGAATCGCTTTTGTCACCATACGTTCTTTAGGACTTGTGCCCATTCCTAATGTAATTGAGGAAAAAGGCACTTGATTACCAGCTCTTGCATGCAAAGTATTTAAGTTTCCAATAAAACCTTCACACGCTTGAAATAATTCTTCGTAGGTAGTATCATCTGTAACATACTCTGCCATTTCCATATCAAAGTCTGATACACCTATACCCGTTTAATCTTATACTTTCATATAAGCCTGACTATATCTTCTCTCTTATCGGAGAGCTTCGCGCTTTGAATAAAAGAGTTTCACTTTTACTCTACTCTACTTAGTTACTTTCTGCTGGAGCAGATACCTGTTCGATAGTCGATGCACTTTTTAAACTAAGAGTGTGGTTAATTAAAAATAGATATTTAGGATTATTTAATTTATATAATACATCATGATAAGACTTATTCAATTTCACAGCTAACTCCTTAATATTATTAGCTTCATAAATTATTTTTCCATTATATATAGCTTGAATAGTTGTTGATGTTTTAACAATTATAATATATCTCCAAATAACAATTTCTGGGTGTAATATTATTTTACGTATTGTACACTTTTTAAGTGGTAAAATACAGCTTGCAGTATGAATGTTTCTATACTCTATAATACTTGACGTAGCTATATTTTTAACTATAACTGGTTTAGAACATGCAGGTATAGCGTCTGGTACGTTATGGTGATAATGTCTAATATTATCCCCATTTGTAATTAATTCTAAATTATCTAAATTATTATTATGTTTATTTAGATCTTTATGGTTAACAACTAAACCATCATCAGGAGTATGATTTAAAAATGTATCAGCCATTAGATTATGAATTTTCTTATAATTATGTTTTGTGTTTGTAGACAGTACAACTCTATAATAGCCATCTCTGTCTTGGCCATAGGCCATTTTACGCGGATTGCTATAATCTGTTTTACCGTGTGCTCCTTTCACAAACATACTATACAAATCCCCAGTTTTTGTGATAAAATAATGGGGAAAATTTTTTACAGGGTAAGCTTCTTCCCCATTTATTATGATCATTATTTATTTTCCTTTTCTTAGTTTAACTTAGCACAGGATAACCCTACGTATTACTTTAAGGGCTTCCCCTGTTAGCCTTCAGATTACTGAAGACACCTGGTATTTACCAGTTCACGAAGTTTTAATTCGGCAGTATTTATTTACCGAACTGGCTATTTGCTGCACTCTGGAGTGCAATTGCTGCCAAAGCAAATGCCGTACCAATGTGACTTGGACGACGTAAGTACCCATGAGGCATCTTCATATTATTTAATACTTTGTGGACTTCAAAGTTCAAACAATTATAGGTAATGCCATAGAAACCTAAATCATGGATATAAATTTTACCATCCTTATGCGCTTGCGCAATATCAGGCGGTAACAACTTTTCTAACGCATACATCTTATTTACTGACTCTGCTATTTGAGCCATCTTGCTTGCAGGACTTAGTAAAGTGTTTGCATTAGACTTGTCTGTCTCTTTGGTAATAGCTTCTACCTGGTCCATAAGACTAAGCATTGCTTCTTTACCCTGTTTACGGTCATTTCTGTACTCAATGTAACTACGGGCTGCATCCTTATCAACATCCATCAAGGCATCTTCAACCATATGATGAATAGACTCGTATGTGATCACCGTGTTACTCTTGCTGAAATTAGCAACTTTTTCAGTAACAATAGCTGTTACAGATTTGGCTAATTCATCAGCTTTTTCTCTGTCATATCCACATGACAATAATGCTGCCCAAGCCGCACGTTCAATTTTCATTGCATTAAAACGTACTAACTTTCCAGCTTTGTTTAGGACTTTAATTTCATTCTGATTTCGTGCTGCCTGTGCAGTCCCCGAAACTTCATTTTGTACCATATTTAGGTACCTCCGTTATTAAATTAAGAGCTATAAAAGCTCCGTAATATATATTATACCTGTATTAGTGCCTTTCTATCCAATCAGCCATAGCACCAATTAATATTAGTGGAGATAATAGGAGTAGTACTATTAATGAGAGAGCTATACCAGGTAGTATTAGTAATAAGAATATAGCTAATAATACCAAGCCTTTTCCTATGTCTTTTAAATATTGCCAGTCAATATCAACCATACTGTTTATTCCTTTAACTTATATGCTATCATATCTCAATGAAGTTTCATTGAACAATTAATGCCATGTAACGAATCACGTATATTTTCCAATATACTATTATGCGCATTCATATAGCTATTATACATATGTAACTCATCTACCAACCTAGATATAGATTTAGCAATCAAAGACATTGATTCTTGTGGTGTTAAATAATCTATTTTATATGCTTCCTCAAATTCTTTTGGTGTTGAAAAACTCATAATATTACTCCTCGACTACCTCTAACTCTACAGGTGGATATGTCCAAGCTCCATGAAATTTTTCCCTAGGCATATTCATTTCCATTGTCATAGCACCGCCTATGTATTGTGGTAGCCAGTGTATACATTCATTACAGAGTCTTAGTTCTCTTGTTTTGATCCTTCTGTCGTCGATTCTAATATCAAGTTGGACAAGGTGACTTTCTCCATTGCTTGATCCAAAACTTCCCCCGCAGAATCTGCAAATGGACCTAGAGCTATCTCCGTCCTTTCCTGTATCCATTTCCACATGTTCATCACGTCTAGATCGTCCACTTTCTTTTCCTTTCGTAGCCATGCGGTCAGCGATTGCTTGTTCCACTTTTGCTGCTCTACTTCTTCCTGGCCTAACTGTAGATGTAGCATCTTTACTGCTTCCTCCACTATTTTTGCTACTTTTAACAATACTGGCTCCGGAACTGGTTGCTTTTTCAGCCAATCGATCTCTTTCAATTTCTGCTTTTGTTCGTCTGTGTCGTTTTGCAGGCATGGATAATACTTCTCCGCTAATTGCAATGTTTCCAGTTGATTTGCTGGAAGAGTTATTTCCTTTTTCTTTAGCCATTCTTTCATTCCTTTTTGTTCATTATTTAAGAGTAATTTTCTTCGTTCTTTTAACTCCTTATATATTGTATTCATTGAATTTGTCTTATCAAATACATATACTGAGGCGGCATTAACAAAATCTGATAAGCATATTAATGCCTCATTCTTTTCTGCCTTGGTTAAAGGAATTCCATACTCTTGACTAAATTTGTTTTTAATGTGGTCTGATCCACGACGTAGAATTCCTCGTTCTTCTAAGAAATAAACAAAATAAGCACTTAAAATATCTAAACAGTCTTTACATAATGGAAATACTGGGAATAACTCTATTCCATTAATAACAACCTTGCCTTCCCATTCTGGATGTAACTTATTTTTATATATTTCTCCATGTCCATCTATTGCACAAAATTCACGTTCTTTTTTAATTTGATTTAGTTGTACTAAGCGTGTTTCTAATTTGCGCAAACGTTTAACGGCACATATAGGGCATTCACCATCTATCATATTATGTTGTGCGCAATTATTACCACATGTTTTACAATGAATATCCTTTGTTGTAGTAGGTTTATTAGCATTGTCAGGATAAAACTCTGGTGAATACTTAGTAGTGTCTATTTCGATATCAGAAGAACTATTTTCATACTCAAGGTCTTGGCTAGAATAAGACTCACCGGCTTCCCCTAAACTTGCTTCATTCATTCTTGGATCCCTTTACCATTCCGCACAAGGACTTTACTACCCCAACTACAATGTCAGCAAGATCATTACTGATTTTAATACTAGTAGTATCGCTTCCTCGCTCTCCTGATATTTGCAGATTTAAAGATTGGTTTGAGTGGTTCTGTTCCTCTTCTTTTTTCAATAAATTTTCTAAGTCGTTCATTATAACTCTCCAATTCTGGCTGATTTTTAGCCATACTCTTTTCAAAATAAGGCTTCATTAACATTATGTATTCTTTATTACACCCCTGATATTCTCGAGTAATATAAGAATATACATCTTCCCAAGTATACCTATCTGGATCATAATGTTCTTGAAGCTTGTTAAATACATTTACATAGCCAATAATAACTTGACGTTCTTTATTGGTTATTTCTTCTTTAACTCTTAGCTCTTCTTCTTCAATTTGAAGTTCTTCTGGTGTCTTAAATATTATACCTGAAGGAATAGGAAAGAAGTCTAAAGTTTGTGGTATCCAATTATTAATAATATTAGAATAATGAAACAATTTTACATATATACCAACATTATATGCAGCATTTAATACAGAGATAGTAGCTCCAACTAACCCACTTAAATACAGGTTAATAGCTTTAATTCCTTTAGCTTTCCATCCTAATAGTTTTATTGTTGCGATTCCTTCAAAGGTGCTAAAATCTCGTTGATCATATCCCTTATTTACTTCTTCAAAAATAAAATCCTTGACATAACTTGGCCACTTATGCCTTTTTTCGAATAAAGCAACATTAAGAACTGCATTACTTGGCATGGCTAATCTTAACTCCAAGCTCTGGTACTGAGCTCATTCGCCAATTGTCGTCTTCACGTCCTCTTTGAATACTAGGGCCAAAAATAATTAAAGAGATTCCAATTTTTTCCTGTAAGGTTATTTCACGTTTCGCTAACTGCTCATAATTACGAGCTCCTGGAGGAATAATTGGGAATATTTGTGTGCTCAGCAGTTTAAAGTCAAATGGATTCGTATAAATATTTTCCCCCGTGAACTTGTCTGCTTTATCAATATAAGTATCAAATACTCTTTGAATACTATTTACAGTAACTGCTCCATAATAATTACTGCCATTAAACCCATCTTTTGAGTCTTTAGCTACCTCTTCTTTACTCAATGCAATAAGGGGTTTTTCTGCTTTATTTACCCAATAGTCTAAGAAAGATTCATTATTCAACTTTTCCAATGTTCCACTACCTAAAACAGCCAGAATAATATATGCGTCAGAAGCATGAGGTTCATGAGCATTAAAGTCAGAAGCTGTGAATTCAGGTCTTTCTACATCGTTTCTTTTGTTAATAGTGAATACACCATTACGACACTTAGTGGTAACTGTACGTATAATATTGAGTGGTTTAAAACTTTCAAAACTAATTTTTTCTACTAACTTGGGATCAATACCATTAAAATCATTATAAATATATTGAGCTAATGGTACAAATACATCTGATAGTGCCTCTTGTTTTTTACATGCTTTAAAAGTATTTTCAAGTGGGGAACCCATCATGAAAGCAGTATATAATAAGTCACTCAGATTTTTAAACAGCATAAAGATATTATTAATTTTGTTAAGTTCTTTAAACCCTTCTTTTAAACTTTCTTGCTTTATACTTGCTATTGAAGACAAAGCTAGTTTTATATTAAGTATATTTTCTTGAGCTGTTTGTTGAATATTGTCAATAGAGGAAAATAAAACTCCCAAAATACCAGCAAAAGAAGAAATTCTTTCCCCTGAAGTGACTCCTTGATACCCATAAGGAATACAAGCTAAACCAGAAAAATTATGATCATCAGGAATTGTTATACGATGTCTATCTTTTTTCTTATCATACAAAGCCCCAGCACCAATTAAATAATTATAATAAATCCCCAAAAATATAGATAAATAGAAATAAATATTTTCTAAAATGCAAATAAACGCTTTACGGATATAGTCTTTGTTTTCTAAATTAGACAATTCATTAGTACCTACACTCCTGTAGTAAAAACGGTTTCCAGTTGGACAATCTATTCTTCTTCCACCAGGATCAAAAAACAAAAGTGTATCAAAACATACATCACGTGTTTGCATGTCTGTATCTTTAAGGATCTTATTAGGAATATGTTCTAAAATCTTCTTATAGAAAAACGTTTCTGTCCATTTAGGGAGTGTATAAAATTGTTTATTTACATCAAAAATATTGCTAATATTACAAATAGTTTTATTTAATAACGGTGTAAAATCTTCTAAGAATTCTCCTAAAAGAACTTCATTTGATAACTTCGTACCGAAAGCAGTTTTCTTATTTCTAGAAATTATCTGGAGTGTTCGTTTAGACTCTTTTAAAAACGGAATAATATCCTTCTCGATTGAATATAATTGGTCTTCACTATTTACTTTTCTTAACTTAATAGAATCTAAAGGATTTTTACTTTCAGTTTTAACCCCTCCGTTGACTTTCTGTAAAAATTTACTAAACATCTTAATAAAATGAATAGATTCTTGAAAACTATTAGCATGAATAGTATCAGGTGTAAGTCGGCTCTCCCTAGCAAAATTATAGTTTGTGTGTGGGAAATTACCTTTAAAAGTAAGTCCAGCTAAAAGTTGGTCAGTTATGACCGTAGTAGTTTCTTCCATTACAAATTAAATACCTTCTTTCTATAACTAAAAATACGTGGAGCATAAATAGAGAAGCTAAAATGGCGCTTCTCTGCATAATACTTATACCAAATTTTTAATACTTTATTTGTCCTTAATTTTAGGTATAATATCTAATAGAAAACAAAAATTATTTTAAAGAGGACTACTAAAGTCCCAGAAAGGTAACAATTACAATGGAAAATAACAACCCGTTTGAACTTCAAATCAAAAAAATGCAAGCAACAGCTCCCGAAGGATTAGGCGAAAATTCTAATATGCCTGATAATGCAGAAGAGGAATTAAAAAAGATTCAAAATGTAATCCCCCAAGAGGCTGATAATAACCTTGAAGAAGGGTTTCAAAAAATGATGAATATTCTGGAGAAAACAGCACCTAAAATGCCTGAAGAAGGACAAGTTAAAAAGGAAAAACCGAAAGTTAAAAAGGCTGTAGCATTAGAAAAAGCTATTTCTACTAAAACAGACGATGATGCAAAAGCTTTAACTAATATAAACATTGACGAAACGTCTACTTCTACCGCAACTTCTCTAAAAAATAAGTCAGAAGAATTAGGGCTAAATTATAAAGACGAAGAAATTTTGCCTTTAATTGATAGTTTATTGACAAAAGGGTATGCTTCTGAAACAACTACATTACGTGGTTATAATATTACTTTTAGAACATCTTATCTTTGGGAAGATCAGGAAGTAGTATCTCGCACAGATGCTAAAGCCTCTGAATTAACATTGAATGCAAGCGGCTCATTTTTCTATGATATTTATTCTTTGGCCGCAAACTTAGAGCAATTTGGGGCTAACTATTTTAAACCAATAAGTAAAGGTAGCCCTTCTGATTTACAAGAATCATTCAATGCTAGAGTTGAATTCATTGAAGGTTTGTCTTCTCCTTTCGTTAATATTTTAATGCGTAAAAAACTTGAATTTCTTAAAAAAGTTCAATTTTTATTAGATAACTACGATAGACTTTTACAGGCTTTTTAAAAAGCCCCAAGTATTTAATTCGGGGCGATTTCTTTATTAATAAAATACCTTTACCTGAGTTAAATAGCATTCAAGACGCTTTAATGCAATCTTTATGGCTAAGAAATCATCAGCTAAAGGCATTTGAAGTACTCATTAATATATTTGCTAATGGCCTTGCAATAAATCCTGATATTAGTAAAAAAATAAATGAACTTACAGAAGAATATCTAGATCTTTGCTTACCTGGAACTAAAGAAGTAAATAAGAAAAACAACGAAGATTTTATTGCTAAATCAGCACAAACATTAAAGGAAGTAGCAAACTTATTAGCAAACAATTATCAAGGAAATAGATTAAAATAAATGGCATTTGAATTCAATATCTTACATAAAACTCCGATAGTAAATGATTTAGTGCATGCTGCACAAACAGTAAATGATGATCCTGGAAATTATAAGAAAAAAGCTTTATTATCTGGAGCGCTTACAACGGGCATGGGAACTTACGGATTATATAAGTTACATAAAGAGTTTCCTAAAGTAACTGGTAAACAGAGCATGTTACGAGCACTTACTGCTCTTGCTTTTCCTGCTGGAATATATTATGCTGTTACACATAATAATTCTAATAAAGATATAGCAATTGGCGCTGGAACCTCTATTGGTGGATTGGCTTTACGGCATAAACTTAATCTTAGCCCAACAATAGAAAATATGGATATAACAAACATACCATTAAAAACACATGCCCGGACTGCTGCTCCATTATTGGGAGCTACACTTACTGGAACATATATGTTTAACCAGTTACAAAATGCTAAAAAACTAGAACAAAGAAAATTTATTAATAGTTAAACATTATAATAGAGGAAATATAACCGATGGCCACTGGAATATCAGATTTTGAAAATCGTTTAAAAACGACTACAAGAGACTCTAATTTACTTTTTGAAAATGAACTTGGATCCACAAATACACAGCTAACTCAAACTTTAACTGATACGATGAGAACGTTCAAAGATCAGATGTCTTTTAATTTACAATCGTTGAACTTGACACTGAGTACTTTGTCGTCCTCTATGAATAATTTAGGAAGCAAAATCAGTGGTCTATCTCCCAATATAGCTGGACGTTATATTGAGTCAAACGTTAATCCTGGAACACTCTTAGGACCATTAAGTAGAGAATATGTTAATGCCCAGGGCAGTATATTTGGCGATATTTCTCCTTTTTTGGGAAATTCTGCATTTATTCATAGACCTTATAATGTAAACCCACTTGAATACTATACTGGGGCGCAAATGCAGAGAGATCTATATTCCCCAAAATTTCTTAGTAATCTTGCTGCAAAAGCTCTTGGAGCAATAACACCAGGAAACACTATTGCTACCATTGGACTATCAGGATTATGGACTGGTACACATAATTATATGAATACTGGAGATATGATTAGACGTATGTCTGGTAGATTTACCAGTTCACCATTTTCTTTAAATGATTCCTTAGGAGTTGCAAAAGAACTTCAAAAGCTTTCTTATGATGAGATAATGCGTAGCACATCAATAGAGAGTCGTCTTGGTTCTTCTGGGTACAACGATATTGCTGGTTTAGGACTGCAACTTGATTTATTTAGAGGTAAAACTCCAGAACAATTATTAGGGCAGATAAAAGAAGCAGGCAAGGTAGTAAAGTTACTAACAGGAGTACTTGCTGCCAAAGATGTAAAGGATGCAATGGATGCTCTTGGACAATTAAAAAACATGGGTGTCAATCTAACGCGTCCTGGAGGGCAAGACTTTGCTAGGGAAATAAGTACTAAGTCATTTGGTTATGGTTTTATTAATAGCATGTCTAGCAACCAAATGTTAAATACTGGCTTACAGATTGCACAAGCTGGCTATGGAACTAATGGAATCCCAGCTGCGATAGGTTTAATGCCTGGTATGCAGAATTTAGCCCTTATAAATGAAATGAGAAAAAGAGGGTTGGTATCTGACACTACTATCTCTGCTAGTGGTGGAGTTAATACTATGGCTGCCGGAATGCTCGGGGCTATAGGTGGTTTTTATACTTCTCCCGCTGGATTTGCTATGCTTGCTGCTGGAATGCAGGATGGAAAATTAAACCCAAATCTAACAAACGGTTTACTGGGTGGAAGCAATGGCCTAACTAATACTATTGGTGCTGGATTACGTAATCTGTTTACTGGTCCTGGAATGTTTGTTAATTACGCTCGTGCTAGAGTTGACATGCCAAATATGCTAGCCGAAGCTGGACTAGAAAATCCATATGGACTAACTGATACATTTAAGTTGTGGAATATGAACACAATGCGCTATATGCCTCATTTTAGAAATTCATCTATGTATGATAAAATGTGGTTATTGTCAGACTTTTTGATGCGAAATCAAGGTATGACTTCTGGCGCTGCTAAAGCAACTGCTATGGATTGGTTGGATCCAACAATACGTCGCGATGTTGAATACTTGTCTAATATGGGTATTCTACGCGGAGAAGCTGATAAAGCAGCAGTATATGGTTCTCTTGGTGCAGAACTAAATAGACTAACTATAGAACCTGTAGAACGTTTAGCAAATAGAGCTACACAAGGTTTTGTTGATTTTGGACAAACATTAACGGACTTTGCAAAACGGAGAGAAACTTATCGTAACCCAGATGAAATGTTACAAACTGGGTACAATCTTCTATATAGTAATGTTGACAAAAATGGAAAGAAAACACCCGGGGTTCTGAATTATAATCCAGATAAAAAACTTAATAAACTCCTTTCGGCTAATACTATAAATAGATTTAACTCTTCGCTGTTTCCTGAATTAGAAGCTCAAGATATTAGAGCTATTGACATGTATACTGACCCAACAAGTATTGGTGGAGGCATAAAAAGGGCTGCTTATGGTGGCCTAAATTGGTTAGCAAAACTGGGGTCGTTAGGTATCGCACAATATACAAACGAATCAGAAAGAGCTGTGATGAGATATGGAATGACCTTTTCAAAAGCTTATGATGGTATGTTGCAAATAATAGATAACCAATCTGGATGGAATCTTACGGAACTAAATGCTTACTATAGTGCCGCCTCTAATGGTAAAGCAAAAAAACTAACTTTAGATAAAGTAAGAGAACTAGGAAATGAATATCGTAATAACCCTTTTGCTTATGGATTAGCGCTAGGAAAAGAAGCAGGACTAGAAGGAGTAGGGGACTATACTATAGACTGGGGAGAAATTGCTTCAGACAATGATATTGATAATGAAGTAACTTCTTATATGAACCAGAATCCTGTTGGCGGGGAAAATCTTGAAAGATACATAAGTGGAATATTATCTGTTATTAGGAATGGAGAGGGGCTATATAATCTAAATACTAAACAAAAAATATTAAAAGCAATAGCAACAAATCCTCGTTTCAATACTTCTAGAAGATCCAAATCCGAAATGGAAAAATTAGATCCAGTATTACGAATGGCCGCCACACAGAAAGGATATGGAGTAGTTGCGGGTGGAGCAACTAATATTAATGGTACAGCTGACTGGCAAGTAAAAGACCTCATACGTAAGGGAAATGGGGATATAAGTGCTTTATTTAGTGATAAAGGGCATGACTTTTGGGAAAGATCTAGACGTGCTGGCTTGACAGACGAACTTGTAAAAGTTGTTAAACTAGTAACAGACTATAATGCTGAAGCAAAAAAATCTGGAAAAAAACTAATAACAACTACCGATATATCTAAGGAGACTGCTTCTGGTGATAGTGATTATTTTAAACTTTTAAACTCTAATAATTACGATTCAAAAAAAATATTGGGTATTACTTCTGATTTTAATAAAGTATTTAATAAACTAGGAAAATACGATAAGTTTCTTACTAAGTGGTCTGAACAAAGTGATGAAGAAGCTTTGCGCGGAATACAAAGTGTCCTTGCCTCTCAAACAAATGGTGCATATACCCTTGACGATTTTCGGCAAACACTTTCTTTGCTTAAGGGAAATGAAAAGATATATAAAGATATGCCTTCTCTTCTAACAGCTGGGTTATCTTTAGATATTTTAACACAGGATAATATCGATAATTATAAAACTAGTCTTGCGGAGAAGGATTTTAGTTCTTGGCAAAAGTATAGAGAAAAGGCCAGGATATTAACGGATAAAATTAATAAAGGCAGACCCTCTGGCCAGAAATTTACCACTGATTTATTGCTAAATCCTGCTAAGAGAGCTCGCTGGGAAGAAGAAAACGGTAAATTATCTACTGAGCAAGTAACCGATATAAAGAATCTAACCACTGAGATGTTAAATACTGGTAATTCTATTGTTAAACAAAAACTTGAAGAAGCAAATACAAAACAGCTACAAGAGACTGTTACAGGTAGTTTTCTAAAAGATGCTGAGAAAAATCCTGTAGCTAAAGCGATGAAACTTGTTCAAGGCGAATATTGTTTGAGAACAACTTCTGTAAAAGATGAAACTGAAGTCACTCCTGGAGATGGACTTAATGCTCTTTCTGAAGTTAGAAGTGGAATAGACAAAGCAATGGAAAAAGACAACAATAAGTTAGACTTCGGTCTTACACTTAAAGATTATATGGAAAGACACTTTACGCAGGTAAATACTAAGCTTACTTATACTAGACAAATAAAAGGATAATAACATATGGGCACAAATCCAATAGATCTCGCACAATACACAAAGAAAGCAACAGGTGATAGTGTTATAACCCTAGAAACTGTTGATAGCGATATTTTAAAAAATACAACAGTTAGTGTTGGTGGGAATATTGCTTCTTTAGCTGATAGTACAATAAGTGCCAAAGCAGCAAATGCTATATCTATTGATAATGCTGGTATTGCTCTAAAGGATCAATATACTAGCAAAAATGGTAGTAGACTTGTTGCTTTTGAGTATACTTCTGGAGATGATGATGACCAACGTAGAGCATATTTGCGTTTACTTGGCCCTGAAGAAGGATTTAATGACTTAATAAAAGATACTCAAAATACATCTCTTCAAGCAATTATATCTGAACTTAAAAGTGATACTGGTTTTAGAAGTTTTATACTAACATCTTTAACAGAAAATTTTCAAGAAAAACAATCTATAATTCAAACTATAAATGATTATTTTATTACTACTTTTTCTGGACAGGAGCCACAAATTATTCAAATTTCTGGAATACTTCCTTTTGACGCGGCTTCCTACACTTCTTCTTGGTTTTTAAATTTTATAAATGCTTATAAATTTATTTTTAGAGCTAGTATTTTAGCTAAATATAAACTTCAACTTTATATAATTTTACCAGATTTTTCTAAATATAGATGCTATCCAATTTCATTTTCTTCTGGAGTGCAATCAAATCAAGATAATTTAACACAATTTCAAATGAATGCAATTGTAGTACAGGAAGATATTCAAGAAGCAAAGGGGATCTCTGCTTCTGTATCTACCCCATCTACATTATCAGAAAAAGTTGCGGCAAATATTACTGATACTAAAAATAAAGAAACTAGTGGTGATAATCAAGACCCAAAAGACGTTGGTAAAAAAAGCGCTCTAGAGAAGGCTCTTAATAGTACGCGTGATTTTATTAATACCATTGCTACAGGACAAGGTACTAATGAGGTAGCAAAAACAATAAATAAAGTTAATAGAATTCTGGGGTCTGCTAAAATTGCTAATAAAGTAATAACTTCTGCCGGTAATATTTTTGGAGTTAGAACTGGAGTGAAACTTTTTTAATGTCAAATTTTTCAAATAAGGATAATACTTTTTACTTAGAAGCAAAAGTATTATTAGAGGGAGTCGAAATACCTTATAATAATGTAAGTATATCTTATGGTATAGATACTGAACCATCATGTACCATATCTATGCCAGGATCTTCAATTCTTAAGGATTTACCTTTAAATACAAAGGTATTAGTTTTATATAAAAACTTTTTAGAAAATTCCTCAAAGAATACTTGGTATGTTCTTTTCGAAGGGGAATTAGAAAATGTACAAGTAGCTAATGATTATGCTGCTTCTACTATGACTATTAATGCTATTCATTCAACAAAATACTTGAATTTAATGCAATTATTATTGCAAGAAGCTACAGCAAAAGCAGTTGGCATGGAGAACATTGATTGGGGTGGAGGGCTGGCTACTTGTAATCAGATATCTGGTAACACATATGCTGATTCTATTTTATTAGAAGGGCTTTTCCCCGAGAAAGGCAAAAATGAAAACTTCGAAACTATGGCAGATTTAGTGTATTGTTTAATAAAAGTTTTGCTAAATGAAAAACTATATGGAGCGGCAACAACAGGATTTTTCCGTAACAAAATATGTAATACATATAAACTTCCTGACCGTATTTTCAATGTTAGTTCTACTGCACGTAAAGCTGTAGATAAAATAATTTCTAAAATGAAGGAGCGCACCCTTGCCTCTACTGGATCAGGGCAAAAAATAGCTTTCGATGCGCTTCATTCGGATTGAAAGGGGTATCTTTTAAATTATGCCGATAAATAGTGCACCTATTAAACCAGATGAAAATAAAGTAAATGACGTAATGCAAAAGGGGGTTGAAGCTGCTGGCAACGCTCTCACCCCTGAACAGAAAGCAGAAATAGAAGAACGCCTAAAAGCAAATGGTAAGGGTATTAAAGATTCTGATAAGTATACCGAAAATACCATCAGCACTGAAAAAAAGACTACCACAACAGATTCTAATAGCGAAAATAAAGCTAAAGAAGAAAATAGCACTGGTGATGGAGTTGAGAAAAAACAAACCCCTATAATAAATTTTACTAAATTAGTTTTAGGAACAAGATTTCAGAGTACTCTTAAAAGTCCTTTTTTAAAACCTGGCTATATGTCACTATTAGATGCAATAAAAAGTCTATTGAGTTTTACTTATTATAATATTTATACAGTTCCAACATTAAAAGATAATAATTGTATTATTATAAAGCCAGAAACATTTTTTGTAATGATACCAAAATGTAATATAATATTACCATCGATGAAACATAGTGTTTCTTACAGCCTGAATTCTAAATATGCACCAACTAGAGTTTTATTTATAACGGATCCTTTGCAAATCCAAGGTAGTTCTGATAAAAGTGTAAAAATGGCAACAGTTGCTGCAGTAAAATACGGTGATAGTGAGAAAGGGTTATCTGGTGACATAGACATCCTTGCTAGTAATATTAAGAAAGTAGAAGTAACTAATTCTGACTCCTGGCCTGTATATCAATTGACTGACTATGAAATTGACTTTGGGCCTAGACTATATAATGACATGGGCGGAGGAGATCTAATCGCATACATAGAGGCTTATTCAGTTAATAATCCTGATATAAAAAGTGCTGAAGTTGCAGAAGCAGTTGAAAATTTAGCTAAATATACACTTTTGAAAGCTCGCTATATTTCAAGGACAGGCAGCGTAGCTACTTATTTTAATCCTTATATTGTTCCAGGATTTCCTCTTGCTATTATAGAAGATAAAACAAAGAATTCTGCCGCTACTAATATTTATGGTTATGTTACTGCAGTAATACATAATATAACATACAACTCTTGGTCTACATCTGTAACATTTAGTGCATCTACTGTTGATGGTGAAATTCGTCCAGATGCATTTCCTGTGGCGGAAGATGACTATAAGCCAGAAAATATTAGCAGCACATATGCAAATCTTTTAGGAACGTCTGATTGCTATGATACTAAAACTATTTCATCTATGTTAGAAAAAGAAACACAAGATTCCTATACTGTAACAGATAGCTTTAATTTCATAAAAAGACCAGTAACAACTTTACAAGAATTTTTGCAAAGTATGACTGGAACAGCTACTGAGCCAATAGTTAAAAATAATGTTATGCGAATTGAAAGTTCTCTATATAAAAAAGATATCCAAGAAAAAATAATTGAATATTCAGAAAATATTTTAGCTAAAGACAAACATTTTGCATTGCATACAAAGGATATACGATAATATGTCATTACTTAAGCATTATACTACATCACCAGAAATAACGTGTTCTTTTGGGGCAACAGAATTAGAAGCTCAAGAGAAAAAAGCCGAAGCTATCATAGAACTCAAAAATAAGGGTGCAGTTATAGTACCAGGGTATGAATATCCAGAAGAAGATAAAACCCTGCATAAATTAAAAAATGCAGCAAACGGCTATAATGATATTTATGGTAATCAAACTAAATACTGGGACATTATATATAGGTAGAGAAAATTCTCTACCTATATTTTTTTTATTTTTTAAAAATAGGTATAATATCTATATAGAGGTAAAAGAATGCTATTAATATTTCCTAAAAAAATAGAAGCTGCTTCTGATTGTAATTATAAATTAGCAGAATACATAAAAAAATATATAGAAGAACGTGGCGGACAAGCTGAAATATCTCGTAAGTCAAGTGACTCACCAGAGATAGAACCTTTAGTTTGCAAAAATACAGTAAACCCAGATATTTTTTTAGGACTATATACTGGTGAATATGTTGGTGGAACATATATTATAGTCTGCAATGCCTATTCCGCTTTGGCTGGTACTTATAATGCTTTGCTGTGTAAAGAGTTTGGTGATCCTTTAGAAAGCGAAACTTCTGGTTTAGATATTGTGGGCGAATTAAAACTAAGCAATACTTGTGATATTACATTACACTTGCCTGCACTTGTTAAAGATTACACTGATGATCAGTTAGAATCACTAGCGAAAAAACTTGTTGAAGAAAGCTGCTGGTATCCTATTTATACTAAAACAAAAGATACCAGTGTTCCTAATATGTCTGATCCTTACTTATATAGGTTTTCTTCTGATACTTCTTGGCATGAAGAAACATATGAGTTTAAGCCTGCTCCAGAACCAGAAATAGAGACAGATGCCGTTATCAATGATGATCCAGAACCAGAGGTTAAATCTTCAGGTAAAATTGGATATGATGATAAAGATGAAAAAGGCCATCCCATACACTATTTAGAAATAGATTCTAAAGAAACTGGAGATTATCCAGTAGACCAAGCTATAGTTCCACCAGAAACCCCAATACAAAAGCACTATGTATGGTCTATACCACTATCCAACGTGCCTTCAACCGCTAAGAAAATTATTTTTCAAGCTAAGGGAATGTCCGGTGGTGAGAAAATATATGTTAAAATTGGAAAAACTCAAGCAACATATGAAAGTGATATACCAACAACCTATCAAGAGTGGACTAGTGATGTAGCTACAACAGCCTATACACAATTCGATTTACATGACATTACTCTTAAAGCTGATAATTTAGAATCCCTTGAACTTGGTGTAATAGGTGAAGGTAAAGTTCGTTTTACTGGTATTTGGATTACTGATTCTACAACTAATTATGAGAAGCTCCCTTACCCATATCGAAAAGAGTACTCTGAAGAAGAAATAGAGAAGCAAGAAGAAGTACCAAAAAAACCTGGTATTACTTTAACAAAAGCTGCTACTTTAGATGATAGAGCAAAAGATCAAATTTCTCCACCAGAACCTGTCCCAGAACAAGATACTTCTGAGGATCCTGCCGGTGGTGCTTCTACTGCCACTGCAGAGGGCTTTGCTACTGCAGTAAGTGGTGTAATGGAAAGTTTAACTGGAGCTGGGAAGATACTGGATACTCAAAGTTTAATGAAACTAGACACTAATGCTCTTACAGATAAAATAACAAAAGAACTAGACTTCGGTAAAAAACTAAATATGTCTAAAGCTAAAGAAAAATTAGAGGGGATCAAAAATGCTGCTTTAGCTCAAGCAGAAGAGTTGAAAAAGGTTTCCGAAGATAAAACAAATGCACTGAATTCTATGATGACTAAAGACGCACTATCTGGTATATTGCCAATAGCTATACCTACAATACCAACTACTGAATCACTGAGCCAGATAGTGGCATCTAAAGCACTCCTAGAAAATAAAAAGGATGCTTTAGATGCTGGAATAACTAATTTGAAAAAAGGTTTACCAAGTATTAATGTTCCGGATTTATCTAATTTGCAGAGTAAAATACAAGGAATACAAGCAGTTCAAACAGTAGCTAAAAATGCAGTAGATACTGCATCTGCGTCTGCTTCTACTAAAATTATAGAATTATTCTAGGAGATAAATTATGATTTCCGGATTACAACTTTTAAAAAATTTTGATAATAAATATGCTACTAAAAAGGAAATTAACTACACTTTAGATAGCTATTCGGTAACAAAGGGACCTCTAAGATCTATGCAAAAATTTGTAGTTATTTTGCAAACTGAGCGTGGGTCGGACCCTATACGTCCATGGTTTGGTACTAAGATTGCAAATATTAACTTAATGAACATTGTGAATAAGACAGAACTGGAATTATTTTTACGTTCAGAATGTTCTTCTGCTATTTCTCAGTTTTTTAAACTACAAGAAGAAGAAAGTACTCAAAGTGCACAAACTGGTTATGATATAATAGAAGGATTAGAATTGCTGAAAGTAAAGATAGACGAGAGCAATACTATTTCGTTGGTATTTAAATTTAAACCATTAAAATATGAATCAATATTATTTTCAATAAATGTTTAACAAGGGGTATAAATGGCTAATACATCACCAATTTCTGCTTTTGATGCAGAAGAAAATATAGAGGTAAAAGCATTAGAAATAATGCGCGAATATTACCCAAGTATAGACTGTGGTCCAGGTACTCCTGTCTATGAAATGGTAATACGCCCTATTGCATATTTATGGTCAAGACAGTCCATGGGTTTAGAAGAACTCATAAAGTCTGTAAGTTTTAATGACTACGTAAACATGGCCACAGAAGATTTAGATAGACTTATGAACCGCTATTTTCTTACTAGACGTGTTGGTAAAAATACTACAGGTATAGTACGTTGTATAACAAAAGGAAATGTAGATATCTATATAATGTCTGGTGAAATATGGGAGATAGAAGACGGAAGAACTTACGAGGTACAAACTACCATTGATATAAAAAAAGATGAATGGGATGACATGAAGGATAATGGCGACCCATTATATTGGTATACGGAGTTAACAAATGTAGTAACAGCTAAGGGAAGACTTGCTACTATTGCTGAATTATATGCTCTTGTAGGTATGAAAATTGGCGATAAGTATATTGTTACTAGTACCGATTCTGTTTGGGAATATAAAGATGTTTCTAACGAATATATTTGGGTTGAAGATAAAAGCATAACTCATCCAATACTATATAAAGAAGTTCCTGATGATAAAAGGGTATATTATATTGATACTTTAGTAGTATCTACAGGTACTGGATCTATTTATAATGCTGCTCAATATGATACTTTAATACCAACAGGTACTTCTTCTGCTGATATTGTATCTGCATATTTTTTGCATTCAACAAATGATGGTGGCGCATCTGAAAGTAATTATGATTTTTATACTAGAGCTAAAAATGAATTAGCCTTTAGGGGTATGTGTTCATACAAATCTACATCATCTCTATTATTAGAAAATTTTGATACTATAAAAGAGGTTGTATCTATAGGATTAAAAGATACGGAAATGATAAGAGACCTTGTACAAATTTCTACTGGATCTTCTACTACTCCGATAACAATTCATTCTGGGGGTCGTTGTGATATCTATATTAAACCGACTCAGTATTATGCCGAAAATGGCTATAATGCACCGCTAGGATTTCCTTTAATGTATGAAGGTATTAATTTAAAAGATGATATACAAGATGCATTAATGACAAAATGGAATACTGAAGTAGCGCCACGTTTAACCTATCAAATAGGATTAAGAGGATCTCTTAGAGAATCTGTTGGAGATTATTTAAATAGTAAAACAAATATGACTAATTTAAAGTCTGATTTAGATGACATAACTGAATTTGTTGAAAATGGAGAAAACACACCATTACATACAGATAGTCTTGTTAAGCAGATGTGGCCAATAATTATTAAGGTAAATCTTGAAATAGAATCAGACAACCCTGAAGAAGACATTTTATTGGCAAAAATGACCGTAAATGAATATATAAAATCTCTTAAGTCTTCTGAGGCTCCTCAAATTGCTGAATTAGCGCACGTATTAAGATCTGCAGGAATTAAATCAGTACATGTTCCTTCTACATATAAGTACCCTCCAAAAACTTCTGTGGATTTAGAGCGTCCAATATTAAAAGCTTATTATATAAGAGATTCTTTCGATATGGAATGGTTTGGGTTAAATGGAACCACTTCTTCAACAAGTACTAAACCTACATTATTAAAGCCTGTGGAGACAGACAGTCTAAAGTTTGAAATAAGAGAAGACTATGCGAATCAGTCCCAAATAACTTTACGTACATGTACTTGGTATACTAATATGGATTTAATAAATATTGAGGTGAGTGGATAATGCAGCGCTTTGATTCATGGAATCTAAGTAAAGCAGGTGATTTTTGGACAAAGAAGTTTAAACCATCTAAACTTATTAATACTGCAGCATTCATAAACTCAGCTTTAAGCCAACAATTAGATTCAGAACTCCTAGAAAGATATGATATAAATGATATTTCTGAACATACCCCAGGAACGTCTTACACCTGGGTAAAAATCAATCTAGATAAACCAATTTATGACGAAAATTCATATCCCTATTGTTACATATATAAAGTGGATGAAAATTGGTTATATATAGATGCAATATATGATAAACATATTAATCCAGAAATTTCTTTGCAAAATAGCATAGACTTCTCATACAAACAAGGCAGTGGTAAATTAAAGTGTAAAAAAGAAATCATTGATAAGAATGGCACATTACCTATATTATATATTTCTAAGGGCTGGTATGCTGAGTATAGAGTCTATAATGAAATAGGGCATTTTTTAGACTATCTGGAAAAAGACTCAACGCTATATAGGGATTCTATTGCTCCAATTCTTGCTTCTTTGTATATTTGTCCCTCATATTTTTACTTACTAGCAGTTTTAAATGTTATGGTAGGTCTACCAATAGCTAAGTATGATGGAGAAACAATCCTTAGTATTATTGATGGCGTAATTAAGACTGATAAATATCAATATGAAATCGGTACTATCCATACACATTTAAATGTTGGAGATACGCTAGTTAAATTTCAACCATTAACTGACGTAGTTGAACTTCATACAAATGAAATGGAGCCAAAATGGTGGGAAGGGCACCCAACAGCATTCTTTACTAAGTATACTCCAGGAACAATATTGGATGATAAACTTCGTAATTATATTATGGAGAATTATCTTTTTGATTCTGTAGCTGGCATAGAATTTAGGCAAGATAAGCTTGGTTTAAATCCTGTAAATTTTAACTACCAGATTAGAGATATATTTTTAAAGGCTGCACCCTCACACTCAGACTTCTTATTTGCTCAGTCTTATCATGTTGGTACTAGTTATGATGTCTATAACCTAATGACACCAACGGATGATTCTCATACTATACCTAGAATTATTCTCAGAAGTTTATTTGGTAGGTTTTTGAATAATGTACCTAAACAGGGACTTACTGCTGGGCAATTTGGTATTTCATCTTACTTATTTCCGTCTCCGAAAATAAACACAACATACATAGATGGAAAATCATTAAAATTTAGTTCATCTTTCTGGCATTTATATAATGAATATGATGCGTTTAATGATTCTTGGAAATTTTTAGATACTCGTTTAGCTGAACCTAAATATAAAATATTTATAGAACCTTGGGAAGATAGAGTATATCTACGTCAAGGAGAACTGCCCCTCTTTAAAGACTCAGAAAGGAAATTTATCCCAGAAGATTTGGAAGAAAGGTTTAAGCCAACTATATTCCTTGAATATGGTACTCCTTCTACAGATTCTGTTGGTGGCAAACATACAGATAGATACTCACCATTATTTTCGAGTCTTAATAATATAGGAACGCTCTTAGAACCTAATGTTCCAACCAATACGTCAATTCCAGCTTTTTCTAACTATTCTGCCCAAGACGTTCTAAATATAAAATTTCCAATACAATGGACTAGATCTAATGTAACTGGAATAAGCAAAGATAGCACCTTTTATATTACAACGGAGAAAAGGGATGGCTATGTAATTAGTCCAGAAATAAATATTGGCTGGATTAATAAGATTCTAATTCCTGAATTACAGGATACATATACTCCTGCTGGAGGAGGATTATATATGGAATATTCTGTACGTAAAATTGAAGATGATAGTTGGTCTGCATGGACCCCTGTAGAAAGTGCTGAAAAACTGTATAATATTAATGGAAAAATAAAGTTTAAAATAAATCTTTTGTGTAATACTTCTATACTAGATGGAAATCCACGTTTTAGTGGTTTTAGACTCACTGTTAATGTATAAATAAAATATAAATATATAAGGAGAAATAATTCATGGAAGTGGCTTCAATGGCTAAAAAAAATAATATGGGGATGTGTAATGGAATTAAACTTCGGGGTATTGTTACCTATAAGGCTTATGATAAAGACCACAATTTAGTAGATACTAAAACTACCCATAATAATATCGTATTAGGTATTCGCGAACCTATTATTGAGCTTCTCTCTGGGTATCAAGCTCTTCTCTACCCTGAGAAACTAGCTAATTTGCACTTTATTCGTAAGATTAGACTTGGAAATAATCCCCAAGCTCCTACGGCACTTGATAATAAACTTTACGGTGAGATACCCGGGTCAGAAAACATGTGCATTAGCGAACCTCAAATAAATACTTCCGGACCTAATGTTACGTTTGCATTTATGTATAACCCAACATCTTCGATAGATGGTAAGATTATTAAAGAAATGGGTCTGTACGCATGTAAGCAAGATGGTACTGGTGATGTATTAGTTGCGCGTACTGTTGTTGGTGATGAAACTAGCGGTTGGACAAAATTAAACGGTTTATATTTTGAAATTTACTGGACTATTGGTTATCAGGGTGAGATAACAGCCGAGTAATAAACTAAAAAAATATATACATAACCTGAAACCTAATATCACGGTATCCTGATTGGGAAGTTACCTGCAGCGGGTGAAACAGGAATAAGTCGTCTACATATGTAGACGACTTTTTTTATTAAGTAAAAGAATTCTTTTACATAATAAATAAATTCCTTATGTATATATTTTGTGTTTTTTTATTTAAAGTTTTCTGGAACTAATTTTGGTAAACAATCACTAAGACCAGATTGGTCCATCTTAGTTAAAAACACCACTAATTGATCGTAGCATCTTTTATAGGATTCGAAAATAATACTTAATAGTTTTACCTCTTTTGCTTGATCTACTGTGTGCAGATGACTCATTATTCCCCAGAAATTGTTGATATCCAAAGGATTCTCCAGTAGGTTTCTATAATTAGGATTATTGCTTTCTTCTTTCTTGGCGAAGATATTTAGCAGATTAAGTAATTTTTCTTTAAATTTTTTTTCTCTATAAGAAAACTGGTGTGAGAAGGGATCATCGCCTGTATTTCCTTTGCGTTCGGATGTAACTACTGCCCCTAATACTCTTTGAAATAGTACTTGGCGTCCTAATAGCATAGCGATTAAACGTAAGTTCTCATAGGATTTTCTTGGGTAATTAATTTTTCCATTTACAATATTCATGCCTAATAGATGCTTAGTGCTTTGAATATAATAGAATTTCGGTTTAATGGCTAGATCTGCTATACCATTCAAGTTATTGGCTAGTATTTCTAAATTAGCTTCTACTGTATCTCTATCTAATTTATCCATGTTGGCACTTACAACTTTATAGCTTCCGGATTCTGTTATATTGAAAGAGGAATCTCCAAAGAGTTCATAACATTCTTTTAATACTAGCGTCAAGTCCTTCTTAGAAAATTTATTTTTCTTTTTGAACTCAATACTTGTTAAGATGCTCTTCGAAGAAGTCCTCATAATCTTGAGCTTTTCCCAATTAATTGTAAATGGAAGAATTTCTTTCGTTAATTCTTTAACAAACTTTCTGGACGTGCTATAATCTATACTCCCAGAAAAGGCTAAATCATCAGCATACCGACTGTAAGCTAGATTATATTTACTTGCCAGCTCTGCTATTTTTTCGTCCATCTCGTAATTAAGCGCTACTACTAAACAGGGGGATGTTGGTGCTCCTTGTGGTAAACAACTATTGCGAGTAATTAAACACATGATACCATTCAGTGTATAGTCGTCTAACCCTACATTATAAGAGGCTTTAAACTTTTCTTTTAACTTAGTTTTGACATAATTATACTTATGATTATCAAAGAATTTATTAAGATCAACATGGATTAATGTTTCACCATCTTTAACGGCCGAGGCTGCATCATAAATATTTTTTCCACTGACAAAGCCATTATTAGCTGGATGAATTGGAAATTTTGAAAATACGCTTATCAATTTTTTCTGCAAACTTTTCAATTCGTCTACTGGAGCATTAATTTCTCTAAGTTTACCCGGAAAACTTCTCGGAACGATCTTATGTGAGCGTTTGTCAATATAAAATGTTTTATATAATTTGTTAGGATATATTGTTTTAATTTCTGACAGCTCTTGTGGTGTTAACCCAAGAAATACACTTAATGTAACAAAGTCAATAAATGGTGCATTTTCTGTGCATTCTGGAACACACTGACAAGAATTAAATGAACATCCATTTTCTTCTATAAATACTTGCTTATTGTATATGCGATCTTTAGCCGAATTTTTTATTGATTCAAATACTTTCATTATTTATAAATTTCTCCCTCTGTTGATTCCCAAAATTCTCCTAATGTTTTCAAATCTTCTGTGGTGTATTCCTTGTCTACTTTTATTTCTTGCTCTTCATTTTTAGGAATATCACAATTAAATAAACAATCGTATGCTGTTGTTTTGTACAGGCAGATACCAGATACTTGCTCAGCCTTTAACCTACAAATATCACAGGGTGAAGATACTTCTTTACCATCTATAATAATATTAGCAATATTTAGTGCTATATGAGTATCGTCTGATCCTTGACTAGTTATAAAATTACCAAAACATGTAGGAAGTTTATTCTTTAAGTCCTTTTCAAAGTTAAATATGGGGATAGAAACAATAACGTCTTTCTTTTCATTCTTGGCATAAATAAGAAATTCTTCTAATACTTCTATATTACTCAGATTATATAGAGTATATTTTTCTACTTTACGAATGAAGGATACTAGCTCCGAATTGGCGATAACTAATTTGAAATAGTTCTTCAGGAATGAAATATTCTCAATACTGAAATATGCCATTAGGGGAGAATAATTTGAAGCTACCAGAATATTAACTGATGTCTTCTGTGGTTTAAAAAATACCACACTCTTACTACTGAAATCCATAATAAGTTTTCCTTTCTTGTTTTTTTTAATACCTCTATGGTCTTATGCTTACTTATCGTAGAAGCCACGGAGTCCACATATTGTTAAGCAATCGGAAGTTGACCATATAACTTCCCACAATATTAGACACAAAACTTTTTTAAACACTAATTCTCCTTACTACATTAGACGTTGTACGGTATAGCGTTTACACGCTCATACCTGTGTGACAGAATGCTTATTCTGTCCGCTCATTTTATCTAATGTTGTGTTTATATACTAAAAAACGTAAAACAAAAAAAGGAGATACTTAATTACTAAATATCTCCTTCAATATACTTATACCATTTTTATTTAATTTTTTATGTATTACTCTACTAGTGTTCTTCCTCTATATCAAAAGATCCTTGAGGGGGTGAACTTTCTACTTCTTTCTTTACTGCATCAGGTGGTTGAAATTCTTCTAGCTGATGTTCTGCGCGATGCGGATGTGGTAAAAAGAAACGTGCACCTAAACGTAGATATACTAATGTGTGAGCAAAGTCATCTGGAACATTGGGGTCACGAATAATTTGAAATGACCTTGTTTTTTCATTATATTCACAAGATAAGGTAAGTAAGTCTGGAGCAAACATGTCTTTAATTCGTTCATATTTTGGTAATATAATTCTATGTGCTTTAATGTCTAATATCATACCGGCCATAGCCCTAGTACGGTCTGTTATCCATGACTTTGAATCTACATTGAATTTCATTCCAGCTTGTACTCTAGCTTTATATTCTATTTCATATAGAGGTTTATTTGGAATATTACGTCTAAGTACTGAATTTGCTAGACTACCACCGCCTCTATCGGCTACGATTAACGAGACGTTTGCTTTGTTTATAATTGAACAAATATCATCCATTTGTGTAAGGGGGTCTTGGTCAACTGGATATTTCTTAGAAAAGATAACTCTGACTGCACCATCACTATCTAAGCCACCAATCGTTAATACTGTATGTGTGTTTCCACCGAGTACACCCCAATCGCAACTTGCTATAAGCTGCCTTACATGCCATTCTGACTTTCTATCTAGAGTAAAATCAGACATATTATTATCGCAGCAACTTTCAATATCTGCTTCGATAAGTAACTTAGCACCATTATCATAACTAAAGCCTAAACACTCGTTGTAGAGCTTTGCTTCGGAGTACATTGGGTTATCTAATTTTTCATAAAGACGTTCCCAAGGTATTCCTGTAGCTGGAACACCTGCAACCATTGCTTGAGAGATGTGGTACCCAACAAACTTTCTATCTGGATGCATAGCTACGTATTCTCCAGTATTGACATCTATATGTCCTCCACACTTCTTGCATATTAAACCAATTGGGGAAAGATTCTCTATTTGAATCGGTACATTCCATGTATTACAAGACGGACATTTAATTGCCCAATAATGTTGTGTTGATGTATCCCAGAGCTTTTGAATTGTATTCGTTTTGTTATTCTTAGGTCGTTAATCTAAGAAGAGTTTTAAAACTCTCTATATATTTCTATATAGTCCAGACTATATCTTCGAGCGACTTGCGTCGTCCGCTCCGCACTTCGATTGCACTTGCAATCTACTGCCTTTCGGCATAGTCGTTGAACCCGATTTAACTTGGCTGCTGATTGTCTTCGGCTTTTCCCGGTCAGAGTTTCCAGCAATTCACGGAGTTTTCATTTTAGCATTACTACTAAACGCGACTTAATTTAATCGAATGTTTTTGGTGTACCAGTGTAGTACATTCTTTTAGGATTTTTACGGGACGTACACTCCTCAATGACTGGAAGTGAATCATAGTGTATATCTTGCACCTCATCAATATACACACTATTAGCTGTCAATCCACGGATACCGTCTGCGTTTAAATAGCAAGAACGCAGATAAATAGCTGATTGATTGAGCAGTTCTCTAAGAAATACCTGCTGTTTACAAGAAGAATCAATATAATATTTTTTAATTAAAGGTGAGTTAAGTAACATTGGTCCAAGTTTATCAGTTGCAAAAGCAGTTATCTGATCTTGCCTTGGAGCTACATATAAACTTCTCCAATAAGGATGGGAAGTTAATTCTGTAACTGCTAGACTACTTACTGTGGTGCTTTTTCCTACTTGTCTCATTTGTGTTTAATTGGTTCGTTAATCCAATCTGGTTAATACCACTGTATATTTCTATACAGATCTGACTATATCTTCTTCCCTCATGGGAAGCTCCGCGCTTCGATTGCACTTGCAACCTACTCCTTTACAGGATAGTCGATGAACCCGATTTAACTTGGCTGCTGATTTCCCTACGCTTAGCTTTAAGGGTTTCCCAGCAATTCACGGAGTTATACTCTGTAATGTTACCACTACAGACGGCAGTTTTATTTACCTGTCATAAGTATCATTTTCTCAACGTTTGTATCTATAATTGTTCGCATATATGGAAGCAAGTATAATGGTTTCCCATCCATATATATTAATTTAGATGCAAAGTCTGATGGTCTTGTTTCTATGTTATATAGTGCTATTTAAATCACCTTCTTTTTCTTTTTTTTATCATATCTTTTAAATTATCTATGTTTATATATTTAGTAATAGACTTATATACACTTTGAAAATCCTCTGATTTATTTTTTAAACCATACATTTTATAGAATAATATATAAAGCGCCCCTTTGAATAGGGATTCTGGATTGTCGTGCAAATATCCTATTCCTCTATTACATGTATCACACAATAAGCCTCTTAATATACCAGAATAATGATCATGATCAGCGTGTAGTACATCTCGTTTTTCTTTATTATAAACTTTTTTACCACATAAAAGGCAACAGTTATCTTGTGTATTTTGAACTCTCATGTACTCCTCGTGTGACCAACCTGTTCGTTGCTTTCTTGCTAATGCTGTAAAATAAGGTCGACTTTCTTCTTTGTGCATTAACCTATATTGTCTATTATATTCTTTGTATTTTTTATCTTTTTGTGGATCTGATTTTCTTTCTATATATTGTCTTTTAACTGTACATTTTTTACATGTATGGGAGTAACAATTATCTCTTTTAAAAAAATAGTAATCATGAAATGTATATACATTCTTACATTCTTTACATCTTCTAGTCCCAATTACTTCTGGTATAATCAGTGGGTCCCAAAAGTCATCTAAAAATAACCTCTCCTCATGTGCCCATCCACCTTCTATAATGTTTAAATCAAAGTCTGTCAACGTTAAAGCCTTTCTAAAAAAAATGAGATAGCAACTAGTCTTCACCTCTAGCTGCTATCTCGTATATATAAATACTCTTATAGGGATCAGCTATCTGAGTATTTTACGAAGTAAAATAGAGAGGTGAAGAAGTTCTCTTAATATATATTATACCTAAATACTAAAAAATAAAATAGTAATAAAAAGAGGAATCAATTTTGATTCCTCTTTTTATTAAATCTGTTTAGTGCCAAATGGAAGAGATCTTATTGAATAAACTTTCTGTGTTTGTTGTTCTTCTTTCGATCTCTTCCACTGTAGGTTCTCTTGGAAATTCTGGTAATTCCTTAGTCTTGTTGGCAACTCTCTCTGCCTCTTCTGCTGTGCTTGCAGCTAAACCTGCTGCAGCTAGTAAAATCCCAAATAGCATTATATTATCTCCTTTTCTACCCAGTAGGGAGGTAGCTCGATATTCTCGCCTTGAAGAAGAATATTCAGAGCTGCCTGTGCTTCTCTGGGGTTTCTGAAGTGTACTACGAATACACTACTTGCATCATAGTACACTTTGACATCACGGCCGCTCAGTTCTTTGGCGCGAGCAGTTTTACGTCATGCTCAGGACATGTGACTGGATTACTTCTCCTCTTCGAGGGCTTTCATCCAGGTCTCAACGTACATTTTTTCAATAAAACTCATCATAGTTATAATCCTCCCATATAACTATAAGATGCCCACGCTTAGCCATAACCCTTGTTACAGCTTTACTACATGAGCTTGTCCAGTTTGCCTGTACTCTGGTAAACATGCACCTTTTTCGCAAGGCCGCGAGAGATCTTTTACAGAGATCCCTAACAGAGAACTGCTCCTTCTACGTAGAGTAACTATTTAATTTTACCGGAATTGATCCATAATTGAATCTAAGATGTCCTGATATTGTTCATATGTCAACTTTCCTACGATATGCTGTACCATAAACCAAACATCATAAAACCTTACCATAATAACACCTCCAAGTGCTTAATATATTTTAAAATCGGAATTGCAACCGTATCTATGTTTATGCCCTCCCGATGCAGGGAGGTGTTTGGAACGTTAGCCGGAACTGATGTTCCGTTTCTAGCCCACACCACGTAGAGGTGTTCCTTGTGGGCCTTACGAACTCTTCAGGAAGTCGAGAGAAAGATTGGTGTGCCATTTTTGGTACCTTCTAGCATCGCCACGTAGAGGCTCTTTCATGATGCCATTTACGGGATTTCGACCGGGTCTATATTTTAGTGTTAAAATGAAGGCGATCTTACCGCCCAGTAGAAAAATCAGCATAAATTAATACGCTAATCTTTCTACACCATACTTATACCCTATTTTTAGCATTTTTTTTGATGTTTTTTAATGCTTTTGCCACGTTCGTATTCGTCAAAATTTTTCTGTAAAATGCGTAATAAGTATTGCGAAGGAGAATTTAGTTTCTCTTTCTATTTTATATATGCGTAAGGAGGTACGTATTATGTTAAAACTTTTTGTTAAAACTACAGCTCCGACATTGTTTGGATCGGTAACTCTAGGATTATTAGGGCAGGCTTTGCTTGGAGGGCTAATTGGATTAGCCCTCGGAGGAGTCGCGCTTGGGATTTCTTCTTTATTTAAAAAGAAGAAGAACCCTTGGTACAAACGGATCTTCGGATAGGGATATAGTTTTCACTATATCCCTTTTTTATCTCTTTTTTTTAGCAATAAAAAAGACGTAGATTTTTAATCTACGTCTCTAATCTCTTTAACTTCTATTTTACCTGTTTCGTTATCTTTAACCACTACAACTGTATCACCTGATACTGAATCTCCATCATAATCCAATTTTGTTACCTTAGAAGCTTTTTATCTTCTAATTCTATACGTCACCATATAGTTCAGCGTACATTTTGAAGCTTGCGCAACTCGGACACTCTTGGGGGAATTATATTCTATTGCTAGGTTCATCCCCTACGCGTTACGGAGTCTAGAGTTTTTTGAGATCTAGATTTCCTCGGTATTGTCTACTAGAGATTTTTACCGATTTTGCCCGATTTTATGCCGGCAACTTTTTACCGGCAAAACCCGTTAATGTCAACGGATTTGTCATGATGCTTTTTCCTTTTACTGGTATTGGTAAAAAGGCTTGATGATTCAGTTTCCAACATTTTGTTATAGATAATTCGTTACTCTATCTAGAGCTATTGCTCCTGTATATTTCTATACAGATCAGACTATATCTTCGAGCGACATAGGTCGTTCGTTCCGCACTTCGATTGCACTTGCAATCTACTCTCTTTCGAGATAGTCGTTGAACCCGATTTAACTTGGCTGCTGATTGTCTTCGGCTTTGCCCGGTCAGAGTTTCCAGCAATTCACGGAATAGTACTCTATACTGTTGCCAATATAGACGCCTAAGAATTAAGCGAAGGTGCACGGTTTATAATTACAGGATGATCTTTTGTTAAATCATATAGAATTTTTTTAGCAGTTTCGGACTTGTTTTGCAACTCCTCTTTTGCTTGCATAATACTTAGTCCACGTTTACGCAACTCTGCGATTATAAATCCTTCGTATGTTTTCCACAACATATCTTCAGGAATTCCTACATGATCAACATCTAACCCTGGATCTGGAAGAATCGTACCACGTCCAGATATTTGTTGTTGTCTTTTTAGAATTTTACGTTGGAAGAAACTATTTTTACTTGATCCAGATACTTGATAGTTACTACCTACTAACTGTGGCATAAAGCCAGTTACACCACGTTTTTGGTTTTGTTTGTTTACTGGCGCCATTAGACCAACTACTGCATGCGCTGATTGACGTAAATCTTTAAGAAGTGCTCCCTTTTCGCTATCAGGGAAGTTCTTCATTTCGTTTAGTTTTTCGTTCACATTCAGCATATCTTTATATAGATAATTATAATCAGATACCATTGGTAAGCCACCTGATTGACTATCATATATAGGTCTAAACTGCGGAGGGATAATTGGGAACTTAGTTAATACGTATTCATCTGGATGCATTCCAGAGCGTTTTAAGGCAGTAAGGTATTTTAATTCTTTAAGAAGCTTATTACGATCGCTACCTTTAGCTACTTTTAACCCTGCACTAATTTCACCAATACGCTTATCGGCATTAATTGCTGCCAATTCTTTTTTAACATCTTTACCATTCATTCCTGTAATATCTTTATGTAGTAATACCTTTACTACATCTTCAAATATAGGATTAACGATTGGGGCAGCTAAATCAATATGACTCCAGTACTGACCTTCCATGCCACCAGTAATTGCTGGATCAAAGATACCACCTTTTTCGGGAATATCTTTGCCCATGTGATTTTCCAGTATTGCTCCCTTACGAATTGCTCCACTAGACATTTGCATAATGCTTTTGTCTGTCAAAGGAGATATACTTGTAGCATTCTCGTCTTCTTTTACTTGCATACCAGCAGCAGTAATCAAAGACTTAAATTTCTTAAAAGCAAAGGGTTCTTTAGCTGGGAGTTGTGGTACTCCGGCCTCTAGTCTATTCCAGAAGTCATCATTTTTATCAGACTTATAAGTAGCCATTTCCGCTAAGTTAGCACGAGCATTATGGCCTAACAACGCATATACATCTAACAGGCCAATGCCTTTAGAACCTTCCTCGCCGCCTTTTAATGGCTGCTTGTTAGCATCATAACTACCACGATATAAACCAGAGAAGTTTCCTTCTGTCTGTTTATGTAGCTTTAAGAAATAAGGTGTTCCAGTAAACACTTTACCAAGGTTCTCACCTGTCTTACCATCAATAAGTTCCTCTTCGATTTTAATACCGTCCTTTTTAAGGTCGTTTAAAACTTTTACTGAGGAGTCACTCTTATCGAAGTTGTCGACGGTTACTTTATGCCCTAATGCTAAAGCCCGCTTACCTGACATGGCTTCATATAGCTGACCAGGATTTACACGGCTAGGAACAGATGCTGGATTTAACATAATGTCCATGACTGTTCCGTCTTTAGTGCGGGGCATTTCATTATCTGGAAGAATTAATCCAATCGTACATTTATTACCATGAAGACCAGTTAACTTGTCTCCTCGTTTTGCTTGATCTTCTGTAGTGGCTACAATGCGGATTGTTTTAGTTCCTTTATTAACGTTTGTTACAAGTCCGGGAGCGTCATGATCCCATACTTCAGCCGCATCCCTATAGGGATTTACTAGGCTGCCTCTTAGTTTCTTTAACATTGCGTCTGAGGACGTGAGCGTCTTACGACGCAAGCCTGTAACAAGTACGTCACCTTTAATAACGGTTTGTCCTTCTTTAACTACACCTTGTTCATCTAACTTTTTGATGTTCTCAGGTGTAATTTTTGTCGGGAACCATTTTATAAAAGATCCTTTATCAATATATGTATCAGGAGTTATTTCAAACTCTTTCATGTACATATGTTGACTTGTGAATTTTTTAGAAGCAGATTCTGATATTACTACCGCGTCATCATGCGTCCATCCTTTATAGGGCAAATACGCAACGTTGACATTTGTACCAATGGCTAATTCACCATTCTTAGTAAAGTTACTATCTGCTAATACTTGTCCTTTTCGTACCTTATCGCCAACCTTAACCAGAGGGTACATTGTAATAAATGTCTTCTGGTTAAGTGGGAAGTTATGATACATTTCTACTTTAGTATGATCTACCTTAATATAATTATCAGTTACTTCGGTGATAGTTCCTGCGTGTGGCGCAAGAGGTACAAAAAATTTCTTCCCATATTTTTCGTGTAATGTTTCAAACTCCCCGCTTTGGTCTTTTATCTGTACCAGAGGGGCTTCTCTATGAATCAATGGAACTGCTTGTGTTACCATACGACCAGCCATGGTTACACGGTTTCCTTGGTCGTTATGAAGATATGGTACCAGATTAGTAGTTACCGTGAACATATCGGAAGATGCAGGTAACCAGTAATCAACCTTATCTCGAGGCATCTGTTTCGTTTCGCCATTAATAATAACTTTTACAATGGGTAGTTTATCCTGTCCAGGAAAACCTATTACTTTATTGTACGTATCCATTGGGCGCAACTCTACTTTGTTGCCTTTTCTGTCCAAAAACTCACTATAAATACTGCGATTCTTGATTGTAGTACCGAGTGTACTACGTACGTCCACACCTACTCTGACTGACTCGGCTGTACGTACAGGATCAAGGAATCCCAAGTGCGATGGATGAAGATTACGTGCTCCCATTGGAATGCCACGATCTGACTGAATACCTCCCTCGCCCATAGGGGTTATTTTATGATTTGTTTCTAGAATTTCGATAGGATTAATTTCTGTTTGTGGGGCAGAAAGACTGGATGTCGTGAAGAAGTTTTCCACAAGTTTACTGAATAAGTTAGGGATAATAATGCTTTTCAAGTCAGCTCCAGAATCAATACGATTTTGGAGTTTATAGAGCAACCCTGTTTCCTTGAACTTCTTTTCAATACGAAGCATCAAATGGTCTTCTACGCCTAGGACTTCTTTAAATAATAAGCTATCTAAATCGTCCTCTTCTTCTTTATTAGCGTACACATTCATAACTTTCTTGGAAGCCTGGATTAAAGTATTTGCATCTACTTTATCTGTGGGTATTCCAAGTGTTACTTGCGTAGTGTCTTTATTAAGTATATTAGAAGCGAAGTAATCTTTTAAATCCTGTGCTGTATTGCCAGTACGTTTTGTTGGATATACTACTTTCTCTAATATGGTCTCTAAATCTGTATCACCATGAGAATTCATAACATTAATGTTAAAAATTTCTTCTCCCCAAGCTGCCTTAAGGGCTTGATCTCCAGCTCCTAAAAGTTTTAACAAGGGGTATAATGGTGTTTTCTTAGCAGATGTAGATAATGCTGATTTATCGAATACGATGGTAAATAAACCATCAGAATCCATGTGTATTTTAAACCCTAAGCCTTTACCTAAGTTAAAAGTTGCAAATGTTTCGTTGCTTCCTTCTGGCTTACGTACATAAACTCCAGGTTTAAGACGTGTTTGATTAAAGACTGAATAGTCTTTTCCAAGGACTATGAAAGTCCCGCGTTCAGTTAAAATAGGGAGATCTAATATTTTTATTTTAGCAGTTTCATTTTTTCCATTGTTTCGTGTTAATTTTAAATTAGCGTAAACTGGGGTACCAAGTGACTTTCCAGCTAAAATATGATCTTTTTGATTAGAAATGGTCGCCTTGACCTTATCGGGTATTTCTACACTGATAATATCAATGCGGCCAGTCTTTGCTTCGATAGGAAATACTTTTTTAATGCCTTCTTCTACTTTACGAAGAATATCTCTCCATTTATCTTCTGTTTGTAAGTACATTTTATACTCTCTTTCCTATATTATATTTGTTGATTTCCGCCTTCTGATTGTGGAGGATTTTGCTCTGGCAGATCTCCATGTTGTTGTCCGCCAATATCACCTTGTTGTTCTGGTTGAGGTGGCTGAATACCATACATCATTTGGGCATTTGCGGCGATCATTTGTTGTTTCATTTGCTGCTCTTGTTGTTCAGCAAACTCATTCTGGATGTATTCTTGTTCTTTATCCCAATCCAAATGATTCATAAGTTCTTTAAGTACTGTATGCTTAGAGATGATGCCCGCATCAGAGAGACGCAATAACAAGTCTTTCTGTGCAACATCGTCTGCCATCTTAAATGGCTGCATATATACTTTAACGGATGCTATGCCAAAATGAATGGAGCACTCTTTGATAACATAGTCAATAACTTGTTGCATCATGCTGCGATAGTTGATAAATTGATTTTCCAACATACGCATTGATACATTCGCCCCGCTCCATTGTAATCCACCAAATACAAATTCTTGAGGTACTCCCATACCTGCTAAGATTTGATTAGTAATTTCTTGGATTTCATTGGTAAGCATTAGCATTTTCCCTTGCGCCCCTATTTGTTGGGAGTTTACAGGAATTGGCATAATAGATTTACGCAAAGGGTTAGTCTTCCATTGTTTGTACTCTGACTCTAAGTTAGAGGTAAACTGGTTAAGACTAGTTTCCCCAGCTGGATCTATGCTACCATTGCTTGAGGGTGAAATTATTGTCCAAGGTAAAATCTGATCTATTGCTAATGCATCTTGCGCACGCAATAGTACCAAAAGGTGGAATAGATACTTTAATACCGGAGCAATTAATGGTTGTCCATAACCTTTATTATATGTAGCTGAGTGAGACCAACGACGCAAATGTAAAATCTTAGATGGATAAATCTTAAATGATTTCTTTTCACGTGCCGTCTCAATCATTTGCATGGGATAAATACTCCATGCATGCTTGTTGCCCATATCTAAGTCTCTGGCTATGGTTCCAGGTATAGAATAGTAATATTCCGCCGTATCAAAAAGTGGGTCAAACTCTACTTTTATATGTAGAGGATCCCATAATATAGGATGAATGTCTTTAAATACCTTAGTATTTACATCAGAAATTTCCGGTGTTACTGTTTTTTTACAATGTGGGCATACCATTGTATATGATTTAGCTTTTACTGAGAAATTAGCTTCTTCAATGGTTTGTAATAATCCACATTCAGGACATTTTACAAAACGTTTAAAAGGCATGCTTAATGAAAAGTAGGAATTACCTAATACAAAGTAATCTAATCCCATGCGAATAAGAATACCTCTTAAATCGATTGCATTGAAAATTTCTTTATATTGTTTTTCTAATTGTTTGTCGTCTGTATCTATTACGAAATCTGTAATAGGATAAGAGACCATCTTATTAATCGCCGCATGCATAATCGGTTGCCAATCGTAAAAATATCGGCCCCAGTGCATTAGGATCTTTGGATCCATTAATGTCTGCATTGCGATTGGATCAAAATAAGGTGCTGGATAAAGCAGGCGCCATCTTGTGTCCTGCGTCATTAATCTATACGAAGGATTATTTAAGGATGAACCTGCACCTGCTCCTGATAACTCTGAAAAATCTACAGGCACTGCCATGTTACTTTACCTCTTTCTCTTCAGTAAAGGGAAGTTTCCCTTCTGTTGCTTTCCATAAGTATTCAGAGTATACTTTACATTCTTCTAGGTATTCATTCTGAATGTGTTGTTGTTCTGGAGTGAGAAATACTGGTTTCCTTAAACTTGATACGAAGCTTAAACAGGGCGGCATTACCACCATTCCTTCTTCGTCAGCTTCTGCAATGAAATACTTTACTAGTAGTTCATTATATTCATCGTTAGGAAATTCTTTCTTTAGTACTTCTACAGCGAAGGTGATTTCTTTCATAGTAGCATCTTGAATCACACCTGCAATGACCGGTCTACCATTTAAGACGATTGCTATTTTCTCAAATACGTCTGGACTTGTCCAAGGTAGAGTAGTTGTCTTACAGATTTTAGCTGCCATAAGAGAATCTCTCATTTCTTCTCCGAACTCATCATATACTGCTTCTGATATCCAGGTATCAAAATCTGGAAACTTTGCTTTTACTTCATCATATTTACGGAAAATTTCGGTTCCGATTAACATAGTTTGGCCTTTCTTATTTAGACTTATTTTCGACGTCCCCGTCCATGTTGATCTCGACTTTTACTGCTTTTTCTGGAGCTTCCTCTTTTTCCTTCTTTTTATCTTTTCCACATTCTCCATCTTTGCAGTCTTCGCCCTCTTTGCAGTCGCCCTCTTTGCAATCGCTACCTTCACATGCAGCTCTCTTAGCCATACCGCATGCTCCAGCTAACTCTTCTTTAATCTGAGAAGGAAGATTTTCAATCTGCAAGGTCAAAGCGTCACCAGACTCTCCATCCCAATCCAGGTTTACACCCATAGAAGCTAATACTTCTTTATTCTCTTCAATTACATCAAGAGGAACTGCACGGTCGCTTCCAAGGTCTACCATGTTTTCACTTGCAACTTTTTCGTATACTGCATATTCAGGGCTTCCTACTAATGATTGCATACGAGGATTATCTAATCCCAACTCCTCATCAATGTCTTTAAGAACTTCTACCATTTTCTCAGGTTCCAAGCTTGAAGCGATTTTTGCAAGGTTTTCTATAGCTTCTACATCTTCAGGTTCTGTAGCGTAGAAAGCTCTTGCTGCCAAGCAGGTGTCTAATTGATTTCCGTATTCTTTGCAAGATGCATATTTTTCAGTGCTATTATAGGTGTTTTCGATTTCTTTATACTCAGCGTCAAATACGTCGATAGCATCCATAATAGCTTTATCTTCTGTTACATATGCTACTTTATTCAATACAGGAACTTCAATTCCTAAATCATAAATTTTGCAAGCATCATTAATACGATTTACAACATCTGAGTCTAACAAAGATGCACATTTCTCGGCATACAATGCAGAGAGCTTAGCTTCAATAGGACTAGCGATGCTAAACATACGATTTACTGGATCAGCATAGGTACTGTCATCAGCATATGCCTGTTTTTCAAGCAATGCGCCAATGTCAGTGGCCATATCTTCCTCAGATAAAGTTCCTTCGGTTGCGAAAGAAGCCAATTTTTCAAATTTTTCATCATTTTGAAGATCTACAAGGCGATCTTTTACTAATTCAAGATTCATATTGTTTATTTATCCTTCCTTAATAATTTCTTATTAAAATTGTATTTTCTATCTAGTTTATATTATACCTAAATAATTAATAATTAAAAATAGGTATAATATCTAGTAGATAAAACAGATATTATTATTTGATAAGGAGCTGTAAATGGCAACTATCCCAAAATTATATAATTTAAATGAAGCACGAACTTACGTTTATGAACAACAATTTGTGCTATATGAAGAAAATAACTGCCAAAAATACCTCGACCATATTCCTAAAGCAGGAAGTCTTTATGTAGAAGACGTTATAACTGGCGAAGTATTTGTTATTACTACAGATAAAGAAGCTATAAATAACAGACCTCCTGAACATGGAGAAGTATTCTGTGAATATAGAAGCGAATTTGATTATGTATCAGCTAAAGGATTGCTTATCTTTAATCCTGATGATGCAGCAAGTGGTGATACTTTTAAAGTCCGTTATATCCCTGTAGCTAGCCGTATTGATGCAGAAGTAATTAATAAATTAATAGATCATCATAATACCTATGAGGGTAATGTATGGACTAAGGAAGACTTATTAACTCCTGTACAAAACGATATTGTTAATTGGACTGCGGTTAAAGATCGTCCTGGATACGCTACAGAAACTACAGGTGGTTTAATTACTGCTGAGGATGCACAATTAATTAGGTCTATTCCTAGACCTTATACTCCTCCTCTTGGTGGACTCACTATTCGTGACTTACAATTTAAACCTACTCTTTGGGGAGACTCTATTACTTTAGCATTAGGTCCTGGTTTTACTATCACTAAAGACACCGATCTAAAAGGTACTTTAGGATTAGACGCTGCCGGCATACGTACTGCTGTTGGTATTACTCAAGATCAGGTAACAGCATTAGCTGGTGCTACTGGTACTGGAAAGAGCCCTGTTGGTCCTGGTGAGCAAAATAAGTATGTCTTAGACCAAGATCCTCGTTTGAGTGATTATAGGAATCCTCTTGCACATACTCATGCAATTTCTGACGTAAATAATCTTACTCAAGAACTTGATGGTAAAGCAAAGAGTGTCCATACTCACTCTACGGACGAAATTACAGGTATTGAAGCTCTTAAAGGTGAAGATGGTAAATCTTGTAGCTTGGTTGTTGATAGTACTACTACTGTTCCTTCAACACAGGGTGCTAAGGTAACTAATATTGGTACGGTCTATGATGTGAAACTTAAGTTTGAGATTCCTCGTGGTATCGATGGCAAAATGGTCATGGATTGGCAAGGATGGGAATCTCTTACCGAGGAACAGAAAGCGCAAATACGTATCGTTGGTCCAAAAGGAGCAAATGGTGAAGGTGCAGCTGTACAAATTGATAAGATCACTGCTGGTCCTGAAGGTTCTGAAGTTACCTATGTAGTGAAAGATCCTGTTAAGAAATACTGGGAAAGCGCTGATAGAGAACTTTGGACAACTGGTTTAGAATTAACTATTCCTCGTGGTGATAAAGGTGAACAGGGTGTAGCTGGTGCTGTAAAATTAGGTACAGTAACTACCAGCGAAAGTGGTAGTGATGCTAGTGTGGTGATTCACGAACCGGAAGTTACGGAAATTGGTGGTATTACTTACTATGCCTCTACTGTAGACTTTACATTGCCAAGAGGACCGAAAGGCACTGGCACTGTAAGTAGAATCACTTTTACTTCTACAGATGAAGGTTGGAGTACTGTAGATGAAGATGAGAATTATACGCTTACTATTCAGACTACTGGAGCTATCCCTGTATCTTTGGCTTATGAAGAGATTTCTAGTGGATTGTATGAGATAGCGTTAGCGAGCGTTAGGTATGAATATAATAAAATTTATATAATATCTGATCATAAATTTAGTGGAAGAATTTTTGTTGATGGGAGCAGGAGCTAAAATGACACTTGAGTTACATGTAACTAATAGACGTATAGATCGTATTGATACTGAGGGTAATATTCCTTCTGGCGGTATTAATGACGTAAAATGCGTTGTAACATTTGACTTTGGATCTCCTTGGTTTGACATACCGCATATAACTGCTATTTTTGCCAGAGAAACTAAATGGGCATTCCAAGTAGAAATAGAACCTGGCGAGCCATTCTATATTCCTGCTAGTATCTTAGCTAGACAAGGTGTTATTTATGCTAGTCTCCTGGGTGCAAGTTCTGATGGGACTCGCGTAGCCCAAACAACTACTTGTGCATTATTAGTAGAACCAAATGGTCTAAATCGCAATACTAACGTTATTTATCCTTTAGACCAACATAACGAATACGATACTGATGCTTATGCTCAATATGTGGCAGCTGTTAATGATGCTGCAGTAAGAGCTGAAGAAGCTGCGCGTAAATTGGAAGATGTTGTAAATCCAGGATATACTAAAGTAGAAGCAGACGCACGTTTCCAGAAGAAAATTATTCTTAGTGAAAATATTACTGGTGGAGTAGCCAACGTATCTGATGGTATGGTTGGCAGTTCACCGGCTGTAAAGTTGTGGGGAGCGTTACCTCGTACACATACTACTGATAGCTATACTAATCCAAGTGATTTTGCCGGTGTTAATTCTTTTGTGATTACATATAATACTGGTGAAACAAAAACCATTGAAGGCTTTGGAACGTTGTATAGGTTATCAACTACTTCGGCTGACTACGTAACTGTAATTCCAGGTGTAGGTACGCAGATTCATAGAAAAATACAGATTTTAGACTTAAAAACGTCTTCTCATATTTGGACTGATAATACGACATTGAGAGTATCATTAGATACAGAAAATAAGCCTATAGATGGCTATAATCTTAATTCCGTATTAACTAATTTCGGAAAAGTTGTTAAAACAGTCTCGTCTAACTATATAGACATTACTATTCCTAGAAATACTGACTTAACTGATCTGAAAATAGCCTATCCATTAAAAAATGAGTATGAAAGTCAAGTTACATTGGTAGAATTTCCTGTTTTAGCGGAAAATACCAAAACAATGACAGTAAAGCATACTATTGGCGCTGGTACTGCTGCCTTAGTAGAAAGTTTTGTGCTTAATCTAGAAATCAATCCTTTTAGGTATATGTTAAGCAATATTTCTGCTATTAATGCTAGATATACTGCTTTAGAGAAACGAGTAAAAGCATTAGAAGAGGCCAATACATGAGCCTAGCATTAGTAATTGGTGATCCAGGGAGCCATTCTGGTGAACCTATTATATCTGGTAGTTCTCGTACTATTATAGCTGGATCTGGTGCTGCTCATATTGGTTCAGACGTTGCTACTCATCCATTAGGTAGTAGTACACACGGAGGAGTAACATTAGTCGGCAGCGGCAATAATAATAGGACTATTATAGCAGGGTCTGCTGGATGTTCTGAGGGTGCTACGGGTAGTTGCGGTGACACATTTTCTGCATCGACTACTACTCGTACATATATAAGTTAAAAAATCCTAGACATTAAGTTGTCTAGGATTTTTTATTGCTAAAACCAATTAATGGTATTAATACTGCTAATATTGTAAATATATAATTTATACTTGGGAATGCTATATAGCCTATTGGACATGTTATGGTGGCAAGTAAAGTACAAATAAATAACCTCTTTGTATTATACTTTTTTATTAGTATTAATATTGTTGGTATTGCTGCTACAGTCCGAATCGTTCCATATAATAGAAATAATTCTACGATTGTAATTTTAGAAAAACAGCATATCATAGAAGCTATTAATAATAGACTGCACATCTCTATAAAGATTTCTTTATGAGATTTAGCTTTTAACAATGCAGGTAATGCACATAGGTTACTATCCAATGTAGATATTAAAGCTGCTAATACTACTATTAAAAGGATAGCAGTGCTACTAGTAGATATTGCTAAAGACCATAATTGCCAATTTAAGATATTATTACTGTTTGCTAATATACCAATTAGCCCGAAGCATAATGGTATTATTCCAAAGGCTAATCCAGATAGTGCATATATTGAAAATCTTTTATTTTTATCGATTGATAGCGTTCTCGAAATAAAGGTATGATCAACATACGGTGCAAATAATAATCCAATAGCTGTTGGAATTCCGAAATATAATATTTGTGTTAAAGCTGGTGTAGTGCTATTTCCTAATATAAACTTTTGTGAAGTAAGAAAAGTTGTGGTTAATCCTGACCAATCTTGTGTGTATAGGAAATAAACTACCCCAATAAACATTATTAAATATTTATAAAAATCTGATATTATAGATCCTTTTAAGCCCTTTTTGCCGACTAGTAAAAGAGCTATCAAGGATACTAATATACATATGATATAACGTGGTATATTAAATAATGTTTCTAATAATAGACATATTCCTAAAAACTGTACGCATGATGAACATATTAATACGACTAAGGAAATTAGTTTATGCAGAATATATTGTTTTTTAGTATGAATAAAGGCATCTAGTGTAAACCCAGTATCAGGGAACAATGTTGATAATTTACCATAAATTATTAGTGTCAAGATATTTGGTACTAGAAATAGTAAAAGACCAACTATTCCGTCGTTATACCCTTTACCACTAGACACAAATAGCGCTGGTGCCCAAATCCAGGTTGCTGCTAAAGATAATATATAATAAATACTTGGTAAATTTTTAGCCAAGAAAAATGACATAATAAAATCGCCTTTCTCTAATTTTTCTTCCAATAAGAAGTTTGCTTTAAACTTGGTATTTTCTTTCCATTAATAAAGAAATCTAAGTCGTTATTTTGTGAGTAAATGTATTTCTTTAAAGGTAATTTATAATCTGTTATTTTTTTCCAAGAGTTATTTTCTTTATAATTACATAAGGCATACTCTTGAAATTTTTGCGTATCGAAGAAATGAAAGGTATTTTTATATTTACCAAAACCTATTAAGCCTATTTTTATTAGTCTTGTTAAAACTAAAATGTACTTATATATAAAATTTACTGCCCACAAGAATTCAGCAACTGTTGTTGACTGTGCATTCGTTTTTAAAACTTTATAAACTGTAGAGGCTGGTATTTCAGTTAAAACTTTTGTTAAGTTTATCTCTGGAGTATTTTTTAAATACTCACTTGGTGTATAACAGGGTGTATCTGGGTCTCGTTGCTGAATATGTCTAAATAAATCTACTTCTATAGCTTTTTCTATAGAATAACTGCGCTCTTCTTTAGAAAAGTTTAATGTTACCATACTACCAAAAATTTGATCACCGATTTCTCCTGTTACAAAAAATGCATCTTTAGGAAGTTCTTTTGGGTGTTCAGGATCATATGCTATAGGGTATACATTTTTAAATTTCTTCTCAACAAAAATTTCGTTGAATAATTTTTTGTATTCTATGTTGGATACATCTGTTATTACATAAAATGGTATATCTAGCTTTACTAATGCATAAAAAACTGTTGTACTATCTATACCTCCGCTCCAAAATAAACAGGGCTTTTTGCTGGTAGTTATATAATAATCTTTTATATTATTAGCGCTCTCTTCTATGCATTCTAATAAAGTTGGATTGTGCTTATTTGCATCTTCTAATGTAGGTAATTTGGCAAATTTTTCTTGCAAAAATATAGAATCTGCTCTATTTTGCGAATTTGGATTGATGTGATAAAAATTCTTATATTCAGAAATAAGTAAATAAGGAAATCCTGGAAGTAATTTCTGCAAATAATTATATTCTAAAAATATCGCAATATCTTCCTCGCCATTTTTCTTCATATTATTTACTATTTGTTGAATGTGATCAGTACTAAATAAAAACATTATCCTATTGTACCTCCGTAAGCTATAAGTATTGCTCCACCAGTACCAGAATTATAGCCTAACCCGCTGCTTTCACGTTCTGTATAACATGCTCCAGCTCCACCACTACCAACAACTACTGAATAGGTGGTTCCAGGGGTTACGGCTATTTCTTTAATGACGTATCCACCAGATGTTCCAGATTCTGCACATTCCCAAGCACCATCGTTGGTAAATCCCCAAGCGTTTCCGCCTTTGCCATAATTACCAGATGTTACTTCACCTGTAGTTGTATTTATAGCGAAACCTGCTGTTGTGCCTGTGTCTCCTCCTTCCAACGCTTGTTTTGCCCCATAACCATTTGGTCCTGGTGTACTTCTAACGTATGGTCCTGCTGGGTTCCATCCACCTTCGTAGTTTCCGCGGGCTACAAACCATAATTCTGTACTACTACCACCTGCGGCTTCTACTACTTTATTACCATTTAAAGCTATATAGCTACTACCACCTGCTGTGCTATAAGTATAGTGAAATCCTGCTGTTGAGTAACTTTGTTCACTGCTTGGGTCTGGATCTAATGTTGGTGTGGAATTATATTTTTCATATCTACCATTGCATGAACCGTTCCAGTCATAAATATATACGCCCCCAGATCCACCACTAATACATGTTACGCGTAGTTTTCTGACACGCGCTGGTACTGTGAATATATACGTACCTGGAGTTGTATAAAGTTTACTTCCATATGATACTGGTATCCATGAAACATCTGCTGTTACTGTTGTATTGTTGTCTAAAGTGAACTTATTTCCAGATAATTTGGAGCGATAAGATTGATCACTTCTTTGAATATATAAAGCAGATAATTGATAGTCTGTTCCTGAGACGTTGTTTACGGTTATTGTTTTACCTCTTTCTGCTTCTGCACTTCTACTAGCACCATCAGGCAATCCGATAACGGAAGATTTTGGTATTTCGTCTGTATAAATACGAGCTTGTGTAGGTTGAACTAATGTAAGAGTACGTCTATCATACGTAGAAGTTGCAGTTACTTCAGTATCTTCTTGAAGTTTAAATGTATTTGTCCTAAGTGCTTCTTTACTAGATTTACTATTTTCTTTTATATAAACTTTATCTCCAGAATCAAATATATATTTTTCTCCGTCGAATACACTTATTGTAATATCAGTTCCATATGGTTTTTCTACTGTTTCTACGTGCCCGTCTGCGAATGACATTAATGTAGTGTAATTAGAAGTAGTACAATTTGTTGCAATACGTACGCCTTTAGGTTGAACTACAGTCAACAATGCTTTCGGTTCTTCTGGTGGTGTATAAGTACTAGGCTTTTTGATGATATAGTATTTGGTTACACCTGTACCATCTGTGGCAGTAGCAGAAGTTCTGTCAATGCCTGTCATGCGAGAGAGGAATCTACGTGAAGAAGATACTGATACTGGTTCTACATAACGCAGATCCGGGGAGTAGTATTTTTTATCTGAGTAGGGATCCTCATAAAGAACGGATTTTCCATCACAAAATATCCAGCCATCAGGGAGAACGTCGTTGTAATCTCCTCCCCAAATAACGATAGATAATGCCGGAAAGGGGTCTGCATTAAAAGAGGAATTTAGTAGATCATGCTTTTGTTTATAGTCATCTAAATTTTTAAAAATGGTATATGGAGCAAATCCATTACTAGATTCTGTTACTACACCATGCTGACGAATTTCTGGGTAATTATCAGATCCATACTCATTGACTGTTGATCCTAGATGTTCATGGAAAAACTGCAATAGTTTCTCGACGTTATCTCGTAATTCTTGCACATCATTAGCACATACTAAATCTCCTTTTTCAATTGGTTCTTGTGTATAAGGATTAATTGCTGCTTTCATACATTTTGCACTCTTTTCTGGAATGTAGCACGTACTGTATTTCGAGTTACTACTCTATCTGTACTGCTTGCCGAATTTGTTTTTGTATACTTTCCATCTGGATAATCATCTACTGGACTAGCGGAATATGCACCTAGAACTATTTTCCCTTTAGTATCTGGTGTTGAGTTTTCACCATTGCACCATATATATCCAGTACTTATATATTGTGGAGCTTTATCTAAAATTGTTATAATTCCCTCTAATGGTACTGCTATGACTTTGTTGTATAAGTTGATAAAGTCATTTTTTAATGCTATTAATCTAGTATATAGTTCTTTGGTCATAAAACCAGAATTAGTGGCGGTCACTCTACCATGGGCTTTGTCTACCTCATTTGATAAAGCATGCTTAGTCAATCCAATGGTAATAATGTCTAAAGCATCCTCTATTTCTTTAATATGAGAAAGTTTTATTGGAGTTATTCCTGGATAAAGAACTGGTTCCTCCCAATTTATCTTTGTTTTATAAAAAACGTTATCTATATTTAAATCCATATTTAATCTTTACGAATAGAATATAAGGCAATGGTATTAATTTTATTTCCTACAGATTCTTTGCCTGAAATTGATTCCTCTGTACCAGGATTTTCAGTTTTACTTACTACGCCTTTTACTGATCCTCCATTTGTTTGTGTAGTAATCTTATATAGCGCATTTAAAGAGTTAGAGCTAGTTAAATGCCATCCCGGTGGAAGATCATCTGGGTCTCCATAATACCAGCAAGTTGTTCCTGAAGGAATATTGCTATGTGCCATTGCTGCAAGAATTTTTTGGTACCAGGTTTCTAGCTCAGTATTTAAAATTTTATAATCTTCAGAATACATAAAACCATTGCTGGAGGATGTTGCTACTGGATGTAAATTTCCTCCTTCTCCAACATGGACATTTATAGCGTCTTTCAGTTGAACTATCTTTGCACGTATATCATCTATTCTCTTTTTAGTAAAAGCTACTGAGCTATCATATGGTTCTGCCATTTTAATTCCTTTACGTATTATTAATAATAAATTGCATAGTTAGCACCACAATCTTCTGTGAAGAATGTAGGCTCACCTTGCTCTAATTTTATTTTACTCCATTGTGCACTAACATTAGATCCTGCTTCTACATACATATAAACAAATGCATATTCTGCGGAAGATGGGGAAACCTTTTGTGCACTATAGTACGCTGCTTTGCCTGTATTAGAGCATGTTGCTTGAATATCTGAGGATGTAGAAGCATTAGGATAGAATGTGCTTCCAGTTTGAAAACGTACGCCAATTGCTACTTTTCCAGTATCATTTTGCCGTGTTTTCATGAATGCCCTTAATGAATAAAGCAAATTTGGAGAAATCTTGATCGGATCAGAATATATTAAAACGTTATTAATTGCTGTACCAGTGTAGTTAAAACAGTTTCCCATATTTTGATCTGTATGTGACACAGTGAAATTTGTTCCAGTATTATACTGTGTCCACCCGATGAGTGCATATTTGCCTGTAGCATTTGTTATCATATTAATGCCGGCAGCATCTATTACTTCTGTAGTACTTTTTTGTTTAGTCGTTACTTGTGCATCCGTACTTTGTTTAAAGCTAAATGGTTTTCTTCCCAGACTAGCTAAATATAACTCTAAGTCATTTACCCATTCAGTATCATAACGAATTTCAGAGATTTTAGAAGAGAAAATATCATTATGTGCAAGCATAGTTGAATCTACGCAAACATCTTTACCTACAATTATTATAGCTGCAGGTATTTTATTTGTGTCTTGCGGAAAATAACCATTTGCAAATTCTTTTGAAATAGTTAAAATCTTACCATCTATAGCAAATGCTACTTCTAATATTATGGTAGGAGATCCAGTTTCTTCATCTATACTTTTTCGAAATCTCATAGCAGATAAAAAATATTTTCCAAAATAACTACGTGGAAGAGTTATCTTCTCTGAACTATAAGTTACTGTGCCGTTTTTATTAATTGCTAAACACATCTCAAGATTATCTAAATTGTGTTTATGCACAAATCCTAAAGTTAATTCATCTGCTTCTGTTTTCCAAGATAAAAATATAGGACCAATTGGATTAGTTGTTTGTTTAATAGCATATTCTGAGAATTTGCTCCAAAACCAAACTGTTACAGCATCATTGTTCTCTAAATCGACAATACCATTGTAATTTATTGTTAAACTTTTATTTGTACCATATTGTAAATAAGATTCATTACGATGATTTTCTGTCCAAGTATATAATGCCTCACCATCATGTGCCATGATTTTAGATAAATACATTGTAATTGGCGTGGCATTATTAGAAAGATAAACGGTTATGACAATATTAAATGCTGGTTGTGAAGATGTTTTTATTTCAGTTGGTAATACTAAATTTTCTAATGCTACTATGTTGTTAAACTCAGCTATATTACTAATTGTTCTAGTAAACGTTCCGCCAGTGACCGGGGATGTAGCTGTTTTATTCTTATACATATTTACAGTTAATTGCACTGCAGCATTTGCCGTAATTAAATTGCCTGTTTTTAACGTAAAACCTACAGACATAGCACTAGGTATTCCACCTTTTGTGGCTACTATATCTAGCTTGTCAGAAGTAAAGCTAATTGTTCCTGCAGCTTTTGCACCAGTGATAGTTTCGTTGGAAATTGATAAGTATGAATTATCTGTATCTTCTACTATGACTACGTTCTCTGGTTCTGACATAGTATTAACCATTGTCCAACCAGTGCCTTGAGAAGTTTTACGCGGATATCTATTAAATACTTTTTGCTCCCCTTCTTTCCATACTACCATATTTGTAACTTCGCCTTGTGGGTATGCTGCACCTAAGAAAGTGTCATCAGTAGTGAAGAGTTCCTTCGCTTCAGTTCCACTTTCTCCAGTAAATGGACTCTTATAGGAAATAATGTCAACGCCTTCTCCTTCACAGTGAGAAAGAAATTTAGCATTATTTGTAGTATAAAGAGAGGCGCTTCTAGCTAAGTAAGTTACTGCTGCTTCTAGGTTTACATCTCTGCTTACAGAATCTCGTATATTTTTATTAAATGTGTCTGGAGATGCATCTTGACCATCTACAATTGTTACGTCTGTATATAGTTTTTCTAGATTTTCGTGATCATTTAAAATTATTACAGGTTCGTTATTTTGAAAATCTTCAAATGCCATTATTATTTACCTTCTCACTCATCTTTTAATACTACCGTCAGAACAGTTTCAACTTTTTGTTCGCACTGTTCTACTTTGGATTCACAAGTGTTTATCCTTGAATTATATGTATTAACATCATCAGTCATTAAATTTATTTTTTCTATTAGTTCATTTGGAGACGGTGCTTTTATAATTTTATCTATCATTAATATAAACCTTCCTTTACTGAAAATATACAATACTGCAATTTAATGGACTTATAGTCTCTAAAATTATTTCATCATCGGTTGCGGCTACATTTATTATGAAGTTTTTACCTTCAAGAGCTGCTGTTTTTGAAGCTAGTTCTAAAGAGATAAAAGCTGCTTTATGTGCTACTAGAGTATACTTATAAGTATTAGTAGTTGTGTCTAGCTTCCAAGAATTTTTTGTAAGATCTTTTCTCTTTACTTTATCTGCTGCATCATGAATAAAATTTACTACGCCATCAAAAGTAAAAACGCTATTTAATTTTAATACTTTAGGCGTACCTAAAGAATATGTGTAATTTATTTCTGTTATAACGTATTGATTTGGATTGTTTTCTGTTGCTTTATATACGTTTAAAAGTACATCATTATTATTCTCTAATGTAATGTCTAGAGTATATCTCTTAGAGCTTGAATCATATACCCAGTCTTCTTTTTTTATTTTTTTATTTTTTTATTTTTAAAATATTTGCTCATGCTTTTACCTCTATATAGATATTATACCTATTTTTAAATAATTTAAAAATAAAAAAGGTGATACCAAGATTAGTGTATCTCAGTATCCCTCTTATGTATTCTTAGTATTATGTTGTATAATATTATTCCTTAATAGATTTACTAGAATTTACTGCGAAAGCTTCAAATAGGCGTTCCATATGATTTACTTTGCCATTGATTCCATCTAAGTCTGTTTTTAGACGTTCTACTTCTATTTGAATAGCAGCGTTATTAACTGTATGCTCTGTTAATTGTGCTTCTATTTTCTTAAGAGTTTCTTTGATTTCTTTTAATCCATCCAAGCAATTTTCTGCATGTTGACGATTAAACTGATCCAGCATATCAATACGTTGGTTGATTAATTCCTCACGAAGACGTTGATGATAAATAAAGAAAGTTGCTATAGCAGTTAATACTACTACTACATAATGAATTGTTTCCATAAAATTTAATTTTGTGCCTACCTTACTGCAACTTTTTCCACTTTTTTATCAATCCGTCTACTGCTAATGAGTATACGTCTAGATTTTCAGTGTTAATAAGAAAACCAATTTCTAACCCTGTTGTAGGGATTCCTGAATCTATTTCCTTTGAATTAGCATAGATAACTGTCAAAGGAGTTACTATAGTGTTATTTTCGTCTCTATATATGCCATCAGCCTTATTTATTACCATTTATATTTATACTCTCCTGTAGTTTTATAATTTTTCTATTAGTAATAATAAATCAGACCGTAAACCACCCTTAATTATCCAATCATGTAAGTATAATACAATTGCTATGAATCTAATACCATAATGAACTACAAAAAATGCCCAAATAAGTTTAGAATCTGCTAATGCTGGTATTAACTTTACAATATCTAGTAGATATTTCATGATGTTTTACTTCCGATTATAACGACCTTTCAATAAGTGTTATAGATTCTGCACCTTCTTGTGGTATTAGATATAATTTCCGATTAGGAACATCATAAATACTAGTATGTACTGTTTGCCAGGTTTTATCCGTGTCATGACGAGTACGCTCTAGGTATTTTTCTCTTTCTTTTAAAAATTTCTCAGTAAATAGCTCTGGCTGTTCAAAAGCTTTTTTAACAGTAAGATTTCCTTCTACTAACTCTGTAAGCCATATTGGATTTTGCTCTTGACTATAAGCTTTAGTATACCAAGTAGACTTGATCAAATTCTTAATTGTTTCTAAAGATGATGATACATCTAATCCTGCAGCTAAAATATTATAGCGCTCTACTCCCATACCATGATCTGTAACAGTATTAGGGTCTATGGTATTACTCCCATGCTCAAAAATAGTATTAAAGACGTGGAAGTTTGTCATAATAGGTTTATACTCAATATTATCGCAGGTTATTACTTGAACTTTATTGTTAATAAACTCTACAATGACAGTATTAGTACCGTCATACAGCATATAGTGCATCTCATTTTTTAGATATTGATTATTTGGGCAGAAGATATTTACTTTATTTTTAAGCATATCTACCGCTTCATCAATAGACGCACAATGGTCTAAGATATATCTTACTACTAAAGGTGCACATAATGTTACAGAAGCGTCTGGTTTTGTGCCTGTAGTATAACCATAATCACCAACTGGCACTATATTGACATTCATTGCCAATCCTTTTTCATTAATACCATCAACTATTACCATTGGTAAATACTTATAAAAGTCTGTCCAGGTACGTGATTCTACTATATCTTTAGAAAGCGCAGGAATTGACCCTGCTATACCTATGACTTTATAACGACCTTCTCTGTTAGGAGTGTGTACTATAAAAGAGACACAATCGTCATAATTACAGTCGTAATTTCTAGCATAAAAACCATTATTAGTGCAACAAGAACAAGCACCAAGAACAACTGTTGAATATCTTTCATTAAGAAATCGAATCGCCGCTTCATAATCTACAGCGTCATAGTCCACATCATACAAATAATCCTGAATTTTAGTAAGAGATTTATACCCAAAGGGTATTATCCCAGAACGTTCATATTCGTCTAATTTAGAGCTAAGTACTTTAACTTTAGCATTTAGGTCTTTAATTGTCTCTAAATCTTGTGTCTTTTCTTCTACACGCTGAAAATCCTCTAATAGCTTTACAACAGTAGAAATAAAGTGATAATAGAGATCAAAATTAGTTATTTTTCCCCAATCTATTGGTTTAATTTCTACTGGATAAATAAGATACTTAATGGTATTAGTTACTGTGGAAGAAATTGTTCCATCAGAGTTTACAATACACATTCCGATGCTTAAATCTCCAGGAATTAATACGTCATTAGGTATAACCACTGATGCACTATGCTCTCCCTCTTTGAAATAGATAGGAACTAGCAATGATTCGTCTAATTTTGAATGTGTAAAGACTACACTAGTAGAATCTGCTTCTAACCATGTTGAATCTAAAGAATCAACTTGCAGAATGCAAGTATTTAGTTGATATGGTGCAATACGAGTATAACCTTTGTTTATTAGTTCTGTACCTTGTACGACTAATTCTAGCTTCTGTTCAGAAGCTAAAGATACGTCCTCATTATTATTTGCTTCTTCTTCCTCTTTCTGTTGTTTCTCTACCATAGTATAGAACTTATCAAAATTTATAGGACGTTCTGTTATGGCTTCAAAAATTCCAGAAGCTGGAGAATAATTGCGTGGATCTAAGAATATTTCTATACCAGTTACACAGCGGCAACCAGTATCTTGAAAACTATCATATATACTACTCAAATTTTTATTACCTCCATTTAAATAGTAAAAAACGAGGAGGAGAAATCGTTCTTATACTTATATTATACCTAGAATATGGAGGTAAAAAAAGTGAGAGATAAAAATATATCTCTCGTTAGATAGATGCTGCTACTGTTGTTAGGAGTAAACCACCAATAACTGCTAAAACTGTATTTGATTTAGCTTTATTTAGCTTTTTGTGCTGTTCTTCTCTCTCATTCTGCAAGGATTCGTTCGCAATCTGCAATGAGTCGTTCACATTCTTTAATTGACTCTCTAGTTTCTCGTTCATTGTCTTGTAAAGCTCTAATCGTACCACTTGATCTTTCTTCAGACTCGCGTAATGCTTTTCCCGTTGTTGAGATTTCTGCTCTAATATTATCAGCTTCGATTTTAATAGCTGATAATTGTTGATCAACTGTGCTACTTGCACTTCCGACAACGAAATACTTTCTGTAGATGCTGCATACCCCATTGAAGACAACGAAACTAAGCAACAAAATGCCAATAATTGTGCAAATTTTTTTAATAATGTTAGTAAAGTCATACATATTAAGCAAAATAATCGTCTATTGCGTCTGCAATAGCTTCTGCAAACTCGGGTTGTTTATTTTTAAGCAAAATGGCGTCTTCTGGGTTAGAAATAAAAGCTGTTTCTACTAATACTGCGGGCATATAAGTGTGCTTACATACGTAAAAAGTGGAGCCATCATGGTTAGAACGTTCTGCAGTACCTAATTTATCTACGATTTTCTTAAGAATTAAAGCTCCAAGCTTACCACCTTTAGAAGAATCCCTATACCAGAAAACAGATGTTCCATGAGCAGTGTCTAATCCAAAAGAATCACAATGAATACTAATAAAAATATCAGCATTAAAGTTATTAGCAGTATCACATACTACTTGTAAATCATCATGTTGAAGCATAGCAACCTCGTATCCACGAAATTCTAGCTGTTTTTGAAGTTCCTGACCAATAGCAGCAGTTACGTCCGCTTCTTGCAAGCCATTACCAATAGCACCAGGATCAGGATCTGCATTAGGTGCGTGCCCAGGATTAATAAAAATTTTATAACTCATAATAAAGTGTTTCCTTTCTAATTAACATAAGAGAAAAGAGAGGTATATAGTGCCTCTCTTTTACAATGTAGGCTTATACACCGAATACGTAGTGCAAAATAAGGCCGAATAGTACGAGGCCTACGCCACAGTACGCCCATTTCCAATCTTTCCAATTGATAATACGGCCAATCCAAGCAAAAAACTCTTTAATAATATTCCAGTATTGACCACCATCTGCCCACATTTGCTTAAACATAAGCACGGTAAGATCTTTGATTTCTTGTGCAAAAGGCTCTGCTTCAGCAGCTTTTGCAGCCAACCAAGCATTAAATTCGTCAATCTTCTTATAGAGCTTCGCTCTAGTTGCTTTCCAATCTGTATCCATTTTGTTAGGTACCTTTCTTTAAAATATCTGGAAGAAAGAACTATACTTCTCCCTGTAATTAATATTATACCTAACTTCTAAAAAAAATAGAGACTAGCGTATTTTTATATA